ATGATGAGAGATTATCAACAAGCAACTAATACTAATAAGGCGAATACTGAGGTAAACCAAAATTCAAAGAAAGAGGACGATTACAAAATCGATATCGAACCAATTGAATTCGATGGATTATTAAAGACTAAACTAACAACTACAATGACATTAGGTGCAGATATAAATAGATTATTCAGAACATTATTTAGTGATTATGAAGGCTGTGTTATTGCACCAAACAATTACAATGGAGCTTTAGAGGCAGTATTATACTTCAAAGACAAAGCAAAAATTGCTAGAGCAGACGGTAAATTCACTGCGGTAATTCCAAGAATGGAAAAAGTAAGAAGCAGAGAGAATACATCATTCTCACAAATTCAAGTATTCAATGCAAGAACAAACACTAAGCAATATGATGTAACAGAAGAATTCAAAGGCTTAATGGCTCAGTTCGTAAATAATCACGGTAAGAAACCAGATTGGAATAGTATGGTATTCGAATTAAAGAATACAATAAACCAAATGGGTGCTTATGATATCTTAGTTGAAGTTAGAGGATTAGACCTATACAGAATATTAAAGAAAGTATATGGTGACAAAAATGGAGATACTAAAGTAGACTACAATATATCTCTAATCAGATCTATTGGAGCTGGAGATGTAGGAGCTTTCAAAAACTTCTTAATCAGCATTCAACAATTAGATTCTAAAGAACTAGAAAAACTAGCTTATGAAGTTGGAATGATTCCATCAATGGGTTCAGTTCCAATGATAAGAGGATAAATTAATTAGAGTGTAGATTTTCTACACTCTACTTTTTATTTTTTAATTTTAGGAGGTATTTAAAATGGCAGAAGGAAAAACAATAAATTATAATATAATAGATGAATTTGATCATATATTTGATGAGAAAGGAAATACATTTTTATCTCTAAGAAAAATACAATGGGGAGAGAAAGGTGGAGTAAAGTTAGATTTAAGAAAATGGTATAATAATTCAGATGGAGGAGAAACTGTTGGTAAAGGATTCAGCTTTTTAACAGAAGAAGGACCCCATGAATTAACTAGAATATTAGTTGGTAATAACTTTGGTGATACTAAAGAAATATTAGACTCTGTGAAGGAAAGAGAAGATTTTATACCTGCTTTAAAAGCTTCAATAGGAGGAGAGCCAGAAACTTATAAAGATGCATTCAGTGGGCAGGATTATTATGATCCTTCTGAGATATTTGGAGAGGATGAGGAATAATGTTTAAAATATCTTTAGAACAACTATTGTATACAAATTATATAAAATATGATAGATTAACTCTATTGATTAATGAAGCATTTAAAGGTTCAAATGCTAATACTGTTAATGTATATATAGATTTATATTCTATATTAAAGGGATTATATGTAAATAATTCATATAATATAGAAGACTATTCTATAGTAACATCTTCTATAATAAATCTAGTAGCACACATGAGAGAATTCTTTAAAACTAGATATAGAGTTTATAGTAAATTTTTCATAGTATATTCTAAAAATTGTCCGTATGTAAATAAACAATTTTATATAGGATATAATAATAAACATGAGTTATCATTTAATGCTAATAAATTAGTAGATGATATGATAGCTAATAATATTGAACTTTTAAACACTTTATGTCCATACCTGCCAGATATACACTTCATACAAGGTACGTTTGAGACAGGTGTAATTATGTATGACTTAATATGTAGGAATGAGACAGTAGACAGTAGCCCACATATTATATTATCGAAAGATATGTATAATTATCAATTAGCAGCTATGAGAGATAATATAACAATCCTACGTCCTAAAAAAGTAAATAAACAAGATGTATCTTATTTTATTAATAAGAATAATTTAATAAATATGTATCTATGGGATAAGAAATCTGATTATCAAAATACAATACTTATGCCAGGATTGATAAGTTATATTATGGCTTTATCTTCAGTGCCAGAAAGAAACATTAAATCTGCTTTCGGAATCAAAAAGACAATGAAGACAATAGAACAAGCAGTTAGTAAATACAAGATAGTCAATGGATATAATTCAGATCCTTTAGGATTCTTTTTCAATCTAGATATTGATAAAATTAAAATATGTGATAAGGAATTTGAATGTAGGTTTAAGGCTATAGATATACTGTTCCAGCATAATATATTTATTAATACACCAGAATGTCAGTCTATAGAATTGAAAGATTTATATGATCCTGAAACAGTTAAAGAAATCAACAATAAATATTTTGTAAAGAATCCATTAGACTTAAATAGATTATAGAAAACATAGTAGTAAGGTGTTACCCTTACTACTATTTTATTTTTTGGAGGTTATATTATGGATACAAATAGATATAGATATTCAATTGAGCTAAGATATATGAAAGACAAAACAGAATGTGTATTGGATACAACTAATATACACTATATGCTGATAGATTACGATTATGATAACAAAAATATGCCTGTTATTATAATGAAACTAGCAATAGATAAAAATTTATTAGACGATATGATAAAAAATTCGTCTAATAAAACAGTAACCCTTATTATCCAAAAATATATATATGATTCCTCTCCATCGATTAAAGAGGATTATATTAGAAAAGAGTTCATTTATTTTTTATCAGATAATATCAATTATACAAAAGACTTAGATTATAGTGGAGAAAATACAGATAGAGAGGATATTCATAGAATTGTCGAAATAGGACTTATGGATCAAGATATGATAAATAGTAATAAGAAAGTTATAAATACTGTTGTTCAATCTGGGAATCTTTCTAGTTTATTATTAATGTATTTAGGAGATTCTAGAATATTAATGGAGCCTGTAAACAATATAAATATTAATAATTTTATAGTTCCTCCTTTAAATAGCAAAACCCAATTTATAAGGTATATTGATAATTGCTTTAATTTGTACAACAGTAGATATAGATTGTTTTATGATTTTGATAAGACTTATTTATTAGGCTCTACTGGAAATGCTATACCGTCTAAAGAGGAGAAGGCAACATCTATTTTTATTAATGTAGACAATACTGCAGTCCCAGAGTCTAAAACACAGGGTATGTATATAGATTATAAAAAAAGAGCTTATATACTAGAAGTAGATACTCAGAATATAGCTATAGCCGAAGATAAAGCCACCCATAGAAGTGTAACAAAGATAATTGGAGTAGGTAGCGATGGGAATACTTCGGAAGCTGATATAGCCAATTCTAAAAATAATAAAAGCACAAATATAGAAATTAGAAGGATGATAAATAATAATACCGATAATGTATCTAATATAAAATCAGATATTGATAATTATTCTACTATGGTTAGTATAACAAAAACAGAACTGGACAGCAGTATATTTACTATAAACAAAGAATATACTATAAACAACTATGATCAATTAAAAGATAAAACAGGCAGATTTTTGTTATCTAGAAAAAGAGAGATATATACAAGAGATGATCATAACTATATTCTTACAAGTATTTTAAGTTTAAGGAAAGTAATATCCTAGTACAATACGTACTAGGATATCTTTTTATTTTTTTGAAATTTTATCAGTTGCATTTTTAACGCCTTTAGATACTTTATCGAAGAATGAATCCATATTGTCATCATTATTGCCAGATGATTTATCTTTGTTATCATTATAATTGGAACCATTATCCTTGGCTTTGGTATCTGAAGCGTCATTTTTTACTCCTACATAATCTCTTACATGGAGTTTAATTAACGACATGTATTCTTTATATATCTCTTCAGATATAGTCAATTTAGCAGCCAAGAAATCACCACATATTTTAAGATATCTATTTAATCTGTCCCCATCTTCTTTAGCATTAGAAGCATTATTTTTAATATCGTCTTCATTACTAGCATTGTCTTTATTTGAAATATTAGTATTAGCCTTAGCTGGATTTGTTTCTTTTGTTTGTTGTTGATTATTACCAGTCGTATTTGTATTATTATTCTGGTTATTACTTGTACCATTAGGTTCTACCTTTTGTACTTGAAGTTCATTTATGGATATATACCCTTCATTAATATGAGAATAATATTTAGCATCTTCAAATATATTAGTAGATTCTTGTATCTCTCCGTCTCTAGCCATCTTATTTATAACTTCTATTGCAGTATTTCCTGCAACTCTTATAGCTCCTATATCTTTTTCTAAGCTTCTTCTTATTTGATCATAATTATAGCAATAGTTAAAAATATCTGTCATATTTATTTTATTAGAATCCATTTCAATTGGTTCAGAAGAACCCCTAAATTTAGTTTTCACTTGATCAACAAAAGATGCTTTTGAACTAGGGTTTGTATAATTATTAAAATATGCTGATATAAATGTTTCATCAGAAGATAATTTGTCTCTCATTGAACCATAATTCAATGCAGGCACTGATGCATTTACCAGTGTTTTTACATCGTATTTATACATAGTTAATTTATAATCTTTCATCTTTTTCTTTAATATAGTTTCTCTATATTTATCTAGATAGTTCTTATCGGCTTTTACAAGGTTATTCATACCTTCTAAGAATTTACCCCACATTCTAGCTATTGCCGCTATTAATTTTTTTATTCCATTTTTAAGAGAATCTACAAATGATTCGTTTATAGCTTTAATATTTACTATATTATTATTTCCTTCAGCTATAAGAAGGCATTCATTTAAATATCTAGTCATTTTAGCATTTTCTACTACTTCTTCTGCTAAGAACATAGAATATTTTACTAATTCTAAATTATTATTTTCCATAATTTATTCACCTCTAATTTTGTTTATTTAATTTATTACTGTTTACTCTTTGTAAAGATTTATATAATAGTATTTTATCTTGTTTATAGCATTGAGTTATAGCATCTAATTTAGCAGAAAATGCTAAACTATGAATAGTAGACATTTCTATAACTTGATTTGCTTTGGTCTTAATAAATAAATCTATTCTAGTCATAGTTTCATTATTAACAGTAATGTTTTTAGTAGGGCTATCATATTTATCATCAACAGTTATTCCTAATAATTTACCAGCATCTAAATCTCTATTTCTATAAATCATAGACTGAATTTGTTTCTTAATTTGTTCATAATCTAATTCTATCTTCCCTTTAGTATTCTTTGTTTGTTTTTCTATATCCTTATAGTTTTGGAATCTTCCTAGACACGTCATTACATAATCAGCTGTTGCTGTAATAGTATCTTTAGATGATTTTCCATTTCTATATATAGCAAATAACTCATTTGCAAAATCAGATTGAGGAATAGTAATTCCATCTTTACCTATTACTTCTCCTCTAAATCTATCATACCATTCATAATTTAAATCTTGTTTTAAACTACCATGTGCTTTATCAACTGCATTTTTTATATTTTCACTATTAGATAGTTCTTCAAATTTTAAACCAACAAATTTCTCATTAAATGAAGCTAAAGCATCAATAACTGGAATTTGTGGTTCTATAGTAAATTCGTATCCTTCAAAATCAAATTCATGAATCTTATCAAATGTTGATAATTGATCTTTATGCTTATTAATAAATTTATCAGATGATACCATTTTATTTAGATTAATTATAAATCTATTTACTAGATTTTTTATATATTGCAAGAATCTGTCTATTATATCTTTTATTTTACCAAAGAAATCTCCAAATGATTCATTTACAATATTATATTCTTGTCCACCTTCTAATATGGACTTATAAAGTATCTTGCTTTCTTCTCTAACTTGATTTTTCATTTCAGAAAGATATTCTAGTGTTGAAAAGAAAAAAGTTTCTTCTGTTATTGAAACATCTATAGCATTTTTTGTATTTAAATTTTCAGTAAGTAAATTGTTAACTGTAAACATTATTACACCTCCATAATTAATAAAAAATAATGGGATTACCTAATGGTAATCCCATCTTAATCACCTTTAGGTAATCTATTAGATAAATTTAACAGTATCAAAGAATGTTCCTGATTCATTAACACTTGCATTTTCTTTAACTGCTTTATGAGTTATAACTCTAGCACAAATAGCTTTGGCTTGTCTGTTATTATCTTTAATAGCAGTTAGGATAGAACCATTAACAACTTGAAGTATAGCTAACTTCTCTTTTAAGAAGTAAACTCTATTATTAGCATGTCTAATTTGTTTGCTTCTTAATTCTCTTCCATCTGCATTTGTAGTTGCATTTAATAATTCTTTTTCTATAGCTTCTATAAATTTAATATCTTCTTTTATAGCTGTTTCTAGTTGCTTATAAGCTTCTTCAGCTTTTTTCTTACCATCTTTAGTACCAGATATGATACTAATTTGGTCAGAAATATTAACACCTTCAATTTCTTTCTTAGAATCTTCCCCAGATCTTAATTTGCTATAAAGTTCTTTATTAAATTCAGTAGCAGTAAGTTTTCCACCACCAAATACTTGACCTCTCATTTTTTCAACTGAATCAACTTTATCTTTAGCTTTGTCCAATTCAGTATCAATAGCAGGCTCATTTAATTTTATAGTTGCTGATACAGGAATATCTATATTTCCATTTGCTTTAGCAATAGTCACAGCATCTAGATTGTATTTGAATCCTTTATATTTAAATCCAGCTGTTTCAGCCATCATTAAATCTCTCTTATATTTCTTTAAGAAAGCTTCGTCGGATTTAATATATCCATTAAACATAGCGAAGAATTTCTTAAATAATCCTCTTATTTTTTCTAAAATATTCATGAAAAAGTTTTTAGCTTTTCCTAAAAAGCCCTTTACGTCAGCAGCTTCATATACCATTTCATGTCCATTCTTTTCGAAATAACTTAATTCATTAATACCTATAGTTTGCATTAATAAATTATAGTTTACCTCGGACTCAGCAATTATAGCACAAGCACCTTCCATACATGGTTCATATTGGCACTCTATAACATTTTGATTTTCTAAATTTATTTGATTATTTGCAGTAAAAACTCCCATTTTACATCCTCCTTAAAAATTAATTTGGGAAGGCTCTACAATATAATAGAGCCTAATTTTTTATACAGTTTCATATGAAGCAAAAGAACTTTCTATTTCAAACTCTGCAGCTTCACCTACAGCTTGAAGTAATTCTGCTCCTTCATTTACAGATTTATTAAATGTAACTGCTTGTTGGAATACTCTTCTACATTGTTTAATGTGGAATTTACAAGCATCTATTAGTCCAGCACTAGTTTTGTTAGCAACTGTTTGTTGAGCAGACATAAGTTTATAATAAACATTACATCTTTTCATAGTTAATCTATCAGCCTTAGAGCTTTCTTCATCTTTGAACTTAAGATCTGCTTTTAATTTATCAGTATCTTTTAATGCTTTACTGAATGCTTCATCAACTTTCTTTTCATATGATTTAACATTTTTAAGAATAGTTGAGCTTTCAGTTAATATAGACATTATATGATTAAGATCTGAATCTTTTAAACCTTCAACTTCTTTTTCTTCAGCAAATGCTTTTTCATGCATTTGTTTAGAAAACTCAGACGCAGTGATGGAACTACCTTCACCTACTGTTTTAGCATATAATTTTTCCATGAAATCTGAACTACTTACTTCTTTCATAACGCTGTCTAATTCTGTTTCTGAATCCTTGAATACATCAGTTTTAGTTGAATCTATAACAGCAACAGCTGCTGCTAACCTCTTATCTACTTCAATATTAAAGCTTCTATCCGCAGGTTCAGCCCATTTGTATTTCATTTTGTGTAAGTTAGTTTTTTGTAAAACTTGTTTCTTATACTTTTCAACAAATTTTTTATTATCTCTTATGATAATACCAGTAAATTTGTCTACAAAAGATTTTAATAATCCTTTAATTTTAGCCCAAGCCTTTTTAACGAATTCTTTAATTTTGTCTACAAAACTTGAAACTCCTGCTTCTGTTACTGCTTCGAACTCCATATTTTCATGCATTGCAGCAACTTCTGCAAAATCTTGAGATATTACAGCATCAAATACTGCTTGGTCGTTTTGACAACCTTCTACTACCATTTGGAAAGAACCGAACTCTCCAAAATAATTTTCATTTGCTACGATATCTTCTCCATCGTAGTTTCCTAATCCTGTTCTATTTCCTGAATAAAAAACTGACACAATTAATCATCCTTTCTCAAATTATTTTTAATTAAATTGTATTTTTTATTTAAATATTTACTTGTATGTTCATACAAGTACTTTACTAATATGGCTATTTATTTTGATATAGCCATTAAAATAAAGCAGAGGATGCAGAATCTGGTACACTATCAAATACTTCATCTGCTTTATACTTCTTATTGTTACTTGTTATTTCTTTAGTTGCCTTTGTTTCAGATTCCTTGTTAGATATAGCTAATTTATTAGAAATTTTTCTGAATAACTCAACTATCTTCATTTGTTTGTTAGTAATTCTTTTCTTCTCGTCTTTATTTAAAGTGGAATTACTTTCAACATTGTAAGCATTCATTTGTAATAAATCAGCTTGTATATCGAAATAATCTGATACTCTTACTCTTGAATAATAAAAAAAGAATACGAGTTCTCTCATTATAGGTAATATATTTAGTATAAGCCCAACTAAAGCAATACTACCAGCTATTATACCTATATCATCTATACCTGTTAATTGTTTAATATTTTTCTTTATAACCATTTCGAAACAAGTATCTATCTGTCCAGCATCACAAGCTTTATTAAATCTCTGTAAATTAGAGAATAATAGATTTTGTTTAGTTTTATTTAAGGCAACTTTATCTAGTATTATTCCAAACTCTTCTTCAGTTGGAGTTTTAATAAACTCTATACAAGTAGCTACTAAAAAAGATGTACTGCTTATAATTGATAAACATATTGTAGAATACATAACTATTGGCATTTCCACATTTAACTTAAATGCTTTTTCAAACAGCTCTCTTCTAGAAACAATGTTTTTTAAAGCTTCCTCTATTATTAGTACTGGTTTAGGGTCTTGTTTATATTCTATAAGCAATGATTTTAATACACCAATACAGTCTGTGAGTTTTTCATAATTATATAATTTAGTAATATCACCTTTTGTACTAGGGATATCACCATAATCTATATCATCAACTTTATCAACTATATGATTATATAATTTAGAAGTTAGTACTGATAATGCTTGATTTTGATCTGCCTCATTTAAAGAAATCATTATTTTTCTAGTATCTTTATCCATTATATTGAAATTTTCATATACTATTTTATCATAGTCTTGTTTAAATCCCATTTATATCCCCTCCTTTTTATCTAGACATTTTAGTCATAAGATTGATTACTTTCTTATAGCTATTATCGCCTGATTCTCTTTCTAACTGTGAAAATGAAACATGCTCATATATGTCGTCACCAGTATCGAAAATAAATTTAGCAACTTCCATAGATTCGTCCATAATACATACACCCATTAAATTATAAGCTTCCATTATTGGTCTTATCACTTTAGGGCTTTCTATATTTATATTTTCTGTTTTTTTAAGATACTCTACTTCTTCTTGTGAAATTAGTAGAGTTGTAATTGCACTTGCATCATTTGTCTGTCCTAATACTCTTCTTATTTTACTTTTTGTTCCTCTTCTTTCTAATATCTTCCATAATTTAGAAGATGAACCTTTTTTAGATTGAGATAGTGCATCAACTTTGGCTTTATCCAAAGCAAATAGAAAATCTCTGCAGAAACTTATTTCTCTTGTTGTCGCTCTTATTAATTTTAAGAATCCATTATTGTCTTCATTCTTAACAATGATTCTATTTAGTATATCAGCAGAATCTATTGGGTATAGTTTAGCTTTAACCCCTATAACAGCCTGCTGAGCAATTGCTTGACCAGAATCTTGACTTACAAAGTTAATAACCATCATGCTTGGTATTAATTCATTAGCCTTCTTTACATCTGAATCTAATAATTGAGTTTTAAACACATCATTCATATTTTTTAGAGATGAAGTATAATTTTGTCTATCTTTATAAGTGTCTTCTTGTATAATAGTATTTTTTCCCATAACTGATTCAGGATAAATTTTAAAGTCTCCTATAGAACTTTCTGATATGCTATCTGGTAATACATATGATAAATTTTTTATATCTTTTTTTACTTGTTCATATAATATAGAATCTGTTATTGCTTGTACACCAGATTCTTGTGCAGTTATAACAAATTTATCTAGAGCATTCATGAATTGATCTACATTCATACTATCATCTATCTTTAGATTAGTATGGAATTGAGATATATATTCTATTGCATCTTTTGCAGTTGTGATATTGATAGCACTAAATAACATTTGAAGCATGGTCATTGCTTTTCTCTCTACTGCCTTAGTAGCCATTGCAGAATTATCTATAGATGTATTTCTACTTGCTCCTACAGGAAATACAAGTGTTAAATTAGAAGATGCTTGAGCTATAGATCTAAAGCTCCCTTTCCTATTTGTTATTCCAGCTATTGCTTCTGAGTTTTTTACATCTGATATTATATCAATTACATCACGAATAATGGTTTCATGTACTATTTCACATCCCATTTTAAATCCTCCTTTATAATGATTATTTAATTTTATGTTAAATGATAAAAAAATAAAGACTTATAGCAATTCAGTCACTTTAGAATAAAAATTCTACCATACGTTTTTTAGGTTCGTTTTTAGAATTTTTCTGGTTTTCTGAATTTATATTTATAGTAATATTTAATGAAACATTATTATTTAAATCGGTATGTTCATATCTCCCCTCTAATGAAATTGGAAATAATGGACCTATACCTTTAAATAATGTATCTTTAATGAACATAATAAATTCCCCCTTAATTAAAATCTATTTTATCTAAAAACCCTCAAATGTGGAGGAAGGAATTTAAGCTTATTATTCATTATTACTATAAGTCTTTCATAGTAATAATATATAATTAAAATATTCTTTAGTTAGTTTCAACATATTTATAAGAGTGCAAGAAAGGAGAGATTAATATGTCAATATTATCTAATTCTAATGTAAAAATTACCGATGATTATGTTAAGCAACTAGTACAAGGTGCTACAATGTATAATAGGCATGAAATAGAATGGTATGATAAATTTAATAGATTTGGATGTTTAGATCCATACAACTCGGTTAAAGGTTCTAGAGAATATATATTTATTACCAAACCAGATTTGCATATTTTTAAAAATGGAAATATAAATGCATTAAATGATCAACTTGCGGCTATGCCCTTTTGGAGAGAAGCACATGAGAGATATTTTAATGTATTAAGACAGTTACAGATATCTCATATAAACAATAATAGTCCATTTATAAACTTAATTAGTAACGCTGTAAAAAATACACTAGAATTACCAGGGGTAACTGCATCTGAAATGGATACTGCTGCTACAATTTATGGAGATGCAGTTACGTATAGATGGAGTTCAGTTTCATCTGATACTAATCACGAATTTCAATTAGATTTTGAAGATACTAAATATCTTGAAGTATATATGCTATTTAAAATATACGATGAATATGAGAAATTAAAGTCTGAGGGAGGCATAACACCTCCTAATCCAAATTACAGATTAAATAAAGTTCTTCATGATCAAAGTTGTGCATATAAAATAATTGTAGGAGAAGATGGAGAAACTATATTATACTATGCTAAATTATGGGGAGTATATCCTAAGTCAGTACCTAGGGAGGCATTTTCTAGTTTAGATAAAGCAGGGGGTTTAGAATTTAATGTATCATTTCATTCTGAATTTGTTGATGATATGGACCCATTAATATTATCTGAATTTAATGATTTAACTTCAAGATATATGGCTGGAAAAACACATTCTCCTATATATAATACAAGAACTAAATCTATTAATGGAATATGGGTAGGAATGCCTTATGTTACTTATGAAAGAAAACCAATGTTTGATCCACTACCACAATATAAACTGAAATGGAGGAGTTAATATGGATACTAATAATACCACATTTTTACCAGACATTTACGATATTACAGATGTAGTAAATAATTTACAAAAGAAATATAATGAAGACTTATCTGATGAAACTCTTAGTATGAGTATGTACGGATGGAATACAGAATTATTTGCTAATAGTCTTCAGAATAGTATTGTTATGGCAGCGGAATGGGGTAATGAAGCGTTCCCTATAAGATCTAAATTTGAAAAAAATATATTAACAAATGCAGTTACCTATAATGTAGACGATATAAATGCTATACCAGCTCAAATGGATGTAATGATCGGATTTGTTGAAAAAGAATTGGAAGCTCAATTAGTTAACGATAAATTTACATTATATAGCGATTGTAAATTTAATATAGGAGGGTTTGAATTCCATTTAGATTACGATATAATTATAACAAAAGCTTTATCTCCACAAAATGAGTATGTATATGCAGCTAGATATGATATTGGAAGATTAAATGCTTTATCTGATATAAAAAATCCTTATTTACAACCTCCTATCAAATTGACGATGCATAATAGTAAATGGATATTTATTACTTGTACAATAAGACAAGTACAATATGAGCAACGATATAGTAAAATCATAACAAATAATATTTTAGATCATAAAACTTTTGATTTTGAGTTTGAAGATCAATTAGCAGCTTTCGATGTTGTCGTTACAGAAGGGAATAAAACTACTTATTTAACTCCTATATTTGAAGGTATGCCTTTAGAAGGGGAACAATTATACTGCTTCTATACATTTTTAAATGCCAATACTATACGGATAAAATTTGATAGAAATTCTTATGAACCTAAATTAAACTGTAACATGACTATAGATCTCAAAACTACTAAAGGTTCTGGAGGTAACTTTAATTATAATCTTAAAAGAGAGATAATCAATTCATTGGAATCTGAAAAAACTAACTATAGAAATCTATCAGTATTGATACAACCTATAACGGTTTCTAGATATGGCATAGATAGAAAATCTATAGAGGATTTAAAACAAATTATTCCTAAAGAAATATTATCTAGAGGAAATATTACGAATAATAAAGATTTAGAAAATTTCTTTAATACATTAGATGGGAATAGATTAATGTTTTATAGAAGACGTGATAATCAAAGGGAGAGATTATTCTATGCATATTTATTAGTAAAAGATATGTATGATAATATAATTCCTACAAATACTTTAAATATGGTAATTAAAGAAACTGAATTTAATGAAAATAAAAATCAAAGATATATAATTAATCCAGGAAATAAGATTAAATTAATTGATAAAAATACTGCTATCATAGATAACACTATTCCTACAGAAAATATTTATAATGAAGAACAAAAGGGGTTTATATATAGTACACCATTTATATGCGTAGTAAATAAACATCCTTTATCTGTATCGTATTATATGAATAATATAAATAAAGATTTTTATTTTAAGTTTGGTTTTATAAATACAAATTCTAGTTTACAGTTTATATCTACATCATTAAATTGTAGTAGAAACTATATAGATACAAACAATTATAAGATATCTTTAAAGGCAACTCAAAACATGAACTTAGATAGAGATATAGTTCAGTTGGATCAATTTGGGAATATAATATCTTGTAATATAAAACCAGTATTAGTAATAAGGACTGAAAAATATAATTATTATGTATACGGTAAAGTAGTTTCTGTTGATCAAGATTTATATCAATATAATATTGAATTTGAATTAGAAACAGATAATATTATAAATCAGGATAATCAAATAAAAATAAATAATGTATATATAGGAGGTTCATCTTCTATAGAAAAGGAATATATTTATTTGAATGATTCTGTAGACATTTCTGTATACATGACTGTAAAATTCCCAGATGGTGTATATGGTCGAGATGATTTAGATTCTATAATTCCTACAGGAATGGAAGAATATACAGTATGTAACAGATATGATACTATAGGGAAAATGGATCTATTTTATAACTATTCTCATATAATGAAATCTACTGTAAAAGTTATCGGTAGGACTGAAGAAGAAAAAGAATATATATTCCAAATAAAAGGCGTACCGATGGTTAGATACTCTTATTTAAGTGATGTAGAAAGATGTATGTCTATTATAGATTACTTGCAATATAGAAAAGTATATATTGATAGTGCTTTAGAAGTATTAGAAGATTCATTTACTGTAGACCTTAAATTCTTTAATACGTATGGTCCATCCAAGATGTTTGAGATAGGTCATAATGATGATATACTAGATAAAGTGAATTTATCATTAACGTTTAAAACAAAATTAAAAGTTGGTGCTGATAAAAAAACAGTAGATAAATTAACAGCATCTATAAAAGAATATGTGGAAAATATTAATGATATAAGAAGCATACACATTTCTAACCTTATAACGGAATTGACCAATACTTATAAGGCAGATATAGAATTTATTGAATTCTTGGGGGCAAATAACTATAATGCATTATATCAATATATTAAAAAAGTAGAGACAGAAATATTAGATGATGTTCCAGAGTTTGTAAATATAAACTTAAAGGAAGATTTAAAACCAGACATCAATATTATTTTAGCTTAACATCAAAGTAATTAAATTAAAGGAGGAATAGGTAATATGGCATATTGCAGTGGAAAAAAATATGTAGAACTTCTTATCAAAGATAAAGAAGCATCTATGAATAGAGTAAATGCTAAAAAATCTGGAATTATGGAGCAACAAGACAATTTGAATTCAGTTGCTAATAATATCAAAACTTTAAAAGAAAATAGAATATCATTGGAAGGCAAATATAGGAAATTTACAAAAGAATTAAAGGAAAGTTTAATATCCGAATGTATTATGAGCCTATATAATAAATCTTTAGGTGTTCAATTAGAGAACGCTCATCAAGATGCTATCAAAAGAAATTTAGTAAATCAGTTTGTAGAGGAAAATGGTGCTGATAATCTTCTACGTTCATTTAAGAAAAATTCATTTTTGTTAGCAGAATATGCTAGAATATCTGAAAAATATTATAATATAGTAATCGAAGGCTGTGATAAAAAAAATGAAAATACATTTATTATGGATCCTGCAGACAAAGATGATTTCTATGCAGATCTTGAAATACCTGAAAGTGATGAAGTTGCCAGTGTTATAAAATTAAGGGTTTCATCAGCTATAAATCATTTTAACGATGCTTATCAAACAGATAGAGCGGAGATTAAAAATATTCTACAAGATTCTCAAGAGAAGATACAATCTGCAGATAGTGAATCTATGAAAGAATCATATGAATTAGCTGCTAAAAGAAAAATAAATAGTGTACGAAATAAAAGAGTACAAAATGTATTTGAAAATATGGTAATAAAAACTGCTAAAGCTGCTATGGATAATGATAATGCAAAAAATGTCTATCTAAATGAATCTGGTAAATTAGATATGGATACTATTGTAGATAACTGTTCTATTATGTATACATTCTTAGAGGTTTTAAATACTGCTAAGATTCAAAAAATAGATGAGTCTTATATAACAAATTTATTGGATAATTTTTCATAAAAAATACCCCTATAGGAGAAATCCTATAGGGGTTTATAATTTATAAAAATATTCTTTTCTATAAATATATAACAACTATATTGTCTGATAATGTTGTTATATTATAAATCATAGATATGCAATTATAGTTATATAAATATTTTGTATTTATATTTAAATTAGCACATCTATTCAATGTACTCTCAATAAACATTTTGTTCTGACTAAATACATTACATAATATATTATTAATTATTTGATAGTAAAAACTAGAATTATGTTCAAATGATTGAGTTTTTTTCATATCTGTTTTTTTTATTTTCATTGTTATATTTTTTTGTTCATTTGAATAATCTAGGGTAAATAAGTTGAAATTATCGCTTATTTCTTTAAGTATTTGTTGAAGAATGAACCCACAGTTAGCATCATATATATGCTCATGTAAGAATATTTTTAAGTTTTTTGCTTCCTCTAGTTCCGTTGTAGATATTTGTTGTGTTGGTTGTGTTAGCATAATTTATTCCCCCTTGAAATATTGTATTTCCTGATCTTCAATTTTTTTAACCATAGAATTATATTGATATTTGTTGTATAAACAATTTAAATATCTTAGCTTTATCTCTACTCTGGGTAATATGGAATAGAACCTGTTTACAGTTCCTGATATTACTAGAGTATCGTCTAACCATATGTTGTGATTAAACATATCCGAATACTTTTTCCCTAGGTTGTCCCAATCTGGTTTTGATATAGGTCTTATTAAACCTATTTCAGATAGGAATACATCGGTTGTGTTAAATGCTGATGGCGTTTTCATATATGCATTAAATTCGACTACGCATGGTGTATAAATCATACTTTGTAATTGAACCAATTCCTGATCTACCATTCTCCTCATAAACACATTATCTTCTTTTGCATTTAGACTATATACATGAACAAAACTTCCATTATTTATAGCTTCATTCATGAAATTACTCCTATTAATTAACCTAAACCTCGGTCTTGGAGTACCTTCTGGTTCTTCAAATAAGATTATATTTAAGTCATTATAATATAAACTATTTTGCATCTCAAATTTCTTTGTAGCTATCTCCATTGCTTTCTTATCTGTTATATTATATTTATCATACATCCAATTTAATCTCTCATAATAATCTACTGGTATTTCACCATATTTATTTTGATATTCTTCTTGTTTTTGTTTTCTATTTTTTCTTGTCATATTATCATCACCTTAAAAATATAATTAAGATACGTACGATATTACGTATCTTAATTTAGTGTTATAGTGTTTGTTATTTTTTATATAATGAGCTGGCTAAATTTGACACCCATTGTCTTACACCTAAAAAACTGTCAAACGTCACAGCATCTATTGCCTTATTAGTAAATTGAGTATAATAGATATCAATTGTTCTTAATATATCGGGTTTATTGATATTTATACCACACAGATTCGCTGGTTAGTCTAATAATATAGTATTTGCCAATAAGTCTATTTTACTTTTATCACTAGTAATAGTCATTATTTGGTATAAATCTTTCATATCTATAGATACATCTACTTCTGTAGGTAGTCCTTTTAATGTCCACTTACCTTTATCACCTTTTGAAATATTCATACTAGTTATTATTCCCATATCACAATTGAAAAAACCTTTATAATATCCTCTTACTAAAAATGGAGAATTAAATCCATTTGGTCCCATTTGTTGTGGTGCAACTAATGCTATTAAATGTAATAAAGGTACTGCTATATTCATATACCAACTAAAATCATCAGCATCTGGGCTTCTTAACTTAATATTTATATTATATGAACGAGAAAACTGGGAATCATTGTATATTTCAGGAAATATCATTTTACCTCCAGTTGCTACTGTCATAAATCCTTGAGTAAGATTTTTCATTAATTTATCTGGTAAAAACGAGGTATATTTAGATGTGAATTTATCAAATTCTGCTAAAGACGCTTCATAATTTTCTTTTTTCAATTTATCAAATTCTATACCAGCCGCTCCTCCTAATAAAAATTGCATCTCTCTACCCATATCTGATATAGAGTTTACACTACTGGATAACATACTTTCTCCAGTACTATTAGAAAATGATTCAGATATTTGAGTCTCAGAATCTATATAAAAGGCTACAGATTCGGCACTAGATATAAATCCTTTCATTTCACTATTAGTGAAATTTTCCCATTGGAATCTATCCAATTTTTTTCCATCAATCATCTCATTTTGTATTCCTAAAAATCTAGCAACACTTTGACACATAGGATTTACATACGAATAATATCTTTGATAGTCAAATTTAAATGAATAAAATTTTCCTTCATCCTTGTTTAATAGTTGTTGCAATAGTGTCTGTTCCGTATTTTTATTTAATGCATATTTTATAATGTCTTTTTTTTCTGCAGCTGAATATCCATTCATAAATTTAGGAGTTCCTGGAGTTAATAGTAACATCGGCATTTTAGTTATTATTTTTTCAGCATATTTCCTTCCAAATGTACTTCCAGGAAGTCTTGTATCTGCAGATGGCATGTATTGGTATGGCATACCATGAATACCTCTAACATTTTTTAAAAATAGTTCTGATGCCTTAGATGCATTGAATTTTGCATCTGAATTATTTAAATATGGTGTATAATCTGTAGGTATTGGTTTTTGGGCACTTGCTGGAGCTGACGGTTTCTTACTAGTAGTAACTGTAGTGTCTGGTTTAAAGTCTATTATCTTTGTTCCATCAGCTTCTAATGTAGAACTCCATCCTCCTTTATTATGTCTAATCCACCATTTACTTTGTTCATAAACTTCTAATACTTCTCCTCTTTGTACAGTTCTCACTTTACGTCCTGAAGAGATTGTTGGTCCTGTCCATACCCAAACAGCCCCTGCAGTAACTGTAGCTTTACCTATTATTTTCTCAGCCATATTATCACCTCTCCTTTACAATAATGTTCAGATAGGTACAAGAGTACCTATCTGAAACTATTTATTATTCTATTGCTAATTTGTTTAATATACTTAACAAAGAGCTATCATCTAATGTACCACCATTTGCTTTAGTGCTTTCATTAATTATATTTATCATAGAACGAGCATTTTTAGCATTTTTAGTAACTTTATCGGTTTGTTGTGAAACATCGACTCCTAATTTGCCACTCAATATACTAACAATTTGAGCCATACTTGCCGTATCACTAGTACTATTGTCAACAAGTTTACTTAATAACTGAATAATACTCATAAGTAAATTGTTATAACTAGAGGATTCCCCACCTTTATTATTTCTAATTCTTGCTTGGTCTTTCTCTCTAATTCTATTTGCACCTGCCTTTGTTTCTATTCTATGATATTCGTACTCTTCATCTCTTGGTAATAAATCTCTAGGAGGTTGTTTCATTCTGTTGTCTGCCCCATAATTGTCTACACCACTTGATGCTGAAGCATTTCTTCTCTGATTTATTTCATTCACAGAAGTTTGAACTGAAGAATTTTTATAAATCTTAGATAGATATTGGTTAGGTTCATACCTAGTAGACCAATCACCATTTTTCCTAATTTCATAGTGTAAGTGAGGTCCAGTAGATCTACCTGTGCTACCAACTTTACCCACAGATTGTCCAACAGAAACTCTACTTCCTACTGATAATGGGCTTCTATTTTGCATATGTCCAAATATATGGTCTGCACCATTATTATCTGTAATAGCTACATAATTTCCAAATCCAGCACCTTCAAATGTATTTTGGAACACTTTACCTGCAATAGGAGATTTGATATCTTTTCCAAGTATTCCGCCAGCACTATAATCTATACCAGTGTGTTTAGCTTGTTGTCCTGTTATAGGATCTACTCTGTCTGCATATGGAGATGTAACAGTAGCTCCTAAAGTATCTAAATACCATTTATCGGAAATTTTAGCTGCTGATGTATCCAAAGAACCAGTGCCTCCATCAACACCTGCTACTGAAGCTGAAGATTCATCAGAATTTTCGAATCCAAATAATCTATTAAATGCGTTTGAGCCTGCACTTGCTAAATCACTAAAGAAATTCCAAATAGATGGTTTTTCTGCTTCTGCTGTTCCTGCTTCGCCTTCTTCCCCATTTGCTGAATAACTTCCCGATGCTGATAATTTACCAGAATTTCCATTACCAGCTCCTGGAGTGTCCATCATAATAGAACTTATTCCACTTATCCAACTTTCACTAGGTTTACCGTTATTATCAACTGCATAAGTATGTCCAGGTTTTCCATATTGCATTAAATGTAAACTATCTTGACCTCCATCTACAAAGTTTTCTTTAATCCATTTAGCTCCAGCAATAATTCCATCTCTAGGCGTACTAAATGATTTAGCACTTGAATAAGGACTATCGTTAAATGCAGCTATACCAAAGAAGTTATTTTTATCACGAACTATTTGGGATGTTCCCCAACCAGATTCCCACGCTGCATGTGCAGCAATATATCTAGGATCTAATCCAGTAATTCTTCCAGCTTCGATAAATGCCGCTCCTTGTCCTCGCATTAATCCTTTATTTCCACTTGGTTTAGATGCTATCCAAGAGTTTAATTGATCAGCAGTAACACTAGAACCTAAAGAAGAAGTTACTTTATAGTTTCTTATATTAGATTTATTTATAGTTTGTGAAGCTCCACCGCTAGCACTGTTACCTGAAGAACTCATACCGTCTATAATCGAACTAGAGCCTCCCATACCTAATGACATAACTTTAGGTTTATAATTAGCTCCACTGTATATAGCAGTTTTTACATTACTATTTATAGGTTCATATTGTCCTCCTCTAACGCCATGCTTTTGTCTTCTACTCTCAGCTGTATAATTTCTATTAGTCCATCTTGATGAATTAGAGTAAGAGGATGATTTAACTGAACTATTATTATATCCACTACTTTTATTCTTACTGTTTGTAGTCGCACCAGATTTACTTGGTGTATTTCCTTTAAATACAGATTGAACTTTATTAGAAACTTTCTTGAAGAAACCTACATCACCTTTAACTTCTGTATTATATTCTTTTACACTATAATCTGTACCATTCTTTTTATTATATTCGCTTACAGTTTTATCAGCTTCGTCCCTGAGTTTCTGTATATTACTATCTTCTTCTCCAAATATAGGTAATATAAAGTCAAAGAATAAATTAGCCCAAGTGCTTTCTGGAATAAATGATGTGACTATAAATAAACCACTTAGAGCCTTGAGTAATCCACAACATACCTTTTGTCCAAAAGTAGGTTCTTCTATTATACCTAATGTAGTCTTAGCATCATTAAATCCAGTTATAAAATCTGCAGCAGCAAATGCTATATTAAGTAATCCTCCTGTAGATACGAGTGCACCAACTTTAGCTGCTAATTTTCCACCAGCTTTAGCTAAACTTTCAGATGCTTCTTTTAATAATTTAGGTATGAAAGTTTCAATTATAGTATCTGCTTTTTTACCTATAATGCTCCTTACAGTTGCATTATTAAGAAGTTTTTCCATCGTACCTTGTAATGTATTTAATGCAGCTTTTATTAATTGATTATCAGATGTAATCGCATTCAATGCTTTACCAGCAATATTATCAGCATTTGAGGCAAGTTTTTTAGTTATTCCTCCAGATATATCAGAAATAGATCTTTTACCTATCTTTAAAACATCATCTATTTTATTATACTGTTTTCCTATTCCCTCTGCAGTTTCTGTTATAGCAGTTCCTGCAGTCTTAGTAGTAGACCATATACTTTTACTAGTATATTTTAAAGATTTAAATGCTTTAGGTTTGAATGAACCATTTAATCCAGGTATCATTTGCCTTGCAGCTTTAAGACCATATTTTCCTGAATTTTTTGCACCTTGAAGTAATCCTACGCCACCCTTAAGTTTTGGTAGGAATTTAGCCGATGTTTTTCCTCCAGTAATTAAATGTCTAAATATTCCTTTACCAACTCTTCCAGCAATGTTTTCACTATTAATGCTTTTTACTTCAGCTTGTGCTGGAATTTGTTCTATATCCACTGGCTCATATAATCCATCTACCAATATATACATTTGACCATTTTCATCTTGAACATATTCTCCTGTAGGAGGTAATTCAACCTGAGGTTGCTGAACATTTGTTGGCAAAGATTGCTGTTGTTCATCTATTACAGGAGTAGTTGCTATAGAATAATTGTTATATGATGAAGGATCATTATATATATTTTGTACAGCAGAGTCACTTACTCCAGAGATTTCTGAACTTATGTCGTATCCTGCAATGCTTCCTGTGGAGACAGATTCATCTTCTTTTTTACTAAATAAACTAAACTTAGATTTTTTCTTTTCTTGTTGTATCGGAGCCGTATTATTATATGATGTTCCATTAGCTTGATTAGTGAAATAATCTTCATAATTGTTATAGTCGGTGTTTTGTGAGTCTTTTTTTCCAGTTACACCACCTACTATTTTACCATTAACAATTTTTTGTCCAGCTGCTAATTGTTTTACATTGGTATCATTTTTAACAGTGATTGGATCTTTAAACCAATTTATTGCACTCTTAGCAACTTCTACTACACCCTCTCCTAATGATGCAACTATTTTTCCACTATTTTTAACTAATTCTGGTAATAAATCTGTAATAGCCCATCCTAATGCTGTTCCTAATAATTTTCCGAGTTCAGGTATTAATTTAACTACACCATCAATTATATATGGAACAACTGATGACATACCTTCTGTTATTTTTGGTAATATAGATTGGAATGCACCTACTAATGTAGGAAGCCCTTTGTCAAATACCCATTTTAAACCATCTGTTATAGCTGGCACAACTTTATCAGTTACAAATGGAATTGCGGTGTCATTTATCCATGGTTTAACATGTTCTTCCCATGTCTGTCCAAGCATTGGAGTAACATTACCATTTATGAGACCTAATAACTTAGAGCCTAAGAACATCCCTGCTACTAATTTAGCTCCTGTTCCTAAAATACTCTTTCCAGAAAAGAAACCTTTTATTCCTCCGCCTACTCCACCTAAGAAGTTTTTTATTTTTCCAAAGAAACCAGTTTCCTCTTCTTCATCTTCATCTTTCTTTTTAAATTTAGAAAAGAATTTAGCCATAAATCCTGTATTTTCAGCTGATTGTTCAGCAGTCTCTTTTTCAGCATTGGCTTCTTTAATAGCTTGTCTTGTAGATCTATCAGTCTTATCTACCTCTAAACCGTCTCTGCCTTTCTTTAATTTGATCTCATTACCGAATTTATCTACGATAACTTTAGAAGCTTGTTTATCAGGATTAGCAATAACCTCTAAAGATGCATTAGCCATAGATAATAAGTCTACGATTTTATTATGTCTCTTCTCTGTTGCCATTTCTTGACTTTTAGCTATTCTTTCTGCTTCGGTTGTAGTATCCATCTTATTTCTGAAATCTTTTTCTTTTCCAAATAATCCTAAATATTTTTTGGCATTGGTTTCATCAAAATCTTTAAATCCTAATCGTCTAAGTCTTTTAGCTGTATCAGATTTAATTTTTGATACACCTTCTTTACTAGCGTCAACCTGTTCATATTCTTTATATTTTATATCTAAATAACTAACAAGTTCATCTTGTTGTTCTGCTGTAAGTCCTGATTTTTTACTATAAATATAATCTACAGCAGATTGGTAATCCATGTTTGTTACAGCCTTCATTACTTTTTTAGCCTTATTATAATGCATGTCCTGAGAAACTCTAGCACCCATGTCATTAGTTAATTCTTTACGTTTATTAGAAAGCTTATCTTTGACATTAACAAATTCATCTAACTGTCCATATATTTCATCTATTTGTTCTGGTGATAATCCTTCCATAAAAGAATCCAATTGTCTAAATTTATCCCTACCAAATACGCCCATTGAATTTACACCTTTTTTACGTCTAAATTCATTTCTTTCCTTAGCAGACATATAATCAGCATTACCTTCTCTAATTTGTTTTTTTCTATAATGTGTACCAATGGCACCTACTAATTTAAATGGAGTAGCAGCTACAGCTTTAACTGGGAACATTACAGTTTTAAATATAGTTTTAAATATATTACTTGCTGGTGTTAGAACTTTATCTTCTAAGAATTTGTGCAATGGTATCCCTAAACTAGATTCAAACATTTTATTTAGGAAACCTCCAATTTTATCAAACATGCCTTTCATCATTAATTCTACCTGTTTTTTTAATGGCTCGAATGCTTCTTTTAAAGGTTTAAGCATGTGTTCTTGAACAAAATCAAACACATTATTCTTCATAGTACCCATGAACTTTTTAAGAGGATCTACGACTACTTTTCTAGCTGCAGGTAAGAACCCACCTTCATATTCACCAGTTTTTTCATTATATTTTCCTAATATCATTTCTTTAAACTTATCTGTACTTGCTAATAATCCTACTCCAGAACCTAATAATGCATTTCCTAGCAATCCAAATGGACCTGCAATCATAGCAGCAGCTGCTCCTACTCCCATCTTAGGAAGTGCTTTATTCAGTTTTTGTTTAAATTCAGGTTTAAACAAGCCTTCTTCTCCAAATAAACTTTTTTGAACTGAATCATTATTCTTAGCAAATGCAACAGCAGAACCTAGCATTAATCCACCAACTGGTCCAAAAGGTATAAATGGTATTAATCCTGATACTCCACCTACTATTCCATAAGTTTTTAAATCTGGTGCATATTTATCAATAGAACCCATTAGCTTTTTATTAACTAATCCACCTTTACGTCCATCTTCGGTCATTTCTCCAAATAACCAATTTTGAACCTTCTCACTATTTTTGGCTAAAGATATTCCAGCACCAACAGCAGCTCCTACTAAAGGACCTCCTATAGCACCTGTTAATATAGATACACCACCACCTAATAACCCAGTTGCTATCATACCAGGAGCATATTGAGATACATTTCCCATTACATCATCTAAAGCTTCTCCAAAGTTTTTCTTTTCCTGAGAAGATGACTTTCCAAATAAAGATTCTTTGGTTATACTAAATGCAGATTTCGTCTCTTCAAGCATCTGTTTGATTAATGGTTGAGTCTCTAAGAATATAGCCTTCTTTACAGGGTCTACAGGCATTCCATTATTATCTACTTCACCATAATTTAATTTTTCAGATTCTACTTTACCAATTATTTTATTTAATTGTTCAGGATGAGCAGATTTTAATATATTCATAAAATCTTCAGCATTCATATTCCCAAATTCTCTTTGAAGATATTGTGGTGAATTTTTTCTCATACTTCCATATGCAGAACGCAATGATTTATCAGCTAAATTTAAATCCTTTTCACCTTTAACTAATTCAGTTAACTCAGTCAAAGCATTTATAAGTTTATCCTTATCCTCTACAGATAATACCATTTCACCTTTAGATAAAGATGCTATTTGAGTCTTATCTACAGATTTACCTCCCGTACCTTCAGCATATTTAGGTAGACTTCCAAACATAAAGTTCGCTATATGATTTGATAATTGATTTGAAAGATCTGTATATGCTTGACCTTCAGGATGCTTCATTACATTAGGATTTAATCCGACTATAGGAGTTTTAGAACTTGTCATTGAATTAGCAAATAAAAGGTTTCTTATATCATGAATATCACTACTTATTGATTTAAATATATTCGCTGTAGGTAATACAGATTTCATACTTGTTGTATTTTCTGCAGAATCTTGTAACAACTTCTTTCTATTTAATTTAGAGCCTCTGAATATATTTGAATATCTTAATCGGGAACTTCTCCGTTCACCCTCACTTTCACCAGAAGGTATTGTATTTTCAGATGACATTTTTGAAACAAAGTTACCAGTTACAATATCATTCATAGTTGCTGTAGGAGCTATTGATGCTAATTCAGCTAAAGTCATATCGTATTCATTTTCTTGTAATAAGAATTGTGGAGCTAACCTTTTTTTATTAGCCATCTTATCTTTTATTTTTCCTACTAAAGGTCCAAAGGCATCTTTAAACGCATCTTTAATAGTATCTCCAGCCGATTTAAAGGTATTTTTTATTTCTTCATTTATTTTACTAAATATTCCTTTTTCATTCTCATCTCCAACTAGGAAAGTTTTTAACTTTTTGCTTAATTCATCAACATCTAAACCGAACATACCGAAAAACTTCTTACCTACATCTTTAAAATTTTCTACATTAAGTTTATCTTTTACAGGATTTAATATAGTTTCATCTAACCAATTGTTAAATTTGCTAAATGTTTGATTTAAATTATATGTCAATGAATCTATAAATCCCATGTGTTTATTCTCTTCAGGTTTGCCATAAATAGCTTCATACAGTTTTTGATCAACCTTATCAAGTGTTCTAGCAAAGAATTCTACTGGTTTCTTACTTATTTGATCCATTTGATCTATAAATACTTTAGTTTTCTCAGATAAATTAGTCGCATTTAATAATTTATCTATTAAACTAACAGATTTATTTTCTTTTTCTTTTAATTTAGAATTTATATTTCTAACCTCTAGCATATTGTCTAATGATGATACTACATCATCACTGTCCATATTTGAGTAATCAACATATCCCAGTCTACTTTTTTCCATCCTAGATTTTTGTTCCCTTAAAAATCTCTCGTTATCTCTTTGATATTGTTCTCTTTGTTTAATATCATTAGTTTTATTATTTGCATTAGAACTCGGTATTTGAATAGAGTTGAAATCTAATATTTCTCCATTGCCTCCAAACATTATTCCAGCTTGTCTTATATAAGTAAGCTCTTTATACATATTTTGAAGATAGAAAAATATATTACGCCCTTTATCATCTATCGATTTTAATATAGAATTACTGGATAGACCTGTAACTATTTGATCTTTTTCTTTATTATTGAAGCCAAAATTATTAAATAGATGTCTATACATGGAATCAGATTGTTCTATATCTTTTATAGCAGCATCTTCTCTTTCACGTCCTTGCATTATACTAGTATTTATTCCATGTTTCATATGCCTAGGAGCATTTTTAAACATACCTCTAATATATTGATAATTTTTTGTACTTACTCCATATTTAATTGCTTCAGAAGTCCAGTCATCACTCTTAGCATTTATATTAAATAACTCCTGGTTATTATATAAGTAAGAGAGAATAGTATCTATATCTTTCTCTAATTCATCCCTATCTTTTTTAGATTCAAAAGCAATTGCTTTCATATATTCTAGGAACTGATCTTTCATCTCTGAAGTAGAATCTTTGGCAAAGTTATCTCTCATTTTTCTATATTCTTGACTCAGAATGTTACTGCTTACGAATTTACCAGATTTATAATCAAATATTTGAGGGGCTTGACCAGATAATAATGAAATTATTTTACTCATTTGCATAGGTAACACTTCAGTTAAGGCTTTACGAGATATTCCATCCCAATCTACCTTTCCTTTATTATATAATCCAGTATCTGCTTCACCCTTAACATTATTTCTAATTCCTAATATTCTTCCTATTGCAGACGCAATCATATTATCGTCATTAGCCATAGAATTAAATTTAGTCATTAATGAACCAAAGAACCCATTTATAGATTTATCTAAGTTGGCAGCTGATTTTTCTATAACCTTAGGTGTAAGTTTATTTATAATGGCATTAGGAATAAACTTTAATGGAGACGATGCAAATGCTAAAAGTAAATTACTATCCTCTCCAAACATATCGTTCATAGAACTAACTGCACCTAATTCGCCAGATAGATTTCTTTTTACCTGGGTCGCATATTTTTTTATATCAAACCCTCCAAGAGATATATCCGAATAAGAAAGTGACTTACTACCTCCACTTTCTTTTTTCTGTTGTTCATTATCATTTTTAGTCATAGACTCAGCTATTTGTCTTAAAAGTGCTACTTGATCTTGCTGTAATTTAACTGACTCTTCATAAAATATTTTTGAGTTAGATGCATGAGATTGTATAGTGCTTGTAGAGAATTGTAATAGATTAACTATATTATTATTAATAGAAAATAAATTACTATTAAATTTATTAAATGCTCTTATATTTTGAGTATATAAGATATTCGTATTAGATTTTTGATTTTCTACTATATATTCTCCTGTTTTTACTAATGCCATAGAAACTGCATCAGCTGAAGACCTTGATGATTCGCCTATCATACTTGCTATAGCTTTTTCGCCACTAGTTATATCAGTATTATCATCAAAACCACCAAAATCTGAGTCACCATCATTAAAATCAGATTCAAAGTCCCAATCGTCTCCATCTAATCCCATAACTTTTCTATCTAATTCGTCTTCTCGTTGTTTATTATAGAATTTACCAGATTTTATATCTTCTATAATTGAAGTTTTTAATTGATCCCCAGCTTCATATATTTTAGAACCTGCAAATACAGATTTTGCTCTGAGGAATGTTCCTCTATAGTCTCTAATAGAATGATGAACATCTTTAAATAATTCTGCATTGGTTTCTACGAACTCTGCCGTAGAAGGTGTCATCTTTTTTATTTTATCCACTGCTGAATAGCTTACAGACTTTCCTAAGTTGCTTATATATCCCGCTATATTAGTTGCCATAATTGTGACCTCCTTTACTATTTAATTATATTTATGTTAAGGAGACAAAAAACAAAGGTATGAGTATTTAAACTCATACCTTTATTAAAAATTTATTATTATAATTATTTAAGCCATTCTGGGCAAGAACCTATTACTCTAGCACTTGTATGTGCTTTTGTAGTAGTCTCAGCTGGTACATATATACCTTTACCATTATCATCTACTCCAACTTTTTGAGGATAAGTTCTCTTAGTTTCCTCAACATCTTTTTTAATTAAAGAAATGTTCGAAGTTGCTCTTCCTCCTAATGGAAGCTTTCTTCCTGTTTGAAGATAAGTATTAACGAATTCTTTACTTACACCTACAAGTGTAACAGCATCTGATTTTTTGAAATCATATTCGTCTGCTAATTTTTGTGCTTCTGCACTTGGAATTTTTGCTGCTGAAGATATTACATTTCCTACCATTGATCTAATGTCTTCTGCTGGACAATATTCTCCTTCTTTTCCATTCTTGCTGTAAATATCTACTTTGAATTCTCTGTCGTTTACCATAGCTTTCATTACTGATATTTCATCCTTCTGAGATGAAGATTCCTGTGTTCTGTTCTCGTTTATAGTTTTTACTAACTCTAATACTTTTTCCATTTTTTATTTCCTCCCTTAATTAAGTAAAATATTTATTTTTTATTTATTTGTTATAGTAATAATAATTTATTACTTTAAGAACGATACTAATTTAACTGGTTTCGGTTTCTTTCCTTTTTGTTCTATTAAATCGTTTATTTCTTTAGGTTTTAATTGTGTTAAAAACTCTATAAAATTTTGTTTTTTCTTTTCTTTTTCTAAACTCAATTATATTCGCCTTCCTTCCTATACTTATATGTTTAGATGTTGTTAAAAAATAATTTCTAGAGTAAGCTAAAATGCTTACTCTAGATTATCTTCTAATTTAATAGAAAAGTTTCTACTTAAATTTTTAGTATCTTTTATGATTAACATGTTATTAGTTATGGTGATTATAGCACCGTTTGCTATTTTTGCTACATTCAAATCCTCACCTGGTTTATTATTTTCTATAACAATGGTATTATTTGGATATCTTCTTACTGCTAAATCATTTGGTTTTCCTATACATCTTCCAGCTACATAAACATTTTTATTACCTGATAAAAACTGTCTTATATATTTTAAAACTGATGTCATATTTGTTGGATTTGATTGAATATCGATCATTATATTATCCCCCTTATAAGTTATTTACTACTATGTTTATTATAAATTGTTTTAAGATTATTTATACTTGTTTAACAATCTATTATTAATATAATAGGAGGTAGTTACTATGATCTTTTTAGATGAATTAAATTATATGATGCTATATAAAAAGAAATTTCATTTACCGATAAATGAAAAAGATAAAAGAAAAGGAAGTGCTATATTTCTTTTAACACCAAATTTTGAATCATCAATAAAAATAATAAATAATCCTTTATTAGTAAATAATAGATACTTTGAATCTTACTATATTGAAAAAAGTGTTACTTATTATATAACTAGTGAAGGATATGTAATAGATGTGTCAGATGCATCTTTTAAAAATGTGCTTAATGAAAATAGATTAATCACAAATACAGAATTAATATTGTCTGAAGCTTCCGATGAAGTTTTAAATGATCCTAAGAGATACGTTAGATCTCTAAAGCTTAAAATGAATAGACCTAAATATAAATTAAATCAATTGTCTGATAAAGAAAGAAACGATGTTGGAATTACTAAGGATAATTCAGGTAGCCCTAATAATGTTTCTGGTCCTCAAATGCCTAATCCGCAAATACCCCAACTCCCACCTAAACCTGTAATTACTGAAAATGCGGAATATTTTGGTAGTACTTATAAAGATTATATGATAGAGCAAGATTTTATAAGATATAAGATAGATGAAGAAGGAAATTCATTAATGACCGTATTTTCTGAAGGGTCTAACGCAGTATTTAATCAAAAATTACAAAGATTATTATATAAAGAGAGATTAAAAACTAATGCAGATGTAATAGAAATATATAATAGGGTTAGAGATCTGTGTCCGTTTATAACTAAAACGTTTATTGATATAAACAAATATAAATCACGTAACGTATTTATAGATCTATCTTATTACAATCAGACTTTCTTTAATAATAATATATATAAGAAGGATTTAGCTGTTAATCTATATTTTGAACTTATGGATAGATTCATAAGAGATACTAGAATCAGTGATGATATATATAATAAAAAAACAGTATTTGTACCACTATTAGACTGGATTAGTGATTCTAAACAATCTTTAGATTTTAATTATTCTATTAACCCATTATCTATTATTTATAGATTACTTAGAAAAAACAGTACTGAACTTAAGAAATGGGATGGAATAGATTTCGTATTTTTAACCGACTATGGATATTTTAAGATAGATTTTGGTAAAATAGATAAAAAAGATATGTTTAAAATAACTTTATTAATAGAAAAAATTCTAAGTAAAGAGCCTATACAAGATTTAGATAATAATAAAGAATCTACTAAATCTATCATAGCAAATATAGTAAGTAAAATAGAGGATAGTCAAAAAATAAAAGTTGATAATCTTACAGGTAAAAGCGGAGAAATAGATAAAGATGAACTTGTTCATAAGATAGAAAAAGCTGCTGCAGTTTCAACAGATACAGATGAAACATTAAATGAGTTAGATAATGATGATTATATGAAACGTATAATCGATACTTTAGCTGCTGAAGAGGAAGGTAATATAAAAATTAATGCAGCAAGAGCTAGTAGAATGAATGCATTGCAACAAGATTTTCTAGGAAAATCTTTAAAAGGTACTACAGTAAGAGATATGATTGATCCAAAAAATTCAGATAAAGAATTACCAGTCACCTCTCTAAAGATTGATACTGTAAATGAAGAATGGAAAGATTTAAAATATGTAAACTTCGAAAAAACCTATAATATAGATGAAGATATTATGCTTATATTAAATTCTTTCTCTAAAAAATCAATGCCATTATCAGTTCGTAATATTAAAGTAGAGGATACCTCCACTTCTGAAGATTTGATTGAAACTTATATAGTAAATATGGAAGACTCTAATGGACAGAGATTTACTGTTAAATTCGATGTACCTAAATTTAGAGATAATAAATTTATGCTGCTAAGAGGTAATGATAAAACAATAAATGGTCAATCTATGTTGTTGCCGATAATTAAAACAGATGAAGATACGGTTCAAATTGTTTCAAACCGTAATAAAATATTTATTAGAAGATTTGGAACAACATCTGGTAAATCTTTACCTTCTGTAGATAGAATTATGAAAACATTTAAAAAATATGATGGTAATAAAATAAAAATATCTCTAGGGGATAACACAAAAATCTGTTCTAAATATGAACTACCTATAGACTATATAGATCTAGCATCAGTTTATAATAAGATAGAAACTAGTAATACAATATATTACTTTAATCAAGATGAAATTAGGGAAAAATATAATAATTATGATAAAACTAAAATACCGATAGGAGTTTTAAAAAATGGAAAACAAGATTTAATATATTTATCAGATTATTCAATATCTCCATTTAGCTCTACCTTAGCGACAGATCTACGAGTTTCTGATACTAAATTTGCAGATATATACGATAAAACATCTTTATCAACAAGATATACGTATTCTAAGGCAAGTATACTAAATACCCAAATTCCTTTAATAGTAATTATGGGATATAATGAAGGTTTAATAAAAAGTCTAAATAAAGCTAATATTCATTACACAATACAAGAAAAACGACCATCTATAAATAAAGATGTATCTGATATGATTAAATTTAAAGATGGATATTTATTATATGATTTAGATTACAATTCAAGTTTATTATTAAATGGACTTAAAGAATGTAATACTGAGGATTACTCCATTTCAGAAATTAATAACAAATCAATGTATTTAGATTTCTTGGATCTATTTGGAGGAAGAATATTAGCAGATGGTTTGGATAACTTCTGGGATACAATGATAGATCCTATGACAGAAGATGTCTTAAGAAAATATAAACTTCCTACAGATTATATAGAAATTTTAGCTTATGCTAATATGCTATTATCAGATAATAAATACTTTAAGCATACTGATTATAGAAGTAAGAGATATCGTTCAAATGAGATAGTTGCTGGTTACTTATATAAGGCATTAGCGGAGGCTTATGGTGATTATGTAAGAGATGTAAGAAGAGGTAAAAAGGCAACGTTAACAATGAAACAAAGTAAAGTAATTGATAATGTTTTATTAGATCCTACATGTTCAGATTTATCTTCATTAAATGCATTAACAGAAGCAGAAGCTATAAATGCTGTATCTACTAAAGGTTTATCAGGAATGAACTCAGATAGAAGTTATAGTCTAGATAAACGTACGTATGACGAATCTATGATAAACGTATTAGCATTGTCAACAGGATTTGCAGGAAATGTTGGTATAACCAGACAGTCTACAATAGATATGAATATTGAAGGTAAAAGAGGATATATTAAAGTAGATCCAGATCCAAATAAATTAAGTGTAACTAAAACATTTGCAGTTACTGAAGCTTTGACCCCTTATGGAACCACAAGAGATGACCCATTCAGATCTGCTATGACGTTTATACAAACATCTAAACATGGTATGAGAATACAGGAAGGCACACCATTATTGATAACAAATGGTGCAGATCAAGCTTTACCATATATTGGTTCTAATACTTTCTCATTTAAAGCAAAACAAAATGGAAAGGTAATAGAAAAAACAGATGATTACGTGATCGTTGAGTATTCCAATGGACAACACGATTTTGTAGATTTAAGAAGTACAATTAAGAAAAACTCTAATGGTGGATTCTTTATTACTATTAAACTTGATACGGATTTAAAACTAGGCTCCGTAGTAAAAAAAGATCAAATTTTAGCATATGATAAATTATCTTTTTCTGATAAAATAGGGGATGGCTCTAATATAGCTTATAATTTAGGATGTCTCACCAAAATAGCTATCCTTAATACTGATGAAGGATTTGAAGATAGTGCTATTATATCAGAATATTTATCAAACGCTATGGCTTCGGAAGTCGTAGTAAAGAAAGAAGTTGTATTACCTAAAAATACTAATATATATAACATGGTCAAGAAAGGACAACCAATTCAAGAAGGTGATCCTTTACTAATATTCCAAAATGCGTTTGAAGAAGACGATGTAAATACTCTATTAAAGAATTTAGTAGATGATGAGAAGGAGATATCAGACTTAGGAAGGATACGTTTAAAATCTAAAATTACTGGATTTGTAGAAGATATTAAAGTATATAGAACAGTAGAAAAAGATGAGTTATCAGATTCTTTAAGAAAGACAGTAAATGAATTAGAAAAACCTAATAATAATATTAAAAAATCTATGGCTAAGTATTCTGATTTAAATTCTAATGTAATACAATCTACTGATAAACTAGAAGCTACAGGAAAATTAAAAAATGCTAAAGATGGAGTATTAATAGAATTTTATTTAAAATATTTAGATCAAATGTCTATAGGAGATAAATTAATCTATTATTCTGCATTAAAAGGTGTAACTAAAACTATTTTCCCTTTAGATAAAGAGCCACATACTGATTTTAGACCAAAAGAAAAAATACATTCGTTATTATCAATGGGTTCTGTTTCAGGACGTATGGTGTGTAGTATTAAGCTTAACTTAGGTTTAAATAAAGTATTAGTAGAAATGGATAGAAAAATTAAAGATAAACTTGGAATTAAATGGACAAATTTAGATGAATAGACAAAAAAAAATAAAGAAGATGCATTATGCATCTTCTTTTTACTTTAACAAATTATTTTGCTACTTGATTTAAATCTTCACTATAATAATTATATACTAATTGTAATGTTTTCTTTTCTTTATCTCTAGCAATTTTATCTAATTTAACATTTGCCATAACGTTTAATATTATTTCTATTCCAAGTATAGCTAAGAATACTACTATTGTTTTAATAGATATATATTCATGTCTAATAAAGTCTCCGAATGAATCTGCTAATACCCAGAATATAAACATAGTTGTTATAGCTATAACTTTCCCTGTTAAATTTCTAAACTTTCTTATTGACATATTAATCCATCCTCTCAAAATAAGTTTTATAATTTTATATTAAATAAAGATAACTTATAACTTTATTCTATTAATATAATATATAACTTATTTTATTAACTTTTACATATCTTCTTCTATAGTATACTCTTCTAGTACTTCATCCACAGATTCTTCTTCTGGATTTTGAATATTATAGTATACAGGTTCTAAATAACTGATCATTTCTTTTATAGGCATTTCCGAAATGTTTATAAAATCATCCCTCAGTGATAATGCTAATATCCTTACCTCTGCCTGTGCTGCACTATCAGTTCTGAGTTCTAAAAACTTAATGAAACTTTTAAATGTAAATGTCATATATAAAGATGTAGTGCTATTATTAGGCAAATATGCTCTTGCATCTTCTTTTAATAATGCCTTATTTTCTGTTAATTGAGGATATATATTCATCATAATATCACCCAATTCTTGAAGCGTAAACATTTTGTATGATTTAGCAGAAGTGGCTGGGATATCAAAAGATATTTTATATTTCTTTGTGTTATCATATTTCTCAGGTTTAAATTTACCAGGTGAATTAAATTTAAATTCACCTGAAGAATAATCTACATATCTTTGTGATAATTGAGTTATTCCAACCCTGTGTCTTGTTAATTGTTGAGATATTATTCTAGATACATCTTTTATTAAAATAGTAATTGAACACATGCTAAGAATATCCCTTTTTGTGAATATATCTGGAATTACATCTCTTATTTTATATAACGGATCAGCATTCAATATATTATAACTATCTCTTATTAATGGTTCAAATCTTTGGGTTATACCTAATTCTCTCTCCGAAGGTTCTATAGAAATTTTACTTTGTAATTCCCCTTCATTTAGTATCCAATCATCTGGTTCTGTATCCAATGGAAATTTCCTCTGATCCATTATACCAGCTTCTATAAAGTCCATAAAATAACAACTACTTGTACCATATAATAAATTTAATATTTCCCTGGATATTTTATTTTCTGCGTTCTGTATTTCCCTAAAGATATGTTTGTATGCCCTAATACTCCCTCCTATTAAAAGATATCCTATACCGTCTTTTTCCTTATATTTAGTTTCCAGATATCTGCATACATCTAATACTTCAACTAAATCTTCAGACATATCTTTAGAAAATTCCAATAGCATAACAATATTAGAATGTTCTAAAATAGATTCATGTCCTGATTTTAATCTAGTAGCTATATATTTAGCTTTATTTTCATAAGTGTCTTTATTATCCTTATTATAACATATTTTGCATGCATCATGTACTAAATTTACATGATCATTCATATGTATAATAGCACCTTTTACTATTCCTGTTAGTTTACTCTCCTCTTTATTTTTATTAAAAATCCTATTAAATATTGCTTTGATATTATTTTTATTCATTATCCTTACCTCCAAATTATTTATATTTATTATAAAGTTACATAGACAGTAAAAAGGTAGTACAACTATGTGTACTACCTTTTTGGCAACTTGCGATTTAAATTTAATATAAATGTAGACGGGGTAATATTATTTATTATATTGTTATTTGATTAATTATTTAAATATGTTATTATATTCACATATTGTTAAAATGTCATTAAAAATTTCTTCTTCTGTTCTAATACTATTATTATCAGTACATTTTACTACTTCATAACCCATAATATCTATTACTGTTTTTGAACTTTCTTCTACTAATTTCATAAAATTATAATTATTTTCATGTTCATCTTTCTTACCATTAGTTTTCAATTTTCTTTTTTGCATCAATTCATAAGAGATGTCTATAGGCATATCCATAAATATACATAAATCTTCTTTTGGAAGGTCTAAGTGGAAATATTCAACCTTACAAATATTTTGAATAAAATCATGTTCATTATACTCCTTCTTGAAGATATTATAATCCATTTTATAATATTTATCATACTCTGGTACTTTTTCATAATCTAATTTATAAAGATCAGTCTCTATACCATATAGCATTCGTCTATAATTATAAACATGTTTTGCTATTTCTTTAACTTTTGCAGTCTGAAATGTTAAATTTGAACCTATATATCTATCAAATATAATATACCATCCTTTTTCTAATAATTTATTTATTTCTAATTTAATTATAGAGTCCATTCTGTCTAAAGAATAGCAGTATGAAGCTTTATATGGATCAATATAAGATGCATTTCCATATGCCCCTGCTAAATACTCTTTTATAAAAAATGAAGATGGTGAATGATAATTTGGAAATGAAAAATGTAATACTTTATTAGTTATATTACTATTTATATAGTGTTCTAATTTAATTGAATTTGTTTCTTTGAAGGAATAATCTAATCCCTCGAATACTATTAATTTACCTTTCATAGTTAAATCCCCCTTTTGGTTTTAAATAATTACTTTATTGTTTTACTATGAATAAAAAATAAAAAAAAATAAAGATAGGTTCCAAGCCTATCTTTAATCTTTCTATTTTTACAGATATAGAAAATTCGATCCTTTATAACTATTTTTATAATATAAAGGCATTATTGTAATCTTTCTATCTGATTCTTTATCATTCATTTGTATGATGGTATCTCGTGCTTCACAGATGTCTACATTATTTTTAAAATCTATTTTAAAAATATCTAGTATATCATTATTCACATATTCTATAGTTAATGCGGATTGGGCTAATTCAATTTTTGTTATTAACCAATCTCTTCCTGTACTTATTCCACGTGAACGTATATCAACATATACTTTATTATTATCTTTAGGCATTATTACTTTGAGTATATAATAATATGCAAAAGAAGCTTTAATTTCTGCACTTGATAATTCTGTTGAAAAATTATCTCTATTTATTTCAAATCTAGATAGTGCATATTTTTTATGAGATAATAGTGATGATAATAACGATAAAAACATATATTTATTAGTATCATTAGAATTATCATTTATATCTTGTAACATATGTTCTAATTTGCCTAAAATACTTTTTATCTCTAAATCTGTTATATTATCATGATCTAAAGTACTAGAGATAGATATATATCCGTTTATAAAATCACTTATTTTATCTAAATCATATTCCCTTTCATCATAATGCAATTTGTTGTTATTCATAAATATTGCCACCCTTCAATAAAAAATTATATATTTGAAATAGAATATCCTATTCTAATATATAATATATAATTTAGATATCGTAATTTAGCAATGTATATTTTTAATCTATTATTATCTTCTTTATATTTAAACTTTTCTTAAGTTGTTCTAATTCATCGTCTGGTATTATAAAATTAGATTCCTTATATTCACCGAATATTATATCTTTAGGAACATAGAAAAGTTTTACGTGCAATATATTATCTTCTATATGTACTTTCTTAATACTTTTATTTTCTAAAACTGTTATAATTTCAGATACTTGCTCTCCTAAAACATTTTGATGTTCATTAATTGTCATTATATACCCTGTGCAAAAAGATACTAAAGCACATACGACAATAATAACTATAATTAATTTTTTTTTCATATTTTTTCCTCCTTTTAGATATTATTATTTTGTTTTATGCCTTTTATTAAATAACCAAATTACCATTATTTTATAAATTTGGTTATTATAAAAAATAAACTAGAGGTTAGCCTCTAGTTTAGATTATTTGATATTTATTTTATTTCATATACTATATATTCGTTCTCTTTAATTAAATTTATTTTCTGTTCAATTGCTAAATTTTCTAAATTATTTAATGTTACACAATTTTTACATTTCATTTTATTATCTTCTTTATCTAATACAAGATATTCTTTATTATCACATTCGCATTGTCCATTCAACAACATTTTTAATATTCCATCCAAATCATCAAAGTTTTTATTAAATTCTTCTGTTTGCATGTCATAAAATTTATATTTCTTTTCATTTTCTCTTTGTTTACGACTTCCATAATAATATTCACTATCATGAGCTATAGCATAAGTAGTGCCTTTATTGTCGTAATATAGTTCTATATTTCCTACATCAGCGGATGTAGAACCAATGATTTCTAAATCATTTATCAATGTACCTAATTCTTCTACTTCCATCCCGTCTATTTCTCTAAATACACCTATTAATTTTTCCATAATTAATCTCTCCCTTTTATTTTTATTCAATATTATAATATATAATTATAAATATATTTATCCTATCTGCTTATAATTATATATTTCCATTATGATATACACTAGTACAAGAACAAGATATAATTTTACTATTTTGAGAGTATAAAATTATATCTGAAGGATCAGAAATACAAATGCAAATTATTTGATTATCAATCTTTTTGTGTATAGTTATTTTCTCAGTAATTGATATTATATTGTCTTCTGTTGATATATTAATTGAATAAGGTGTTGTACCTGGTATATTATCATGTATAATAATTACAATAGATTTTTTGTCTGGTGATACTACATATTCTATTCTTGGAGCTAATGAAAATGAAAAATAATTATATTTATATAAATCACCTATATTGTGTACTATAGTTAAAAAATGATCTTTTTTACCATTAATGCGTATAAACTTATCTATTATAGCTATTATATCTTCAGCACGTTTCGATAATATCATTTCTATATTAAATTTACTATTCATACTTTGCATGACTAATTCTATATTCATCATCAATCCTTTACATAATTCACTATCATTTTCTAACTCTGAAAAGTTATTTTCATACATACATAATTGTTTGTATATATTTTTTATTAGTAAAACGCCAAAGGTTCCTTCCCATTCTATAATACTATCTTTTAGAAAATCCTTTATTATATTATAATTATATTCTTTTCCTTGATAGCTTATTACTTTTTCCATAATTAAATCTCTCCTTTTTATTTTCTATATAAGTTCCATATCTAATTTAATAGTGCATGTAGATAATTCATTTTCATAATACTCTTCCAGTAACTTTTCTATTGTCATTGGTATTATTTTAACTTGAAATTTATCTGAGATTATTTCAAGTATATCATCAGTTATTTCAATTCTAGAATTGAAAAACGATATATTAACAATCCTCTGTGCAGAAAATTGATTTCTACTGAATAATGATATAAAATTATTTATATCAATGTCTATCATTGGAGATATAAATAATTTATAACTAGTTGAATCTTTTGTTGTATATCGTATAAATAAACATTTACCATCTAAATGTTGCTTATGGTTACTTATCTTAAGATAATTATTTTCTTCCTCATTATAAATACAAGAATCTATGTCTACATTATTAGAAACTCTATTTAAAGAATTTATTATTGTATTCATATATGCATTTATCATTATTTCATCACCTTTGATTATATCAAAATTATGAAGTCTTATAAATTTAATTATAGCATTTATGTTATTTTCGGTTTGTTGATGTTCGAATCTCCAATCTATTTTTTCTAAATCCTCTATCAATTTGTTTAAGTCATAATTCTTTCCTTTATAATTTATTATTTGTAATTTTGGTTTCTCCATAATTAATCTCTCCTTTTATTTTAAAAATAAAATTTACCTTTATCTCTCATTAAATTTAATTTATTTATATATTTAACACTATGACTATATTGTCTTTGCAGTAGTTTTAATTCGCCTTTAATTTGATTATAATAAACCCTCATATCTTTTCTACTACCTTTAGGTAATGAATTTAATATTTTATATATTTCAAATTCATTTATCATTTTTTCTTTTATTAATATAGCCTTTATTTTTGCTTGTTCTTTCTGAATTAAAACTGTATAAGTTAAGAAATATAAAATATTTGCTATTTCGTCTTTTACAAATATTTTATATTTAATCATAAAAATTTGTTTCTTTCTATTTTTACACCATACAATAATATAATTTCCTTTTTCATTATACTCATAATGGATAGCATTTTTTGAATGATGTTTATCATTCAAATCTATCCAGAATGTTTTTACGATATGTGGTTTATAATTTTGTAAAGTATCAAATAATACTTTAAAATCAGATATGTTTCCATCAACCATAATTAATCTCTCCTTTTTTATTTTTTAGAAATGTATTAGAAGATTAGAAATAATCTAATCTTCTTTTTAAATAAATTAAAATCTCACGAAGTGAGATTTATCAGCCTCCCCTTCATGTCTTCTAAAACATGAATAATTTACATTTATATTGTATTTATAATAATGAATTATAAATTAATTCAATGTTTTATACTTTGTAAAAATGTACAAGCTCCCTTATTTATAAAAGTCCATAGAGAAGACATAGCAATCTTCTCTATCTACAAGAACATAATCGTTCATAGATATCAGTACTCTATTTTCGTCAAATAATAACTTACGTATTATATTATTTAATATTTGGCTATTAGTATTAAATTCACCATGAAGTTTTAAATACTCAAATGTATTTGGTTCTATATTGCTTTTTATTATTATATTAAACGATTCTTTCATAGCAGTTATAGCATCATCATCTGTAAATAATAAATCAGTAACCTTTCTAATATAAAAGTTTTCAATAGTTTCTTCCTCATATATAATTGTATCTATATCTAATTTAGTCATAGGTTTTTTTATGTATAACCTATCTGAATCCATTAATGTCGTTAAAAGATTAGTATTATCATCCATATATTTTAATGCTAAATTATATGCTATATTTTTTATATCTGCATTATTTTTTTGTCTATCATATTTATAATTTAAAAAGTATAATCCAGATATAATCTCGTTTATTATAATTGATTTAATTAAAATCATTTTTTCATATTCGCTATGAATATTATGTGCATGATCAATAATATTATTTATATCTATTACTATAGTATTTACAAATATACATGATAAATTTTTACACATATCATAATCTTTTTCATTAAATAATAGCTGTATTGGAATTGCTATATTTAATTCGTCCTTCACTGTTCTAAATACCTTTTGTGCTAATATTTTTAAATTGAACATAATATCCTCGTTCAATTTAAGTCTAGTTGCCTTTTCATGCTTAAGTTTAATAATGTTATTCATTTGTAATCCCCCTCAAAAATATATTTTTTTATTCAATATTATAATATATCATTGTATTATGCTTTACCATTTTTTCTATGTTCCTAGAAAAATGGTTATAATTATATATTATAGTAATGAATAAATATAGAAAATATTAAAGGAGAGATTAATATGAATAAATTAATAGTAGATCCAAATAACTATAGTATAGTATCAATTTCAAATGAGACATCCTTTGAAGAAACAGAGACTGATAAACTATGTAGACATATACTAGGTTTATTTAGTGATCTTAAAGATTTAGAGATAGAAATTGATGTGGATAAATATAACAATTTTGAAGCATGTTTTCGTACAGAAAAAATAAATAATAAAAAAAGACAATATAAATATATTATAAATCTTAGACCATTTCAAGACTGTTTTAAAAAGGGAAGCATTTGTAGAAATAGTAGAGAAATTATAGAAGGTTTGGAGATAGATGAACTTTTAAGAATAAATAGTATTGATGAAAAATATAAATTTAAAGTTTACTATTTATTTTATATATTACATGAAATTGGACATATTAAGCATTTTAATATAAATGAACGATATATCAATAAATTAAAATTGGCAGATGTGTCTCTAGATTGTTCATTGCGTCAAACTTATTATAATGCTAATAAGAAACATTCTTATACGATATATCAATATGGATTATTCGAATCCCAAGCAAATTTATTTGCATTTAAATATTTCACATATATTTGGAATAATGTATTAAAAAATACAAATTTTCTTAATATGTAAAAATATAGGCTTGTACATTTTTACAAAGTACAAAACATTTAAATATTTATATTTAAATTATATAAATTTAATATATAAGTATAATGATGTAAATATTCATGTTTCTACAATACATGATGAGAGGATTGTCAAATCTCACTTCGTGAGATTTTAAAGGAGGAATAAAAAATGAAAGATTCTAAAATAAATCTAAATAATAAGTGGTTTACTATAGAACGAGATCATTACAAATGTAAATTATGTAAATTCTATTATAAAATATACAATGAAACTGAACCCAGTAAATGTCCTAATTATAATCATAGTACTAAAGATGAACAAAAGAATATCAATAAAAATAAATAATATATTAAATAAACTAGGGAAACAATCTCTAGTTTATTTTTTGTGTATTTACATAAGATAACATTCATATAATTATGAAAGGAGTGATACTATGAGAGATCCACAAAATATTCAACAAGTCGAATATAATGGAAATAAAATAAGTATAGTTAAAATGGACGATATACCTCCATTTGATATTCCAGACTATGACCTATTAGATAGTAAAGAACTTAGTAAATATTTTGATGATATTGAAAGAAAAATAATAAGAAATTCATTTGAATATAGACAAATGGTGAATTTCTTAAGAGAAAATTTAGATATGAATAAATGTAGTTTCTATCAGAATGTAAATAATATAGATACATTTAAAATAAAAATACATTTACATCATGAACCATTTACATTATATGATTTAGTTACTATAGTGTATAATAAGAGATTATTTTTCCATGAATGTTTAGAAGCAGAATTAGTAGCTAAAGAAGTTATGTACCTACATTACAAATTAATGGTAGGTCTTATACCTTTAGCAGAAACTGTACATGAATTAGTACACAATAGCTATTTATTTGTTCCTATGGATAAAGTATTTGGAAATGTACAAGAATTTATAAACATGTATGAAGATTTTATGTCTCCAGAACAATTAGATTTACTAGAAAGAAATCGACAATATACTAAAACTTACTGTGAAGAATTATCAAATAACCATATCCTAAATAAAAACTATATATATTTAGATTTAACAGGTGCATATGATATTCCTACATTAGAAGAAGTAGTAGATTCTATGAATGCGAAGATAAAGGAGATAAAAGGGGATACCTCATCTATATATGTAGAAGAGAAGCCAAAAAAACAATTACAGCAGATGGTATCTTTTGGACAAGCACCTGATAGTGTTTTACCTGATAAATAAAATCTTAAACTATTTATTATTATGCACCTATATATTATTTATATTTATTATTTTTTATATATTTTTTTACATGAATATAGATGACTAAAATAGATATAATAAACATTATATTAATTAATCTATAAAGGAGGAATAAAAATGGCAGATTTATTTACTAAAAGTATAATTGATATTTTAAATGAAGCATCAGATTGTGAAGCTTGTTCTAATGAAGAATTAGAACTTGATGGGGAATTAGAAGATGAATACGATGATGTAGAAGAATTAGAAGACGATATAGAATATACTGAAGAAATGGTTAATGTAATATTACAAGAATCAAATTCACAAACTAAATATTTGATAGAATATGATAATCTTTGCAAATTGATGGAGTCTAAACGCATGGATATAAAGGAGGCTATGATATCAGTTTGTGAGCATAACCAAATTTCATTCAGTCACGCATACCTTGTATTAGAATCCGATGAAACTTTCGCAGAAGCATTAAATGAAGCAAAAGCATCAATAAAATATGCAAATAACCCGATAGATAAAACAAAAAATAAAAAGAAAGTAGGAAAGGTTTACGATACTTTCAAGGATATAAAGAATAAAGGAATAAAAGTATTAAAGAAAAAATCTAAGAAAAAATAATTATATAACATATATTTAAAAAATATAATATTTTTTTATTTTCCTTTCTAAGTTATATTTAAACCAGATATATAAATGAATATAGTTTTCTATATTCATTTATATTATTTTAATATCAATATAACAATAAAGTGAATTAGAAATTATTCATTTATTCTATTTCATAATTAATCTCACTTCGGTAAAGTAGTATATCGTTATGATATACTACTTTTTATTATTAAATAATAATGCTATAACATATAATTGAATAGCAAGTTTCATACTTAACCTCACCCTAAAGTTTTTATGATTTGAAATCAAATATAAAAGATAGAGATTAGTTTCTCTATCTTTTATACTGTCTAAATATATACATAATTATATATTATAATAATGAAATAAACAATAAATTAATATTAAAAAATTTAAAGGAGGAATAAGTATGAAGTTTTATTTCGATACAGAATTTACACAATTAAGAAAAGAAACAACATTAATCTCTGTAGGTATATTATCAGAAGATTATTCATGTTCTTTTTATGCAGAATTAACAGATTTTAATCAATCTTTATGTGATGATTGGATAAACAAAAACGTTATAGATAATTGTATCTATATATCTAGAAAAGGAAAACAACAATATATATTTAATAGAACTATAGAAAGCTCTGAAACAAATAATATATCAATATGTGGAAATAGAGAAGAGGTTTCGAAAGAATTAGTAAGATGGCTTTCGAGATTTAGTGAAATTCAATTTGTAGCAGATGTATGTAATTATGATTTCGTATTATTAATAGATCTAATCACAAATGGTGGTACCGCATTCGACTTACCAGCGAAAATATCACCATATTGTCATGATATAAATCAAGATATCGCTGATTTTCTATCTATATCTGATAGTGCAGCATTTGATGTAAATAGAGAAGAATTGGCTTTGAAAATAAATCCATATTTAAAATTAAATGAAAAGTCTAAACATAATGCATTATACGATGCAAGAATGTGTGCTATTGTTTACAAATCAATAAAATAATATATAGGAAGTGAATCTAAATGGGAATGTATTTTTATAAAGGTGTACCTTTATTTAATTATCATACAAGATTTAAAGACACTGACATTACTGTATATAATGGATATATGGGTCATAACATAAAATGGTTAATAAATGATTTAGAACAACAATTTACAAAATATAATAATAAAAATACAATATTAATTAATCCAGATAATGGAGAGATATGTGTATATGATAAAAATGAAAAACAAGAATTAAAATTTCAAATAGAAGATAGCAAAGATTATCAAAATTTGAAAAATATTATTATAAATAATATGAATACAGTATGTATAGATCATACTGAAAATTATCAGCTATGTTAAATAAAGAACTTTAAGTTCTTTAATATAAAAAATGAAAATAGGGGGAGAAGGAAATGAAAATATTTAATTGTCAAATCGTAAAAGGAGAAATAGTAGATATGTATGGAAGCGGTGTTGGTGAAGCACCCCAATATTTACTATTAGTGGAAGATAATGAGCATGAAGGATTAGACATAGAACCTTCAAAAATAATCTATTTAACAGAAGATTTAGCAGATGATGTAAAAGATATACATTATCAAATAATCGATGCTATGATAGATATGCTATCAGAAACAGAAGTAAATAATATAAGAATTAATAACTCTGAGTCAGCAATTGTTATAGGAGGTGCTGAAATTACGAGGAGGAAAAGTATTCTGTAAGGAGAAAAATATGAATTATGAAGACATATTTAATAAAAATACATTAAATATATTTACTGATGCTTCAATCAGTAAAATAGGAAATGAAACAGTTGGTTGTAGTGGTTGTATAGCCACTACAACTGATAATTATGGAAAATCGATAATAGTAGATGAATTTTATTTTATAAATAGAGATACTACTAATAATGATTCAGAATTAAAAGCTATACATGCTGGTATATATAAAGCTATACAGTATAGAAATAATTATAAACAAATTAATTTATTCTCTGATTCTCTTGTTTCAGTTAAGGGATTAAAAGAATGGATATTTAATTGGATTAATAATATGAAACTAGGAGTATTATACGGAAGTTCTGGAGAAGTGAAAAATCAAGAATTAATAAAATCTATTATATCGGATATAATAACTTCTCAATTACAAATTAAAATTTATCACCAAAAAGGTCATATAAAAATCAATGATTATGATGATTTATTAAAAGCTCAAAGAATATTTTTAAGGGAGAACAATATTACTGCTCCTTTAGAATTAATTAAAGATTTATGCTATTACAATGATATTGTAGATAATACAAGTAGACAACGATTATTAATATATGTAAGTGACAAAACCCAATCACTTCAGTTACAAAAAAATCCTATAAGTCATCTTATAGATACAACAAGAATAAGGAATGAATATAGAATATTGGTTAAGTAAAGGAGATTTTTATTATGAAATCAGAAGACTTATATAAAATGGATAAAGCCTATGAATTATTAGAAGAATGTGAACCAACATATAAGAGCTTAGATATACTTATATGCTTAAACAAACCATTATTTATTATGTATTTTTCTAGTATTGATATCTTATTAAATAATGATGAAAAATATAATCGGTTTAACACTGCTATTGATAATTTAACTAAACCAATGTATGATATTTTATCAACAGTAGAGCATAGTATTGATAAAGAAAAAATAATGAATATGAAAGAACTTTTAAAGATATGTATAATACATGAAGTATTATGTTTAGTATCATCTGAAGAAGTATTCGATAAGCCATCTTCTATGAATTGTTTAGATAATTTAGTAAATAGTATTTTTACTGGGTTTAGTAAAATAAAAGGTTATTTTTAGCTTATATATATTTAAGAGAAATGTAAAATATAGGTTACTACAAAAGTAGTAACCTATTATTAATATTAAAAATAAAGGGAGAGATTAATTATGAATAAACAACAATTAAAGCCGATGGTAAAATTTGAAGATAATTTACAGTATAAGAATACAACTTATACAGCAGAAACAATGTATAGTAAAATAGCACAAATTTATACTAATGAGAGATTATTAGAAAGTGGTTATCCAGAAAATGAATTAATGTTAAACCACAGGAGAATGTGTTTAGAACAAACTTTTAGAAATAGAGTTCAATTTTTATTAATGCAAGTTATTGAGAGCTTTAATAATAAGGTATATGAAGTGAACTCTTTATTAGAAAAAACAAAAAGTGGATTCACAATCTATAGGTCACATACAGGAACATTAAATGGATATATAGAGTCTAAATTTGATTATATATATGATGTATATAGTTATATGCATATATTAAATAATCCGATAACAATTAGTGACATATCATTAACTTTATCTACACTGATGTATAATGCAATAAATATATCAGTGCAAATACCTGAAGACATGAGAGATATCTATTATAATGAGATGTATGAGGTTAAGTTTGATAAATATATGCATAATGTAGATCCAAATATATTATTATCATTTGAGCAATATAGGACAAACTTAAGTAAATACTTTACAATGCTAATAATGAAAATGTTCGAGCAATTATGTGGAGAAGTAAAAACAATTTATTTAGATGCAGGATATCCTAGATATGCGGAACCTTGTAAGTTCTGTTCAGAAGAAGAACCATCTAGGGCAATACAATTACATCAACCAGTAAAAACAATTGAAGCAACAGAAGGAAAAAAACGTAGATATAGAAAACTAGATATTCCATTATTTGAAGAATTGGAAAAATAATTATCTGAATTTATTAAGGAGAATTAATTTACTATGAATACACAAGTTTTATTTTCTAGTAATGATCAAACTTGGGAAACACCTTTAGAGGTGTTTTCCAAATTAAATAATGAGTTTAATTTCACATTAGATGTATGCTGCACCATGTATACTACTAAATGTAAAAAATTTTTTACCCCAGAACAAAATGGATTAATTCAAGATTGGAGTAATAATGTATGTTGGATGAATCCACCTTACGGAACGGAGATACCTATTTGGATAGAAAAAGCTTATAATGAAAGTTTAAAAGGAGCTATCGTGGTTTGCTTAATTCCAGCTAGAACAGATACAAAGTATTGGCATAATTTTTGTATGAAATCAGCTGAAATTAGATTTATAAAAGGTAGATTAAAATTTGGTAATTCAAAAAATTCTGCACCATTTCCAAGTGCAATTGTGATTTTTAATAATAAAATAAATGAATTAACTGTATCTAGTTATACAGTATATGGTAGATTAATTAATTTTAAGCTTCCAAAAATGGTAAGATACTTATATTAATTTATATTATAATCATATATTATATATGTAGGAAATAAATATAAATTTAATATAAATGGAGGGGATTAAATGTTTTATCAACAATCTCCTATAGCTATGAATATGGGTGGTAATATGAATCAAGGATTTATACCACCCAATCCAATTAGTAATGTAGCAATAGGTAGTAACGGGTATAATGGAATAGGAAATATGGGTTCTTATTATACAGGAACTTATAATAATTATTATAATCCATATATGGCAATGAAACAGCAAGAAGCAATGAAAGCTGTATATATGGAAGAACAAAGACAACAAGTTGATATTATGAAAACAATATCAAAAAATGTAAATAAATCTTATGGGACAGAAGTTGATGATATATTTCTAAAACGCTATGATCCTGTCGATATAATTCAACAGAATAGAGATCCTGAAATAGATATAAATATAAGATTAGCCAATGCACGTGCTGAAGCACAGTATGGAAGAAATCCAGAAGTAGAAGGGTACATTTACGCAATTAATACGATGTATGATAAATCTAAAGAAATGTATCCAGATAGTATGGGTATATATGAATTTAATAAGATATCTTCTGAAATAAATTTACAATATTTAGAAGAAGAATATAGAGAGAAACAAAGAAATGTTGGGACACTATATAATAGATCTCAATATAATCAGCTTATATCAGAACATAGCAAAGCAAATAATTCATTTAGTAATGTTTTTGGAAATACAAAAAACATTAATTCTATAGATGATTTAGAAGTTACATTACCAAGTCATTTAAGTAATGAACTTGCAGCTCGAAGAGAAATGTTTATGAAAAGTATAATGGGTAAATAAGGGGGAATATAATATGGCAAGAGTAGATTTATTAAGTGTATTATATTCTAAAGAAAAATCACCATTAGAATTTAAATTCGATTCAATGTGGATGCCATCAATGTATAATTATCTTACGCAACAGGATATACAAGCATTGTATAATATAGCATCCTCTATTAGATATAGTTCTAAGATAGAATTAAAATATAAACTCATAGATGATATTATGACAGTAAGAGGATTTAAGAAATTTGCCTCTGGAACTAATAGAGTAGTTTATAGTTATTTAGAAGACCAATCATTTTTAGTAAAAATAGCAATAGATAGAGTTGGTCTTGGAGATAATCCAGCAGAATATAAAAATCAATTTTTATTAAAACCTTTTGTATCTAAAATGTTTGAATGTAGTCCATGTGGGACTGTAGCATTTGTAGAAAGATTAGAGCCCATAACATCTAGACAAGAATTTTTATCTATAGGCGAAGATATATTTAATTTATTAAATGAATTTATTATAGGTAAATATGTATTAGAAGATATAGGAAGTAAATATTTTATGAACTATGGATTGCGTAAAGGATTTGGTGTATGTCTCTTAGACTATCCTTATGTGTATGAATTGGATGGAAATAAACTGTATTGTAATAAGCAAGAACTTGAAACAAAGAATCTTTGTGGAGGAGAAATAGATTATGATGCAGGATTCAACAATTTAATATGTAGTAAGTGTGGCAAAAGATTCAAAGCCAAAGATTTACAACAGTCTGTTCAAAATAAATTAATTTTATTAAAAAATGAAGGAGAGATTGATATGAAAATTAAAGTTAGTTATCGTGGAGAAGTAATAAGAGAATTTAATTCATCTGATGAAAGTGATGTTATTGTTAGAAAGCAAAAACAGCAATCACAACCAACAATGAATGTAAAAGTAAATGGAGTTCCGATAGGGGGTCCAAAAACTCCGATTAACAATGTAAGAGAGTCTGCTTTTATCAATAAAAATAGACACGATATAAAGGGAGATAAAAAAAGATATGCAGAAATGGGAAACGCTAAATCAGTTCAAAAAGATAATACACAAGAAATAAAAAATCAAGTATCCCAGGCAGATTCTAAACCTGAAACTATAGAAAAAACAGATAATATATATACTATTGCGGTCAAATCTGATCCTCTTAAAGTTCCTACAATAGATGCAGCAACTTTAAATTCTATAGGATTATTAGATAAAGATTTTGAAGAAGAGGACTCATCGAATAAAGAAGAAGATAAAGACTTAGCAGCTAAATATTACGATGAGTATAAAGATTTTGAAGAAGAGGATAATTTTCAAAAAATTAAAAAGAATAAAATTATAGATAGATATTAATGGGGGGATCATTATGTTATTCAATGGATCTATCTTTGTAACGACAGATTTAAATGTTGTTAGAAATAATTTTACAACAAGTAAAGTCGTTGTAATTGGAGATAATCAGCCAAGCAACCAAGAATTAGTAACATCGGTTGGCGGAGTATTAGCAAGTGTATTGCTACCTCCATATCAATCTATGGAAGCATATTTAGATAATAGAAAAGAAGATTTTATAAATCTATACTATGCATACTTATTTAGTCGAGAAACATTGGCGTTATTAGCAGCTCTGGTGAGAGCTATAATGAATGGTACAAACATTCTTATCTATATTAATGCGGATGAATATAATATGTATTTTGAAGCATTGTATAATTTTATAGCAATAAATTTTGGAATATTTATTGGAACTGGAACAAACCAATTTGGATTTTCAAACAATCCAATTCACATTAAATTTATTTGTGATACTTTATATTTAAATGAATTTTTAAGTATACCAGAATTATTTGCATTATATCCTGCAGATGCAGATTTTCTTCAAGAAGTTGTTGTTAAATTAATAAATGAGTTAAATCCATATGTTGCAGATACTTCTTTTGAAGGTTATTGTAATTATTTTAGAAACTATAGAAATCAAATGTTAGCGAATAATGGTTCGTTCTTAAAACCATTGGTGCATAAATGTTAGTATTTGGTGACTATACATGTTTGAAGCCAGTAATGAAGAATTTCTTTATATTTAATCTGGCTTCTTCATTAGAAGGTTTCGAAAGGGTAGATATAATACCAAGATTTCAAATGGAATATTCAAATAGAGATTTTGATGTGCTATATGCAAAATATATAATGGAAACAGATTCAGTGTTTTATGAATTTATGAAAATAATAATTTCATTATATAATGGATTTGATGTATTTATATTAACTAATAGAAGCGGATTTTATGAGGATATTATAGAATCCCTTCAAAAGTTAATTCAGCAACGATATGGTATAATATCTAATATTATAAATGAACCAGATGATTGGAATTATGTCCAAGAATCTTGTTTTAATATTAATGGTTTATATAATTTAGATATAGACAAAGAAAGATATGCAGTGATGTTTACAAATTTAAATTTAGATACTATACTAAAGTCATTGTAAAATTAATAAAGTTAGAGATTATCTCTAACTTTATTTTTTCGGAGGTTTTTAAATGAGTAATTTATTATGGAATAAAGTAAATTATACTGCAGATATAGAATATATAATATCTAGTTATATTAGAGAATATGATATAAAAAAGGCAAATATAAATATTTTATATAATAAAGGAGTATTGACTAAGAATCAATATGAATATTATCATAGTTTAGAAAAGAAAAAAAGAGAAGTTAGTATAGGTTGTTTATTAAGAGATAATCCTCAATATAATAAAGTATTAATTGATGGTATAAAAGAATATAAACAGAAATTCTTTGAAGCCAATAATATTAAATTTGAGGAAGTATTATCAATAAAAAATGATGCTGTATTTATAATAAATAAAATCCCTAATATAACTGTATTTGATAATAATGTAGAATTTGTAAATAAAAATATATTTACGTCTTATTATAAATTAGGTCCAAATAAATCTGATATTGAAGCTTATTATTATTATGATATGGTTAATAATACTGAAAAAATAGATATTAAAGGTATCAAAGATGAAAAAATATATTTACATGAAGATTACTTTTTAGAATTTTTAAAAGTATGTTTTTGTTCTGCTCAATCTGAAGGCATAAAACCTACTATAGATTTAATATCATCATTTTATAATAGATATATTAATTTGCAATTAGATATAGGATATTATAGAGAATTTAGATCAGATTGTTGTTACACATTAAAAGGATTAAGCCAATATAGTATATTTAAATCTTTTAATTTGGAAGAACATAATAAACAATATGTAAATATTATAGTTAATTTAAATATAATTAGACAACTTCATAAATACTTTTCTCAAATTTATTTTTCTAATAGTAGATAAAAAAGGATAGCGTTAAATCGCTATCCTTTATTTTTTATATGTTGCAACTTCCTGTCCATTGTTATTTTCAATAACATATTGCATTACTCTTAAATATACCTTCTCATTTATAAGTTCACCTAAACCGTCTTTATTATAAATTAATGATAATTTATCGATCATAGCAGGTGATATTGTATTCAGTATCTTATAAGATACATGTTTAACTATTTCTGCTTCTGATTTAGAATCTATATAATGTGTATCTTTAAATGCTTCATTCAAAGCCAAATATTCTAAAAAACATTCTTCTATTAAAGAAGGTAATAATGCAAAGTCTTCAGGTGTGATTTTATAATTTACATTTATCATATAATAATCCTGTCTGATTTTTTTACTCTCATTTCTTGATGATACTATTAAATACCATGAAAAAGTTAATATAAAAATAATTGAAGTTATTAAAGCTAAAAATAATAATTGTTCTAAAATATTCATAAATAAATTCCTCCTAAATATATATATTATTATCTATTTAAACAAGACCAGTCCAATATTCTATCCCTTACTTGAAGAAGATCTGCATCTACTGAACCACCGTTTTGTATTGCTCTTTTAATATAAAATAATATTTTAAATGCTATATCCTGTGTTAAACCTGTATTATATCTTAATAGAAAATCATACCAATTTCCAAAACACATATCTGGATGTATAAAGAAATCGGGATTATTATGATATAATTGATGTGGCGTTAGTGATAGCATTACCAATTGTATACGATTATTGATATGTTCATGTTTTAAAAGAGTAACTAAATCAAAGGTAGTTATTTTGCCTTTAGTATTTAAAACATGTTCTGTGATAATTACAGCTATATCAAATATGGTAATCATATTATGATGCATTTCTACTTTAGCCATTGTATCTGCAACTATGCTAGAATGGAATTGGCATCTATCGAATCCTAATCCATAAAGGTAACCCTTATAATGTTTATAAGTCCTACTATGCCTAAATCTAGCTATTGCATTTTCTATAAATCTTTTATAAGATTCGACATCTAATAAGGTATCTCTAGTTTGAGCAAAAGGCAATTCATATGGACTGTTCGGTGAGGATATTGTTGGGTTTTCATCATTATACGAATCAATATCTGGTAATTTATTATAGTCTTCCATTTTAAAGACCTCCTCTTATTTGTTGTTATTTAGATGTTATTCTCCAATATTTGGCAATTATACATAATTGTATATCTTTAGAATTTAAATTATATATTATAATAATGTAATAAAGTTTGTAAGTTCTTTATATAGAAATAAAAATATTAAACTTACAGAAGGGGTTAAATATAATGTCAAGAATATGTGTAAAAGTTGAAGAAAAGGATGGGAAGTTATTTATAACTTCTATAGAGGGTAATGTGGATAAATTTTACTTAACTGTATATAATCCACTAGAACCTAATATTATAGGTATATTTGAAGATGGGGATAGCTTCATTCATACCAATCAATTTAAAGAATGGACTGTTAAAAAAGTATCAGAGGGAGAATGGAGATTTGAGCATTCTACATTTAAAGATAAATTAATCAAATCGGGAAATTTATATTTATTAGCTACAAGTTCTGGAGCAGCTAGAAATGGAATAATGCATAATTATAAAGAACCTGAAAATATATTAGATGTTTTAATGCAATCGTCTAAAGGTAAAATAAAGTATAGGAAAGCTCGTCTAAACGAGAGTGATATTTATATTTCAGGGGATACATTATTAGGAGATCGTTCTTATAAAATTACGAGATGTATTTCTGATGGTAGACCAATAGAAATATCTCAAAAGGATAAATATACTATATGTAAATATGACAATGCATCTGTAGTCATTTATATAACTATACAAAATCTTTATGATAATTATAATATAACTTTAGAGCTATATACTAATATGAGTATAGAGGAAGTATGTAACAAAAGTAATTTAATCAATGATACTATAACCATAATAAAAGAAAATACAGAAGGGGTATTATAGAAAATGGAGGAAAATAATTATACTGTAACCACCAAACAATTTAAATGTAAAAGCGAGGCAATGTTAGATGTCACATTAGATGATGAAAAAATATCTATTCCTGTATCCGAATTATTAAATTGTCAAATAGGATATTCATATAATATATCGTCTAATGATAATTCAAACAGAAAAATACTTACATTAACAAATAAAGCTTTATATGGATGCGAGTTATCACTAATATATTATGAAATTAATACATTGAAATCTATTACAATTATAAAAATTACTATTGAATCGAGTTCTATAGTAATATAGGAGATTAAAGAAATATGTTTGTCAAAAATAAGAAAAATACTGTTGATATTTATAATTCTGATATAATTACTCTAAAGGCAGGACATCGAGAATTAGATATAACTGGGTGGCAATTATTTGATTTACCAATTGGCGGCACGATAGGAATTATAGATGGAGCATATTCTCATTTTATATTTGTAAATGAAATAGATATAAAAAGGAAGAGATGTGTTGTTACAATGTCAAAAAGAAACATTGATAATCCATCTTATAGCAATATAATAAAAATAACATATAATATTAAAGATTAGAATAAACCAGGCTCTCCCCTGGTTTATTTTTTCTCTATTACATTTATTTTTTAACTACATATAAGTAATAATAGAAGGGAGATGTGATTAGTTATGGCATATAACGTGGAAAATATTAAAACTGATAATATACCTTTATTGGATGAATTAATATTTAATTTAAAAAAATTGCTATATGATTCTGTAATGAAGGATGAAGAAGCAGCTTTAAATAATGAAACTTTAGAATCACAAAAAGAATCAGATGTCTATATATCTTGTTTACAAGACAGGGCTAATTTAAATATGTTTGATTATAAAATGCAGGAATTAATAAATCTTGGAATACCTGATTATTTAATAAATGATATCTTATTAGATCCGAGTAATACTCCAGATAGTTTTAAGAAACCTTTATTAAAGTTTAAAACACAACAATTTATAGATAATTATGTAGAAAAAAATAATTATTATCGTATGTTGAATGGTATACCCGATATAGGAGATTCTGGTATTAAAATACCAGAAGAATATTTAGATATTCAATTAAGAGGTATAATAGATACTAATATTTATGTACATCAAATGAGGGATACAGAAATAGATGTATTATATACATTTAATATAATCAATAGACTCATTCAGGAAAATCCTACAAAGAAATACCTAGAGCATATGGGATCTAAGAGTATACCTATTATTGATGCTAGAACATCAAAGAAATTTGAATTGTTATATACAACTATTGATTGCCCTAGAGAAGTATTAGTTAGATTTAGAGAAAAATTCGAACAAAATAGAATTTATACTTTAAAGGTGTTATATTCTGATGCATTTAAATTTGGTTCAGATTATTACGATAATTTTATGCAAGTTCTTATTCTTATCGAAACAGCTAAAGATATGTTAGCTGAGTTACCAGATTTTATTATTAAAAAGGATATCTTTGATTTTAGAATGATAGAATTAATATTTCAATCTAACGGTATAGATTTTTTTCCAGAGATTCCTTTTAGATATCAAATAGCTATGGTAAGAAATTTAAATAGGTTAATTAAATTTAAATCCACTACAAAGAATATAATAGATATTTGTTCACTATTTGGGTTTGAAAACATACAAGTATTCAAATACTATCTACTCAGAGATAGGAAATATGATAAGTTTGGAAACTATGAATTCAATTTTAAAGAAATTGTAAATGATGATAGTGGAGAGATAGAAATAGTAGAGGATGTTGCCGAGAATTATGATTTAAAATTCTTAAAAGTACCAATTCAGGATAAAGCTGACGATTACTTATATGATAGAAGTAAATATCTAGATTATGATGAAATAGCTCTTGGAGATAAATATTGGAATGGTGATTTAGATCATAATGATGTAAAAAGAGCAATATTGGAAGATGAATTTAATTATTTACAGTCTAAATATATTTCTATAGATACAATATATAGTATGACAGAATTATCTTTTCAATTATGCTATTTTTATAATATATTATTTGATGAATATAAACTTGAAGATAAATTATTCGTAAGAGTTCCCACTATAAATGGATTAGCTAAATTTAAATTGGTAGATCTAATAAGCTATCTTTATTCTTTAATGTATGAATACAATGGAGTGGTGGATGATTTAATGGATACCCCTACTAAAATACTTTATATTAAAGGATTTAATTTTTCTGTAGATATGACTGCATTGGCGGCGTATGTTCAAGAACAAGGATTTACTATGGAAGAATTAGGAGTAGGTGGATTTATAATTCCAGAAACAGGTCTTTTATCTTACGAACAGTTAATACATGTATATACTAATAATAAAAATATGCATGATCATATTGTTAAGCAATTATATAAAGCTGATAATAAGAAGATATATGATATATATAAGAAAATATATGATAGTTTAATGATAATGGAATTAAGTATGAAATTTTTTACTTTAAAAGATGGTACTATTGCAAAAACGTATACCCAGTTTCTAAAAGAAAGAGATGTTATTCTTTATCAATCGCTTATAACAGTAAGGGCAACTGATAACAATAGAGTTAAACAACAAAAGATAACAGAACTTATAGATGCTGTAATATACGCAATAGAAGAATATTTAGATGATGAACAGTTTAAGTTTATTTTTTCATTCTTACCTTCTGCTTCATCTGAAGCTGTAAAAAGATATATATATAAAGTAGTTAATTTCTTTAAATCTTATAAAGTAGATATACTTAGTATTAATACTATATATAAATTTGATGATAAGTTAGAAAATAAAATAAATATTATAGATGATATATTTATCAAATATTTTTATACAAAACATGAGACTATAGATGCAATTTCTAAATTAAGGAATAATGTAAATTTAACCAAAAAGGATATGCAGAAAATAATTGAGAAAATATATTTTGAAACCACTTTCTGGATGGATTTATTTAATTCGGATAATATTACTACAAAAGATATAATGAATTTATTATCTACATTAAATCCTAAATCGTATGTTGATATCGGTGAAACAATAAGTACAATTGTAACTAAAAGACTTGAAAAGGAAAGTTTAAATATTAATGATAAGATTAGTATAACACCATTTACTGAAATCTAATTATAACGTTTACTTTGTAAACATATATATAATTATGAGTAAATTAAGATAGGAGGAAATAGAATGAAAAATAAAATTCTTCCTTTATTTGATAAAGGAAAAAATTACGATTCATGTTCAGTTCATAGAACTAATATAGTTATAAAGAATGAGTTTACTGGAGAAGAAGTTTTCAGGGGTTCTAATAAAGTAATAATTGGAGGTTCAGCATTTACAGCTGCCAAGCATTGGAATATAGCACCACCAGTTTTTACGCCAACATATAATACTATAATGGGATTAGATAATTCTGTTATAGAACCTTATTCGGGTGATGGTATTAGAAAAGAAGAACAGGTATTTTTATTTGCAGTAGGTACAGATGGCTGTGGACAAGAAAACTCACAAGTATTCGATGTAAATTATACTAAATGGATAGCTCCAGAAAATTTAGTTCCATTTAGATATCAATTAGAAACAAATGATATCGCAGGACATTTAAGAGATAAATATTTTGGAAGAAAAACAACAACAAATAGAATAGCTTATTATTTTAAAGCATTCGAGATGCCACCTCTATTTAAACAGCAATATGTAGATGGGACACCAATAGATGAAAATATTTATACATCAAGCAGAATAGAAGAAGTTGAATCTTTTGTAGAAATAAATTTAAAAATAACTAAAGAAGATTGCAGAGACTTCTTTTTAGCAACAACAGGTATAAACGATGCTAGAATTAACACTATATCTCTATTGACAGCATGGAAAAAAGAAATAGATGGTTATGTTTATTATCAAGATATTAGACCATTAACAAAGCTAAACTTTCCTAACGAGTCATTGATTGATATGTCAAAAGGATTAGACATTATATACGATATATATTATTAAAATAATAAAGAGGAGGTATAATCTCCTCTTTATTTTTTAGAGGAGGAATTAAATATGGCACAGAAAAGACAAATAAGAACAGCAAGAGCTGTTACTAAAAAAGAAGATATTGATTATTTAGTTAATATAAAAGAAGAAGATATTACAACAAGTTTTATAATGGATACATTTGCAGAATTTAATGGTAAAACTAGATTTGATCCATATGATACTATAACTATACCTCCTGGTTCTTATGGTCCAGAAGGAAAAAAGAATAAAAATTCATTTGACACAACAGTAGGATTATGGATTTTTAATAAATATTTTATAGAGAAAGATTTATTTAATTTATTTTTACCAAGTGGATATATAAATAAGTCTATAGATAAGAAAACTTTTGGAATGATAAATACCAAATTATCCAGGGCGATATTAGAAGATGATATAGAATTAGAAGCATCAAAAAGATATTTAATGAAAACACAAAAGAGTATGCCTTATGTTAGTATATTATCTCCTAGCCATACATTAAGTTTATTATTAAGTCCTAAAGAAATAGAAAAAAAGAAAAAAGAACTAGCTAAAAAATATGCTAAAGAGTTAGAAGCAGGAGACGAAATAGTAGCGGAAAAAATAGAAACAGAGTTATTAGAATTTGCTAAGAGTTTTCTGGCAGGAGACCCTTCTATGGATTTCTATAATTCAGGAGCCAGAGGCTCATTTGGAAATAACTTTAAAAATATGTATGTAATGAAGGGTGCAATCAAAGATCCAGATCCAAACAAAGGTTATAATATCGCAATGTCAAATTATATGAATGGCATATCTAGAGAAGAATATGCAACATTCGCAAACTCATTAGCAGCTGGTCCTTATGCTAGAGGAAAGAAAACAGAAATCGGTGGTTATATGGAAAAACTATATTTATCGGCATTTCAACATATCACTTTAGACAAGCCTGGTTCAGATTGTCATACTGATCAATATATAGAAGTTTTATTAGAAGGAAAATCAATAGATGATTATATGTATTCATATGTAATAGACGGAAATAATCTTGTAGAATTAACTTCTAAGACTATAGATAAATATAAAGGAAAGAAAGTTAAATTGAGATTCTCTTCTTTATGTAAGAGTAAAACAGGTATTTGTAATAAATGTGCTGGGACTTTATTATATAGATTAGGATTAAAAAATGCAGGTATGACTTTACCAATAATACCTTCTACCCTAAAGAATTTAAGTATGAAAAGTTTCCATGATAGTAGCGTAGTAACAATAGAAATGGACCCTATGAAGGCATTTGGTTTAAAATAACTAAATATATCAAAAGAATATTTATTTTAATCAAGCTATACCATAACTGGTATAGCTTGTCTTTTTTGTTTTATACATAATATCAAACTATAATATAATAAATAATAAGGGAGAGATTAATATGACAAATGAATGGATTGAAAATGAATTAGACTTATATGAAAACGCACATAATATCAAACTTAATAAAGAAGAAATAAAAGGTGTTATAGAAATCTTTAAAGCACAAGGACACAGCGGTTTTAGTGCTAGTTATGTTATTGGTTACATTAAGCGTCTTATATTAACTTATGATGAAACAAAAAGAGATTTAGAGAAAATGTTAAAATCAGAGGATAAAGATGGAATGCAAACACTTATAACAGATAATATATTTGATATATACAATGCATGTGAAAATCTGAATGTATCTGAGACAGGATTAATACTATCCTTATTAGAGCATAAACCCCTTACTCCATTGACAGGCGAAGACAATGAATGGGGCGAATCATTTGATGATGATAATTTACAACAAAATAACAGATGCTCTGCAGTTTTTAGAGAGAAATATGATAATGGTCTTATAATACCATATTATCTAGATGATACAGTATATTCTGATGATGGAGGATTATCATTTTATAGTACTAATAAATTTGGTAGAAAAGAAATATCTTTTCCGTTTACAGTACCAGAAAAATCTGAATATGTATATTTGTATTATAGTGATGAAGAAACAAGACCTATAATATTAACTAATGCAGAGACTATTAAAAAATTACGTAATATAAAAGAAACTGATTCAAAATAATTAGATTATAAAAAGGAGAGATTTAATATGTATTGTGAAGAAAAAAAACATGAAATCGATAAGGCTATTAAAGATATAGAAGATAAAGGTGGTATTACATGGAAAGCTGATGGAACCATGGATATACCAGATATACTACAAGTTAAAAAAGAATTTTATGAAAATGGTAATATCAAATCTAAAGAACACATGGGTACAAGAATAGAATATGATGAAGAAGGAAAACAAACTTATTTTAAAGATTTAGATGGCAATGAACTGTTTTTTGATAAAGAAGGAAATATCGTTAAACACAATCCAGCTGTAAAGTGAATAATATAAAGAGGGGAATAGATATGACAGATCAATGGATTAAAAATGAATTAGATCTATATGAGAAAACTCATAATATAAAACTTAATAGAAATAATATATTAAAAGTATTAGAAAAAATACCTGAAGATGAACAATATTCTTTATATCTAAAAGATAGAGATTATATTAATCTTAACCTTACGCAAAAAGAAATGGAACTTATAATGCCATTAATGACTAGAATTCCTATTACTCCTTTAACTGGAGATAACAATGAATGGATTATGGTAACTCGTGGTAATAGTTCATTAAAATTTTATGCTAACAAAAGATCTATTAATACTTATAAAAAGGAATTTGAAAACGGTATAACGATATATTATCATAAATTTTATGTAGAAAATGCATTAGACCTATATAGAAGTGGTTCTAGAATAGAAAATAGAGAGATAAAGTTTCCATTTATAGTACCTTTTCATAATGAATATATTTATGAATATATACATGAGTTTAATGGTCTATCAGAATCTGTATTATTAACAAATGAGGAAACTATTAAAAAAATAAAAAGTATTATGAAATCTAATATAATATGCAATGAGTAAATATAAAGGTTATACCATTTGGTATAACCTTTTAACTTATTTTATAACCATATATTATACATATGAATATAAACCAAGAAAGGAGTTGAAAACAGTAATGAAAATAGCAGCAATAGTTATATCGCTATGTGCAATAATTTTAAATATAATTACTTTATTTATTAGAAGAAAATAAAAGGAGATGTTTTATTATGGATAACTTTATTGTTCAAAAAAACCTCGCAAAAGATTTGGAACTATTCCAGAAGGAAAATATATGTAACTACGCTTCAAATCAATGTAAGTCATGTGTTTTTAATATTGAAAATGGATGTGCATATAATTTAGTTATAAATGTATTATCTAATAACTTGAGTTTTAATAAAGAAATAAGTAAAAAACAATATAGGGAGATTATGGGATTTAAATAATTAATTTATAGAAGTAAAAATAATAGTATAATAAATAATATTTTTTAGGGGGAAATAATATGAAAAAAATTAAAAATCAAATAATGAAAATACTAAACAATTCAGAAGTAGAAGGTGCTAATTCTATAGAATATGGTACATGCAACAATGAGTTAATATGGTTTAAAGCATTAGATAGTAAAGGAAGACTATTACTAATTAATGATAATGAAAAAACTGAACAAGTAATTATATATTGCGATGAGATAAATATGGTTATAGTTAAAAACTTAGTAACAGGTCTCATAACGTCTACTGTATATAATAAACTTAATCTTAAAACATCTACATCTATTGATATTATATCGAATGATGAAGATGTTCGTAGTATGTTAAAAGATAAGAATGCGGTATCACGTACTAGCTATAAATATAATAGAAATAGAAAAGTTAAATGGTCACAACAAATTTCAAGTTTTAATACAATTACAACTAAATATATTTATGAAGGTAATAAATTAGTAAAAGAAATTGAAGAAACCGAATATAAATTAGAAAAAGAAATTTGTAAAAATACTATTAAAGTAAGAATATTAGAATATTTTGAAGGTTCAGACATTCCAAAAAGAGATTATACTATGGTAAATGACAAAATAAAATCAGAGATTGTATACAATGAGAAAGGTGAAATTCTACATTCTTTAGATAACTATTGTATACAACATGATTATTTATATGAAAATAATTTATTATCTAATCTTATAGTATCAAATAAAGAAACAGGAAAAGTATTACAGGTATGTGATTATGAATACAATAAAAATGGTAATCAAATATGTGTGAACACATATGCTGATGGAAGTAACTATTGTAATTATTATGAATATGATGATCAAAATAGACGTACTAAAATTATATCATATGCAGAAGGTGAATTAACCTCTGCTATGTATTATGAATATTATATTATTAATGGTAATAATATAATTAAACAAACTGAAAGAACTAAAGGGTTCATAAGTGTAACCATATCCGCTAATAATAAATATCTTAGCCAGTTAACGCATTTCTTCGATACTATAAACCCTTCAATGGTATTTACTAGTTATGATGAAGACGGACGAGAAATACAAAGAATAGAAGATGGTAAAATTGAGATACTAGAATATAATACTATAAAACTATAATTAAAAGGAGATAAAAATAATTAAGTATAGGGGATTAATTTATGAAAGTAAATGTTATTTTGGCAAAATGTAAAGATAATTCAGTAGAATGTGTTGCAATATTAGCAACAAATGTAGAGATTGAGAAATATATTTCTCATAATGATGATAAATATGTATATTTATGGTTAGAGAGAGATATAGAAGTCGCAATGGCAAATATATGTCCTGATATTATTACAGAACTAGACATATATTTAGCATATAATCATAATTGTGAATATCATATATTAGGTATAACTCCTAAAGGTGCGTTAAAAATGCATTATTTTTATGGTAAAGCATTGGATGAGTCATTTGTAGTTACGGTACAAACGCTTACAATTAATACTGTTCAGAAAGTAGAATTACCAATAATATGCCCTAATTGTTATAATAAAGTAGACATTATAACAAAATCAGAACACGATAATTATATATGTGAATTTATATCATGTAGTAAATGTAATACACATGGTGTTAGTTTATATAATAATAAACAGGAACAAAATAGAGGCAAAATTCATTGGCTGTTAGATAAATCAGAATTAACTAGATTATAAATATAATTTTACAATAAAGGGTAGTTAACACCCTTTATTTTTTTTTGTAAAAGTATTATTTTTTAGGTATATATTATAAATATGTATAGAAGTTGATAGTAATCTTTTATATAAATAAAATATAAAACTATCAGAAGGAGATAATTATGAAAAAATATACTAAACAACAAATCTTAAATATTCTCAAATATGAATTAAGTAAGACAGAGTTAGAAAAACTATGTAACAGTTTAGAAGAAGGATACTATACTTTCGATAAAACTTCAGATATACATATGTTTAAGGAAAGATATGTATATATAAAAGATATTTATCATGATAATAAAGACGATATCGAATTAATTGTAGAATCTAAGGAATTATTGAATATAGGTTATTCTAAGGCAGGATTCATTAATAGATATGAAACAAATTATGAAAATTACAATTTTAATAAGTGCGATTTTTTAAGAAAAGAAACAATTATTCAATCTGAAAATAAGAAGCATGTATTATTAAATAAGGTTTGTAATAAAATAAATGGAATGATTAGTAATGTATATGAATTAGTTTTCTATGTTCCTACAAATTATTAAACAAAAGAGGAGGTATGAATATGCGAGAATTACTAATCACTATTACTGAAAATGAAAGTAGTGGAGAAAATATAAATATTAATACGGAATTGGAATTTTCAGCAAATATAAGAAGGAGATATGAAGATATGAAGAACAATTGTAAAAGATTTGAAGAAAATTTAGGTTCTATATATGAAGATATGAAATGTATGCTATGTGATAAACAAAGTCAATGCGATATTAAATATAGAGAAGCTTTACTCGAAAAAAGAAATAATGAGGCTTGTAGACCTTGTACAAAATGCAGAGAATTACTTCAATGTAAAAAATATAAATATGGAAAAAGATGTATAGGTCAATATGAACTATCCCATGAATATAATGAGTGTGCACGTTGTAATTGTAGATTTAACTGTATACAGTGGTCAGGCGAACAAGTATCATTTAAATGTATCAAAGATTTAATAGCAGTTAGAGATGGACAAGAATATAGATTCTTTAAAAATAAAGATTACACTTTTATCAAAATATGTAATACCTTGATTTATGAATATACTATAATTACAATAAATCAAAATAATTTAAAAGAATATCTAATTCCTATATCACAAGATTTAATATAGGTACAATAAAGAAAGAGGTATTTATTATGGCACATAATTTAAATAATAGCATTATAATTTCTGAAGATTCAAAATTTGATAGAGGATTTATTCCAAACGATAAATTATTATTTGCAAAATGCCCTGATTGTGGTTATTTACAACAATTTGAATTAGGTCAAGGAACAATATTTAAAGATAACATATGTCCTAGTTGTAATAGTGGGGATTGTGACTATTATACAGAAGAAATATTTGAAAATACTACAGTATATTTTGTATACTCTGATTATAAGTATAAAATTAGCGAATTTACTGATATGAATAGTGATATTAAATTGACAAAAGATGTTTCAAAATATTTAGGGGAAACATATTTTGATGCACCATGGAAACTTAATGATGATAAATTATATGATGTAGATTATTTTATAAAATTTAAATTATCATCTGATGAATGTATTCTTATCAATAAAGAAGATACAGATATATTACTATACTTTAAATATAAAAACACTAATTTAAATAATATATATTATATTGATAAACATAATAAAATTTGCAAATTATCTAAGATAGATGTCAGTATATCTATATCATAATATAAAAATTTAAGATATATAGACCCAAAATAAAAAAAATAAAGGGGGAAATACATTGTTATCAGGTAATGTAATATTAGATAAAATATATAAAGAAGCAAAAGGATTCAATGGTGCTGGAGGGTTTACAAATATTCCATCATTCGAACAATTCGAAGAAGAATTATCTGAATTTATTAAGGAATGTAAATTACCTAGACATTTAGAAGAAATAATTAATATGTCCTATACTAAACAGTATAGGACAATTAAAGATGTAATAAATGAATATAACAAAATATCATATCCTCGAGCGATGGATATACTTCGTGTTACTGGATGGACATATTATACGTATAAATCTGAGGATAATAAATTTAATGTATTAAAAGGAGAGGTATAAATAATGGAAAAGAAATATACAATAAGTACAGAATATATATTTAAAGTAGATATGGGTTATGAAGAAAATGATACTATGCAATTTATGATATCGGTTACTGAAAAGAACAAGGTTCTATTTATAATTTATATAAGTTATCCTAATATAAAACTTGAACCTTTTAATTATGATGCTTATTATAAATATATAGCTGAATATAATTTACGAATTCATATGTATAATCATATGATATTAGAATTTGAAGACTGTACTATTTTTAAAGATATATTTAATGATGTAGAAAATATGTGTAAAGAATTACATGAATTATCTGAAGATTATATTAATCAAAACAACTTAAATTTTAAGAATTATATTTTTAAGGAGATTAAAAATGAAGAATAATTTAATAGTACAACAAATACTAATTATCAATGAAATAGATAATTCTGGATATCAAGAAGTTAGAAATCCAATGAACAATTATGCTTTATCATATGTAAAACATGATTGTTCAAAAGAAGATATAGAGTTTATGTTGAGCAATATACCTCTAAATGATTCATATATTTATATTATAAATAAGAATAAAAATAAAATTAAATTTGATGCATCTGATGATGCTATCACTAGAATATATGAATTTATGAATAATAATATTAATATTGAAAAACCTAAAGAAATACATTTACAATCTACACGGTTAGAGTTAATAGATTGTGATAATATTATATTTATAAATTATCATGGATTTAAAAATAATAATATAAGAACCAACTTAAATTTTAAGAATTATATTTTTGATGGAAGTTTTGATTTTGATGGTGATTATAATGGATTAAATATATCAGATATTATCAAATCTGCAAGTAAAATTACAAAAAAATTAGTTCCTAAAGATACATTGTATATTGAACGAGGTAAACTAAAATAGTATGCTTCTATATATAGAGTAAAAAGGGAGTTTAAAACTCCCTTTTTTATTTTTTACTAATATTCCCACATTAAAATAATAATTATTTTATAATAAGGGGGAATATGGGATATGTCAAATATAAATTATTTTGAAGTAGATAAATTAGAAACAAATCCATACTTTAGAGAAGAAGAATTAAAAAAGCACATTAACAGGTTGGCTAAGCATTTTAAAGGGAATTATTATTTAATTATTGGGATTGCTACTCATACAGAAACAGAAGAAAAAATGGTAATCTATAAAGCTTTATATGGAGAATGCAAAATGTATACAAGACCAATGAAAATGTTTTTAGAAAAATGTACTAAAGAACAACGTGAATTATATGGACAAGAATATAGATTTGAATTTGTTAATTTAAGAGGAGTAACAAAATACGATAAAGAATGATTATAAATATGAGAGTATTATATAATACTCTCATATACATATTGTAAAAGTATATATAATGAATTATATATTATAATAATGTATAAAAAGTTTGTAAGTATCTTTATATATTTAAATTTTTAAACTTACAGAAGGAGAATTAATTATGAAAAAATATATGGAAAGTATAGATGCAGATATAGTTACAGGGGGAGTGAAGGTTACAACTGTAAAATTTATACCAACTATTGATGATGACAATATTAAAAAAGAGATCATACAAAACGAAATGGAAAAATTTAATCAATATAATTATAATAAAGAAAATAATTTAAGTATATTTTTAGAACAAAATATACTTAACAATGAATTTGCAAAATTTTTATATGAAGTAGAAGATATGGAGTTTCAATTAATTAAGAATTTAGTAAAAGAAAGAAAAAAGAGATCCATTACACAAAAAGAAATAGCTGAAAAGACGGGTTTGTCTCAGCAGGCTATATCTAGGATAGAAAAATATGGAAATAAACCTACATTAACAATTTATTTAAAATATATGTGTGCAATAGGGATTAATATTAATAATTTGTTTGAAAGAGAATAGTAGGCTTCTAAATTATATACAGATCGTTTTAAATTATTAGATTGCTAAAAATATATTATAGACAATAATTAAAAATAAATTATTTTATTAAGGGAGATAATTAATAATGGAAAGAATATATGAAATTATTAACAGTATTCAACAATCTTTAGGAATAACACAAACATCTGAAAAGGAAATGGATAAATTTAAGTTTGATATATATTTTCATAATGATCAAACTGATGATCAGCATTGTTTAATACGAAAAGGAAATAGGAGTTATAAAAAAGAGGAATTAAATAATGTATTAAATCGTATACTAACTCATATATATGGTTCAGGAAAATGTTATTCATATAGAATTAATAGTTTTGATAAAAGATTAGCACAAATGGGAATTTCTAAAAAAGAGCAACAAAGAGAAAGAATTAGTATTATAACTATAGCAAGTATATTTATAATAGCTAGGGGATATCTAACACCTGAAAATGATTTATGTTCCACAATGTCATATTTAACTTATTGGTTAGATAGCACTAATATGCAACAATCTCTAAATGAAGAAAGTTCATTTTCTAAATGTGAAAAACCATGGGGTAAATATTATGGAAAAGGAAAGAATGTATGAAATTGTAAATATTGTTGAAGAATCGATGGGTTTAAGAAAATCTCCAATTGAACGATTGGAAAAATCCCATATATGTAATTATTTTGACGGTATAGACAGAAATACTATGAGTATTATAATTCACGAAATAGATTCTGAATGTGAAAGGTTCATATATGATATCTTAGATAAAGTAGCTAAATACATTTATCCAGATGCAGTAATAAATTTATGTAGAAGGAAAATATTAGAGGAAAAGTTAAAAACGTTAAAAATAGATGATGATAATGTTACAGTAATAACGATAGCATCTATTTTAATATATTCACGTGGAATAAATATTAATAATGAAACATTATATAGTGGTATATATACATTAGTAGCTCTTGTTGTTTCTATATTAAGTTTTTGGTTGGACAATGGTGAAAAAATGCCATTTGTAACAGATAAATAATAACAAATAAAGAGAGCCAGCTCTCTTTATTTTTTTTTCTATAATATAATTTAAAATTATATATTATACATATGAATAAAAATAAGGGGGATTATATTATTATGAATAATATTTTACAAGATAAAGGATTATTACCAATACCAGAAACTATACACATTAATTATTCTATTTTATTAAATGAAATAGGGAAATGCGTATTTGAAGATGCGGATAAAATAAAAAATAAAAGTATAGAAACATACGAGGCATTTTATAAATCGCATTATGAAAAAATACTTCATACAAGATTTGAATTAGAAAAACAAATTAAAGAGATAAAACCAGTAAGACCTTTTGAATGTATGTGTATGATGTATAATATTATATCAGAAGATTTACAAGAATATATTATAAATAAATTTCCAAAGGATATATTAGATGAAGATTTTTATCGTATAATAAATAATAGACAACAGGCTTATTATTTCTTTATAGATTCTATAAAATCTATGTGGAAATTAAAAGAGAAAGAATTATAAATGATTAAATTTACGTAGTATAATATATAGAGAAAATATTGACCAAAAAGAATTATCTCAAAAAACAGGTATAAGACCAGGTACAATATCTTCTTATTATAATAATAATTATAAGAACTGATTATGATATATAAAGGATATATTATCTTCTACGCATAATAAGAAATATTTAGAATTTTGTGGAGATGAAAATAGTAAAATACTAATACACAAAGATTCTATTGATGTTACAATTAAGGATAATAAAAGGAAATAATTCATTTCCTTTTATTTTTTTACTTGTCCATTAACAAAAAAGTAAGTTAATAAAAGGGGTGTTAATATGATAAAGACATTAATAAAGAAAGAAAAAAATGAAAATGGAGGTGAAACATTATTTTATAATGACGGCATGATAGAAAAAGACAAAAGTGGTAATATGACCCATGAAATTAAAATACAAAAGGAGAAAAAGGAAATTCTTCCTAATAGTGGTATATTTTTAGAATTAGAAACTGTTATTGAAAAATGGTGGAAATATGATCAAGATAACAGACTGATTTATTATAATAGGAATAATGAATACAATGAATATAGGCAATATTTGAATGATAATGATACACAATATATTACCAAAAAAGAGAATATAAGAGAACAAACCTTAGAAATAATAAATGAAAAAAATCAATGCATCCAAAGAGAAAAAGATGGAAAACAACATTTTTATTCTTATAATAGTAATGGAAGAATAGTAGAATATAGTACTTATAATAGCACACGCCTGGGAGCAAGAGAATTAGTTAATATGATCAAATTAGATAATAATGGTAATATTACTTATGCATTTTATACACGTATAGTAGAGCCTACTAAATACATTAACGCATATACAGTGGAGGAAAAGGTTTATGAATGGTATAAATATGATGAAAAAAATAGAAATATTGAATATAAAACAAAGATTGAATCTTCTAATCTAGAATCAGAGAGAATATATCTAGAAGAATATTCTTATTATGATGATAGCAATAAAATTAGAACTGCAAAGCGTTATATTATCTTTATAAATTCTAATTTTTGTGAAAATAAACAACTTATAGAAATTGTAGATTATGATTTATATCAAAATATAATATCTAAAAAAAGTAATAATCGTATAACAACAGTTTTCGAATATTATGCAGATGATAAAAATAAATTAAAATTTAGAACCGTAACAATAGATGATAAATATAATAAAGAAACTAATACGAAATTATTAAAATATGATGAATATGATAGATTAATATATAAAGAAACAACCGAGAGTATTGAATCTTTTGAATATGAAAAAGATAAATTTGCACTCCGCCACAAAAAAATCATGTCTTTAAATGGCACAGGTCATCTAGATGAGTATTATGATGAAGAAGGAAGAATAATAAAAGAAATAAACAAAGCTTATATTATTGAATATGAATATAAAGATATAGATAATCCTAATTGCATTACTTTAAAAAAATATAATAATATAAAAGAAAGATTTAAATATAGTAATAAAATATGTGTTTATCATACTATTCAAAAAGGAAGGAAGATAGTATATAAAGAAACATGGGCTTATGATAACAATAATAGATTATTAAAGTATGAAAACTCAAATGGCGACTTTAAAGTATATAGATATGATCATAAAAATAGAAAAGTTTATGAGTCAGAAAATATACCTCATAAATATCGTATAACTATATATAACGATGGGAATAAACCAGAGGAGTATTATGAAAAAGATGAATATGGTTTAGTTAAGCATTATATTGGGTACAAAGAAGACTTCTCTAAATCCATTTATCAAATGAATGAAATATTTAACCAATTAGAAGAATCGTATTTAAAGAAAAGTTTAAAATAAAAAAGAGAGCTTGTTGCTCTCTTTTTATTTTTCATATAACTTCTATATAATAATAATAATAGTTATATATTATAATCTTGAATATTTATATAGGGGGATATAATTATGGATAGAAAAACTTTTGGAAATATTGAAGAATTGTATGGATGTGGTTATTGGAATGTATGCTCAGAACATAGCTGTCCATGTGGACCTTCCGCTAGAGTAACTAGAGGATATGATGGACGAACTTATAATGCAATGAGAGTTTCATTTGAAAAAGAAAAACAAGAACAGAATAGACTTTATAACAGTTATGAATTTGAAGAATGTGATTATTAAAATAACAAGGAGTTTGTGCTCCTTGTTATTTTTTATATGTTCCTTAACAAATAAGTAATGTACATACGTAATTACAGTTATATATTATAATATTGTAATATAATGTAAAATCGAAGGGAGATTTGATTAATGGGAAATTTTAACGTAAATTTAAGTTATCCTTTTTCGCCTGATTTCTATTATGAGACAAGGCTAAAAAGAATAAATCTTGATGAGAGAAGAAAACAATCAATTATTAGTGGAAAGGGGTTTATAATCTCCAATCCTCAAAGTACTTTAAAGAAAGATATGAAAGATCCAAATAGTATATTTTCATCTAAATTTGGACAAACATTACAAGATGTAAATCCATTTGGTGATAGATACAAATGTGAATGTGGATATTTAACGTCAAGAATAAATCATGACATAGAGTGTCCGATATGTCATAAAAAAGTAAAATATATAGATGATGATTTTGGAATATTTGGTTGGATTGTATTGAAAGATCCATATTATATAATACATCCAAACTTATATAAATCTATGGAATATTTAATTGGTGGAGGAAAATTTGATGGTAAGAATGGAAGTAGACTTGATAATATTCTTAAACCAGTAGAACAAAAGGACGAAGATGGTCATACAATAGGAATAGGAGGATTACCAAACGGTAAACAAATTCCAGCAGACCAACCTTTTTATGGTATTGGTATTTTAGAATTTAAAGAAAGATTCGAAGAAATAATGGATTACTATTTAAAGAAAAATCCTAATAAGAAAGATTATTATGATGATATAATGGAAAATAAAGATAATATATTTACTCAATCTGTCCCAGTATATACAACACATTTAAGACCTTTTAAAATAGATGGAGTGTCGTTTCATTTTGAAGGTGTAAATGCAATTTATAATATGATTTCTAAGCTTTCATCTTATATAAATAAAGATGATCTAAAAATGTTTAGAAAAAAGAAAACAAAAAATCAACTTCTATACGATATGCATATAAAATATTTAAAATTATATGGAGAGTTAGAAGAAGTATTAGCAGGAAAGAAAGGTACTTTAAGATCAGTGTTTGGTGGAAGATATAACTTTGCATCAAGAAATGTTATAGTACCAAATGAAACATTAAGAATAGATGAGGTAACAATGCCATATGCAGCTATGGTAGAACTGTTACAACAAACAATAATAAATATACTTCATAAGACATATAATATAACTTATAATGATGCTTATAATATTTGGGCTAAAGCTCAATTGGTAAGGGATGATAGAGTATGGCAAATAATAGAAGGTTTAATCAAGGATTCAGGTAGGGGTATACCTGTAATTATTAATAGAAACCCAACGATTCAGTATGGTTCACTACTACAAATGTATGTAGTCGGCATAACTGACACATATACATTAGCGTTACCATTACAGATACTACCATTAATAGCTGGAGACTTTGATGGTGACGTATTAAACGTATTATATATTATTAATGAATCATTTAAACAACAAGCAATAAAAATACTAAATCCAAGAAATGCAATGTATATTTCAAGGAATGATGGTAAGATGAATCCAGATGTAAATCATACTAAGGATTTATTAATAAATGCAAATGCATTAATAAGATTGGGTAGAACAAACTATACACAAGAACAAGTTGATAGAATTAGACAATTACAGAATATGCTAAATTTAGCATCATAATTATAAAGAAGAGGTGATTCCTCTTCTTTCATTTTTATTAATAAGGAGTGTAGATACATGTTATTCGATATAGAAACTAATATAGAAGCTTCATTTTTTAAAGATAATAAAGGAAAACAATTATTTAATGGCGAATTGCTTAAAGTTAAGTATAACAATAATAATTATCTTGGAGAGCTTATATATAATGGTAATTATTTTACTATAAAAATATATGGTTATGATGATGGTATGCAACTATTATATGTTGAGGGTTATATAGATTTAAGACAATATTATAATATAATTGAATTCTGTACCGTCAGTGCTTTAGATTTTGTAGAGTCTTTAGGTATCAACTCTTATAATACTAATTTAGGAGCTTATCAAATTTATAATGACAATATAGGCTAAATAAAATTAAAAAATATAGAAACGATAATATAGAATGGATGCTATATCATATTTAGGATTTTCTAGGGAAACAGAAAATATAATAAAAGATATAACAGAAGAAGATATAATATTAGGATATAAGTTAGTCCCTTGTCCAGAATGTTTAGGTACTGGAGTATGGGATTTTGCACCTTATATTTCTATAGAAGAATGTGTTGTATGTAAAGGCACAGGAAAAGTATATATAAATGTATAATAAAGGAAGAAGAGTGAAATAAAATGGATATTAGAATATTTAATTTGGAAGATTTAAATAGAGAAGGGTTAATACGTCTTTTACGAGATTACGATGACTATGTTAAAGAGATAATTGAAGATGGAGATTTTTTAGACAGAGCACCTGTATGTATTTCTGAATATTTAAATAATGATTTTAAGGAAAATAATGAAATAGATTCACTTATATTAAGTCCAATGATAACAATTAAAAAATCATATAAATAAAATATATAGGGGGTTAAAAATAAATGAATATTAAAGATGCAAGAGAATTTATAAACGAATATGAAATACTAGAGAAATCTATATATCAAATAGGTAAGATACGTAAAATTAATGAAGATCTTAAAAATAAAGCAACTAATTTATCTATATCTATAAATGATGATGGAAATATATTATTCGCTTATAAAGTATATAATATATTTCATGAAAATGGAAAAGTCGTTATATTAAATTTTGATATGCCTAAAAATAGTATTTTAAAATCTGAGTTTAGAGATATACTAGGTAAATATTCGGATGCATATGCATCATTCATTCGAGATATTGAGAAGATTACTAAATCTAATATACAGTTTATAAGCAGCATTATTAATGAATTAGATAATATTAATAATTTTATTCTAGCATTATGGAGAGGAAATGGTGAATTTCCTTTAAAAGATAAATTAGATATAGATACATTTGATTTAAAACATGATTTAATAAAAATGATTTTAAATTATGAATCTGTGTTATTAAATCGTAAAAAAGAAATGGAAATACAAATGGAAGATTAAAAAAATATCGGGGGTAAGGGAATGAATATAGATTTAAACAATATGGTTACAATGGGATTAATTGGATATATAGCGATATTGGCAAAAAGTATACCACGAAAGATATTCTCATTATTCAAAAGTAATTTAGCATACTCAATCAGTATTACAAGTGCTGATGAAGACCAATATGATAAGATAAATAACTGGCTCATTAATCTTAATAAAAGATGTATAAATAATAATATTAATTTAATTCAAAGATTTGAAGGTGGATTGGTTAGAAGTCAGAAAACTATAAACTATGGTGTATATACTTTTATATATAAGGGTTCTCTTATAACTATAGATAAACATTTATTATCACAATCGAGCGAAGCTCTTACTGTAAAAGATATTTTAGAAATAACCATATGGGGTTATAATGCAAGAACAACATATAATGAACTTAATAAATATTGTATAATAAATTCTATGAATGGGCTAATTATAGAAACAGTTACTAGTTTTAATAATAAATATAATATAACTCAAGATAAAAAATTTGATGATATATTTATAGATAATAAACAGCAAATAATAAATCATGTGAATAGATGGGTTAGTAACGAGCAATTTTATTTGGACCATGGCATAATATATAAAACAGGTATATTATTATATGGAGAGCCAGGAACTGGTAAAACTACATTGGCAAGAGCTATAGCAACATATTTAAAATGCAATATAATTATAATAGATTTTAAATCTAAGAAAAGTATTTCAGACCTAAGTTCTATTATAGGTAGTGCTATGCAACCTGGTAATAGAAAGATAATTTTATTAGAAGATATAGACTGTATATCCTCTAATAGAGAAGATGAAGACGAAATTAGCGACGAAAAGAGAGAATTTATAGGCTCATTATTAAATTTATTAGACGGAGTTAATAGTCCTAGAGACACTATATTCATAGCAACAACTAATCATATAGAAAAGTTAGATCCTGCTATAATAAGAAGTGGAAGGTTTGATCTTAAAATGGAAGTAGGAAATATATCTAAAGAACTAGCAATTCAAATGTGTAAAAGGTTCGGTATTAATGATCATAGAATTCTTAGAGATGAACAATTCCCAATAAATCCTTCTTATTTACAATGTAAAATATTAGATAAAATAGTCAAAGGTGATACTCTATTAATTAAGGAGGTAATATAATATGTATAATATTACAAAAATAAAAGGAATAGACTGTCCAAGTAAATATTTAATAAGTATTAAAAATGAAAATTTATTCTTTGTAAATAGTAAAAGAGTAGCAGGGCTAGCAATTAGCTATTTAGAAGGTAATGATCGTGTAGATTTACCTGATAATACTAAGAGATTTTTAAAGAATTATAGAAAAGTAAAAGAAGATGATATAAAACAAGAGCAATATCATCCTATAGCTAAATATGATAATAATGAGAATATATTTTATTATAACGATTGTCATGGATATGAATATTGGGAACAATATGATGAATATGGTAATATGATTCATTACAAAGATTCTTATAGATATGAATATTGGCAGGAATATGATGACAATGGTAATATAACTCATTATAGAAATTCTAAAGGACATGAATATTGGAAAAAATATGATAAGAATAAAAATTTAATTTATTATAAAGATGATATTACCGAAGTTGAATATTGGAAAGAGTATAATGATAATGGGAAATTAACTTATTATAAAGATGATGAGAATGAATATTGGAAAGAATACGATAAAAATAATAATATAATCCATTATAAAAATTCCGATGGATATGAAGAATGGCGTAGATATGACAATAAAGGAAATCAAACTTATTATAAAAACTCTACTGGATATGAAGATTGGCAGGAATATGATGAAGATAATAATATAATTCATTATAGAAATTCGAAAGGGCTTGAAGATTGGAATCAATATGATGAAAATGGTAATATAACACATTATAGAAATTCTAATGGATATGAAGAATGGAAAGATTATGATGAAAATGGTAATATGATCTATTGCAAAAACTGTTATGGAGATGAAGAATGGTATCAGTATGATGAAAATGGTGATATAATCGAAGATAAAGATAGTATTACTATTACAATATAAGGAGGATGTTAAAAATAAAAATGAGATATTGTATAAAATTAATAAAAAATATATTGGATAGATTAAAAATATCTACGAAATATAATAATAATAATGAAGTTTATTGTAAATATCTTAGTGGATTAGAGATTTGGAAAGAGTATAATGATGAAGGTAATTTGATCCATGAAAGAAATTCTAATGGTTATAAATTATGGAAAGAGTATAATAACAATGGGAGTACCATACATCGTATGTATCCCGATAGAGCGGAACAATGGATAAAATATAATAATAGAGGTGTTCCTATTAGTGGCTATTTTATAAGTCTCGATGGACACGAAGAATGGAAAGAATATGATAATAAAGCATGTTTAATTCATTATAGAGATAATAAAGGCTACGAATATTGGATGGAATATGATAAGAATAGAAACTTAATACATTATAAGAATTTTAATGGAATTGAATATTGGAAAAAATATGATAATAAGGGAAATATGATTCATTTTAGAGATTTTAATGGATATGAATATGAGTGTAAATTTGACAATAAGAGAAATATAACTTATTATAAAGATTCTAATGGAATTGAATATTGGAATAAATATGATGATAAGGGAAATTGTATTTATAACAAAATAACAACGCAATAAATTAAATAATAAAATAAAGGAAGTATTAATTTGAGAAATTTTGAAAATGCAAATGAATTTAAAAAGAAAGGTATAAAACCACATCAAATACTCATAGTAATTACAAATGAATCAGATTATGAAACATACAGAAGAATATTATTAACTGATATAGAAGGATTAGAAGTTGGTGAATATTTATTATTAGAAGGTGAACACTGCAGTTGCTATGATTTTGATGAAACCGATTGGCATGGAACTGTTTATACATTAGATGAATTAAATAAATTAGCTAAAGCTGAGTATAATGAAAATGATGTATTTTGGAAAGAAATATTATCTATACCTCAAATTTAGTTTCATGTGGTATACAATAAAATAAAGGAGGTATAATACCTCCTTTATTTTTTATAATAATACTAATCGTTCATTCATTATCAGTGCATACTCTAAACATATAAGTAATATTTTATTAAGGAGGTAATTTTATGGATATTAATGATATAGAAACTAGAGAATTGTATCAAAGTTTATCAATTCCATCAATAATAAATTCACATTCATTAGCAGTAGATTATATGCAAAAATGGTTTTTATCTAAGTTCAAATCTAATTATTTTAAAAAGATTCATATAGATAAAAGACATATACTACATGAATTTAAACAGGAAGACTATAATAATATTAGAGCATTAAAAGCTGCAAAACCATCTTTAGCTATTATACCAAACCCACAATTTGATTTTAATAGAGATATGGTTGATTTAAATCAACAAGGATTAGGTATTTATCATAGAAGAAGTAAATTAGATAGGCACTTCTTTAAAGATTTATATAGAAATATGTATTTAGGAGTTTCATTAGATCAATTATTAATTAATTTTACATTTAGAATTAGGGTATCAACAAGAGCACAGCAAGTAGATCTTGCATCTTATATGAATATGGCTTTTAGAATAGGTTCTACCCAAGGTGAAGATATAGATATGGATATTCATATTCCATATAGTTTAATGATGCAAGTTGCCAAAGATGCTGAATTTGAAGTTATTGACGATAAAGTAGTTAACGTGGTAGAGTTTGTTGCTTATTTAAATAAACATTCTTTATATCCTATTTTATATAAATTTAGAGCTATAAATGGTAAAAGTGAATTCTTTATGAGACTATCTGGATTATATACTCATATTTCTTGTTTAGAATCTTTATCGTTAGATGATGGTGAAAGACAAGGACATTTGAATAATGATTTTGTTATAGAAATGGGTGCTCAATTAAAAATAGCATCTCCTAAACTATACAGTTACTATTCATTAGAGAAACATGATATTATAGATAGCATAGAATCAGATGAAGACAGTCTAGGTATAGGCGTATATAATGTAAAACTCGCAGATATACCAGAAGTTAATCAAAAAGGGTGGACGCAATATTTAACTACAGAATATCAAGATAAAGATTTAAGTAATAATTTAGTAATAGAATTTAGGGAATTATTTTCAGGTGGAGAATTAAATGATTTTATTACTAGATCTAAGAATATGTATATTTCTCCTTCATTGTATATAGACTTTAAACTATTTAATAATGGAGATGAAATTGAATATGAGATAGATTGGGATAAATTTACTATAACTACTAAAAAACCAATACAGTCTGAAATAACCAATATTTCAATATATATAGATAACGAATATTTAAATACGGAATTGATAAATATAAAAAATCTAAGTGAAGATAGAATTAGACAACAAAATGGATAAGAGATATTAATCTCTTATCCTTATTCTTTATATTATATCCATATTTTCAAATACATTTATTGTTTTAGGTTTGGTCTCCTCAATAAGTTCATCATTAATATCATCTTTTATATTTTCATCATCAAGATCAATTTCTAATTCTGGTATATATTTACTAAAAAATAGATTACGAATAGATTCATATTCTAAAATACAATATAGCTCATCTTCTAGAGTCTGTATTATATAATTGCTTATTTCATAATCATATAATTGTTGAAATTGGTAAATAATTTCATCGCATAAATCGAATAAAAAGTCCTTTTGCTTTATATCTTCTTTAGAGCAATCATTTTCTTGAATATAAGCATACAATAATCCTTCTATAGATCTTCTATACTTATTCATAGTTTCATTGTCAACTCTACTAATAGCTAACATCTTTCCTAATTGTTTAATTTTAAGTATTATTAATATAACTAATAATACTCCACCGACCATTTGTATCATAAATACAACCCCCTATATATTATTATTATATTTTAATGTTGCGTATATGGTAAATTATTACTATGCACATAACAAAAAATAAAGAATAAAAGAAGAGGGGTAATGAAGACAATGAAAGCAAATGAAATTACAATCAATTTTCCAACAGGAATTGCAACAGAAATTAAAAATACATCTAAACCAGGGAGGTCATTTAAATTTAATGAAGATTATAATCAGCTTTTTTTTAAAACACAACGTGGTGAATTAGAATTTATTGGATACGCTCCAATGTATTTCGATTTAATTAATTTTGGAGCAGAGAGAGGGGTGTTTTTTCATGATGGTATGATTACCAAAACTATAGATTTGAATCATAATGAATATATCAATATCACTTCATCATTCGATAATTGTGAAAATGAAAATGTATTAATAGCATCTATTAATACATTTGAGGCTGATTTATTAGATGATGAAGTGATATTTCCAAAATATAATACTTATATAGTTCCAGATGGTGTCGGTTATAAAGGTTCAATATATCTTAGAATAAATGATGAGCAATTGAATGAATATTTATTACATTCTATTCATTATGTTGATATAAAAGCTGCTGCAGAAGATTTATACAGAATAGAAAATGATTTTATAGAAGCACAATTTGAAAATATGATAGAAAATATAATTACGAATGAATATGCATATGCTATAAAAAATAATATTATATCTAGAATAACTGCTCCATTTGAAACTTTTGAAAAGTTCCAAATAGATATACTAAATTCAGATAAACATTTATATCCACATGCTACAGATTTGGTATTAGAAGATTATACAATAATAACAGAAGATGTATATATTATGTATGAAGGTGATATATATTATCAAGCTAAAGAGGTACACAATCCAGATCCTAAAGTATTTGCCCCTGTATTTAGTAAATCATTAATAAAGTTATTTGTTTCACTAAGAGATACAATATATCAATATAAAAGCAAGGATATTGATATGATAGAAGTATTAAATGAAACATATCTACAGTTTATTAATGTTAAAAAAATGATCTTAAAGAAAGATGGAACTAATGAGATATTAAAAAGAGGGATTGTATATCAATTCGGTTTTGGTTCAATACTAATAAATTCTAACTTTATTGAATCAATATTTACAGAAGTTACTAATATTTACAAAGAACTTAATCATGAGACAAAAAATCTGGAATGTACTGAATAGTACATTCCAATTATTGTTTATCTTCTAATTCTTTTTTCATTATATCATCTATAAGTGGTTTCTTAGCTCGATATACTTTTATCCAAAATGCTAAATTTTTTATTTTACCTAAAACTTCAAATCCTAACATACCTCCAACAAAGCATGGAAGTATAAATAGTTTCATAGATATTTTAGAGAGTATAAATTCACTTAACGAAAATAAAATTATAGATGATACTGTTGTCGATATCAATATTCTACTTATTTTTACCTTAGTGTCCTTTTCAGTAAAAGTGTTATAGGTGTCTTTAATTATAGCCCCCAATAAACTAAAAACAAATATAAATAAAAAATCCATTATACTTGAAATAAGTGCTACTTTGTCAATTACCATCCCCATTTCACATCACTCATTTCTTTACTAAATTAATCTTGTTTTGGAATTTTATTTTGTAAACACCCTGAGCCTATAATCACAAATATACCTATTATTGTAGATTGTGCCATAGCTGCAGCGTTTCTTTTCTGATTTTCTATTATATCATTACGCAAATCATCAATTTGATGCTTGTATTCATATATATAAGACAAATAAGGTTGTAATGCATCTAATATATTAATTCTTTGAATAATAATAATCTTAAAATTATCTATTTTGTACCCTAAGCTGTTTAAATCTTTAGTTCCAAATATATCTCCTTCTTTAGTCAAATATAGAGGTACTAATAATTCATAAGAGCTTAGAGCTGTTATTCCTTCTTCTTTATAGATTTTAAGTAGTTCCTTTATATTCATAGAACTAATACACTTATGTGGATTATTAGATCCAATTGGCTCCCAGAATATAAACTCATTTTCAAGATTGGTATTTTTTATTGCATTTATAGCTTGTTCGGTTAAAGCTGTATTATGGACTACACTTTTCATTTTACTCCAACTCATATATTGAGTTTCTATATCTTGGTTTGCATCAAATTGGTATCCAATAGATCTATTCCAGAGAATGTTATCCATTGAAGCAACAAAAACTTTATTTGACATAGAATCTTTATTTATATAGGTATCGGATAACATCTCATCAAATATTTTTGTTAATTCACTATCAGTACTAGGGTTACTGATATCATACTCTAGATCATTTAACTCTCCTGCATATCGATTTAACATTGTTTGCTGAATATCATTTGTTCTAATTGTTAATGAGTCTTCAGCTCTTCTTATATTTTCAAGTAGAATTGTAGAGATATAATTCTCCATATCACATTCTACAGATTCTATTATATTATTATATTTAATTTTCATTATTTCATATTCATTATATTGCTTATATCCAAATACAGTCACACATAGCAATATTGAAAGTGTTGACATAGCTAAGATTTTCGATATGACATTTTTTTTCATCATAATTCGTCACCTCCTTTTATTATATTTATGTTATACAAAAAATGGAAGCAGGAATATATATTCCTGCTTCTAATATTATTAACCAAATCTATTTTCTGAATTACATAAACATCTTCCGTTGCAATTACATGTGCCATTTCCTCTGGTGACGCATGAACATAGTTCATAAACATCACATGTACATCCAGATGTTGGGGTTCTACTCACACACATACAATCTGTATTACATGTACATGCTTCAATTGTTGTTCTACTAACACAGTTACATACATTATCTGCATTACAAGTACAATCTGGAGAAAATGTTCTATCAACACATAAACAACCATGTTGTATACATATTGTCTCTGCTGTTCTGTCAACACAGGTACAACCAGTATCCGAATTACTAGTGCATTGAGTGCCTGTTCTAGTGACACATAAGCAATTAGATGGACAATCACCGCCAGTTACTTCCCCTGAAGTTCTTGAGTTACAATCACAATTTGTTATTCCTACTCTCGATACGCATGTACATAAAATATTAGAATCACATGTGTCAACTGCTGTTCTTGATACACATGAACAAGTATTATCATTACAACTACAAGAATATCCTGTTCTAGCAACACATGAACATGAGACATTCTCAATACATTCTAATTCTGATGTTCTAGCCACACAACTACATATATTACTTGAACAAATATCGCCTGATGTTCTTGCAACACAATTACAAGATGTATGAGCATCACAGGAGAGTTCTGAAGTTCTAGTAACGCAATTACATGTAGTATCTACATGTGAATCACATGTTAATGGCATTATATTATCCATAATATCCTCTATATCACCTATAGAGACAGTATTATCTTTTAATGCAAAATTATCTATATGAGCTATACAAGTTCCAAGGTTTCTTTGATTATTCATATCATCTAATAAATCTTTTAATTGACCTAATGAATTATATTGAGGAGGATTTGTATAACCCTTTTTTATTTGTAATAAGTTTTTTAATCTTATTAAACTCTTATTCATAATTTATCCTCCTATATTATTTATATAAAATAGTCCATCTAAAGCCACCAACAAAACTTCCTGAATTACCTACAAATATATTTGTAGCATCAGCTCTAATCCATGTTTCGCCTAAATATCCTTGAGGATTTTCAATAGGCATAATCATTATATTTGTTGGTGTAAATGATAATCCATGGGCTATAGTAACTTCATTATTACTTCCAGCAAAATTTGCTATACCACTTTTATCTGTTATTTTTTGACTTAATTTTTCTGCTATTGAAGTAGCAAAATTAGGATCTTCTCCTAATGCTTTAGCTAATTCAGATAATGTATTTAATGTCTCAGGCGAAGAATCAATTAAATTAGTAATTGCTGTTTCTACCCCTTCAGTTATTTTAGCATCTGTTTCCGTTTTATTATAGTAATCAACTAAAACGTTTGCTATTATCTCTTCTACTGTTAATTGAGGTTTGTTTAGATTAGGTACACCTTTAAATGCAATAAAATTAAATACTGTATCTATACCTGTAGTCCCCCAATCATTTCCTAAAGACATTATAGCTGTACCTTCTGGATTTATTGTGTATGACGTTTCAGGAATATATTTACCAGCAATAAATACAAATAATAAATCATAATTAATATTAAAATTTTCTATACCAATATTTACACTAGGTGCAGTTCCTGTAATAGTAATATTATTTTTTCTATATCCTATAATACCAGTAGCAGCAGCTTTTTCAAATTGCATAAATAAATCATTGCTTATTTCGTGACCTGTTACTTTTCCTCCTATACTAGCCATATTATTTCACTCCTTCATTTATATATTATTATAATGTTAAAATTGGGTAGGATTAATCCTACCCAACTATACTTATTATATAATATCATATTTGTAATAGTTGTTGATAATAATCATATACTTTTTTTCTCATATTATATACTATGATATTACTCTCTTCTAATGTATGTTGTGTTTTGATAATTTTATAATTTAAGTCTTTAGATGATGTATAATCATTACTATTTCTACCATAAGTTTCGCCTATAACTTTACCAGATGAATCTTTAACATATGTTCTGATATCATTTTTAGGAGGTGGCACTAGAAAATCTGATATTTGTATACCTTCAAGTTTATTTGATATAATATCATGAGCTAAATCATGCATTTCAGACAGATATCTATTTAAATAATTTTCATCTACAGACATTGTAGATTCTATAATACCTATATTCATTCTACACCTTATGCCTTTTTCATGTAGTTCATGAATACTTTCTCTTAAAAAAGCTATATTATACGGATGAGTAACAATATGCATATTGTAATTAATACCATTTCTATTTAACTTATCTATATTTTCTATTACTTTATCAAATGTATTCTCATGTGTATCCTTAAATACTCTAAGCTGATTGGCAATTTTATTACCGTCTAAACTTATAGAAAATACTATATTTTTATTCTCTTTAAGAAATTTAATGTGTTCATCTTCTAATATAGTGCCATTAGTTGTAATATATATTGTATTTACTATATTATTAAATGAAGTGTTTCTTTCGGTAAGTTCTATCCATTCATATGCACTTTTAATATTATCAAAAGCTAACATTGGTTCTCCACCTAGAAATTCTATATTAAATCTTTTATTATGACCAGCGAAATTGTATATATTATTTATTAAGTCTTCGATTTCTTCTTTACAATATATAGATTCTTTATCTTTTTCGTAACAATATTTACAATTACAATTACATTCCTTGGTTACATGAATGACATAAGTTTCTATCATAATTATTCACCACCTAGAGATTTTTTATTATTTGCGTAAGAGCTTCAGGTATCAATTCTGTTACACTAGTATACATATCTTCAATTTTATTATTTAAGAATTGCTTTTCTAAAATTAATCCAGTATATTCTTCGATAGTTAAACCTTCTTCTTCAGCACGTTCTAATATTTTATTATAAGTAGATTTAGCTAATTTTATTGTAACAATATTATCTGATTTAATCTCAACTTTATTAGCTGATATCATATCTGCTTTGAGTGTAAACTTATTATTAGTCTCTTCGCTATCTATTAAATTAAATTGTGTACCTCTTGAATCACATAAACATGCTGGGTTGTCTGGATTATTTCCTATGGTTGAACTTATTTTATTATCTTTTCTATCTAATACTCCCAATTTATAATACTCCTCTACTTCTTTTTTTATATATGATTGTATTTCTTTTTCTATTTTACTCATTTGACATCTATACCCTCTAGATACAGATAATATAGAACCATTTTCACAAAGATTTTCTGCTATACATCTATAACAATGATAGCAGTCACAATCTGGATCATCTATTTTACAACTTAAATCATTATTATCATACTCTACGAATAATAATCTTTTTTGATCGTCTATACCATCAAATATATTACCTATTATATATTGTCTTTCTGGATCATTAAAATATATATGATGACAAGGTGAAATATCTCCATTGGCAGTAATAGTAATAAAACTATTACCAGCTCCACAAGGTTTATTCGAAAAATCACAAGCATTAGATAAACTTCTGTCTAATGGTGCATAATTTCTTATTTCATTTAAATTACCTTCCTTTTCTACTCTATTTAATATATAGTCTGCTATTTTGCCTAATTGTTCTTTATACATATTAACATCTTTTTGAGTCCAATCATTACTATGAATAGGCATAAACCATATATGTTTTAAACCCCAATCTTCTCTAAAGAATTTATAACTTTCAAATAAATATTTCATAGAAAAATCATTTAAACATCCATGTATGCTTAAATTATCAGGTTTATTTTTGAAAAGATTTTTCCATTTAGGGATATTCTTTTCTACTATTTGAAAACTACCTTTTTTATTATGTGTTATTCTAAAAGCATCTTGAACTTTTTGAATACCATCTACAGATAATTGAACAGTAAGATTAACGTTATATATTCCTTTACTAAGTATTCTTTCTAATTCTGTTGTCAGTATGGTACCATTTGTTATCATATTCATAGACACGGGTATCTTTGTTATACTACTTATAGCACTAGCTTCATCGATTATAAATTCCAATATCTCTGGCTCTAATGTTGGCTCTCCTCCAAATAATAATATATTTACCCGTTGCTCTCCAAATCCATTATCTATATTTTTTTTCGCATTGTCAAATAAGAATTTAATACCTTGATTAGCAACTTCATAAGACATTTTATTCTTATTATGTTTTTCGAAACAATATGAGCAAGCTAGATTACAATTTTCTGTAACTAGAAAACTTGCTGCAGTGGGTTGTAAAATCTTTTTAATGTCGATTATTTTTATCATAAATATCTCCTCCCTTGATTATAATAATGTTTGTCCCATGATATAATAATAAAAATTACAAGATACCAATTAAGGTATCTTGTAATGATTAGCAAGTAGCAACCCAACTTGTTCCATTATAATATTTCATAATACCATTTTTCCAACCTAAATTATAAGGTTGAGGTACATTTGATGTTACCCATGAACTCCCATTCCATACATGACAACCAGATCTATAAGTTGCATCCCAGCCTTCTTCTGCTTGTAAATCCGATTCATAACTTCCATTTAATGAAGACACTGCAAATTGAATACCATCATAAGCACCAGCAGCACTATTAACAGGAAAGTCATATCGATTACTTACAACAGTACTTTGATAACTCCAATTGGCATTCCATGTTCCAGTAGAATGATTATAATATCTAGCATATACTTTATATCCAGTTGCTCCAGATGCTCCAGTAAAGGTAACTCTCATTTCTTCTCCTTTATTGAATAATCCTGAAACAGATACGTTTGATGGTTTGTTTGGAATTGTTTGAATTTGATCTAATGTAACAGTTTTTCCTACACTCATCGTTCCTATCCAAACACCTGTATAAGTAATTTCTATAGCAAATGTTGCTGCTAGATCTACTGAACGAGATCCATCTGAATTATGAGGCACTGTAGCTGTTCTAGTAACTAATACATTTTGCCAAATTTGACTATCATCATTTCTATCTGGAACAGATTTACTAAAATTTTGCGTACTTCCATTTATTGTGGTTGTTCCATTTTTTACTAATCCCCATGTACTTACAGAACTACTTTCCATTATTACTGAAATTGTTACAGAGGATGAATTAGTAGCTTGATTTGGAGTTGATGACCATTGAATACCTAATCTAACATTATATCTCTCTAAAGCAGAACCACCATAATACCCACTCCAAAATATTCCACTAGCCATAGATATACACCTCCTTTATATCCAACTTATCCACACATCTCCAGTTTTAGGGCTAGATGGTGCAGTTTTTTGTATCTTTATTTTACTATCTAATGTAGTTATTGTATTATTTATAGTATTTACTTTACCATCCATTTCAGTTTTAGTATAATAACCACCAAATTTGTTATTTATAGTGGTTATCTTACCATCTATTTCACCTTTGGTATAATAATTACTTAGACTATTGGATAAGCTAGATATACTATTATTTATAGTATTTATCTTACTGTCTATATTCGCTTTATTATAATAATTATTAGCAAGATTATCAGATAAGCTATCTATACTATTATTTATAGTATTTACTATATTATCTATCTCTAATTTAGTATAATAATCATTAAATTTTTCTATAGCACCAGTTATCATATCTTGTATTTCTTTAGATAATGCTTCCCATGGTATAGAGCCAGGATCTATTATAGAGCCATCCACTCCTACTTCTGATATAGGAACGTTAACTAATCCTATAATATTAAATACTGTTGGGTTTTCTGGTGTTCCTTCCCATATTTCTGTTTCAGGACATAATATATTAATACCATCTTCTGTAATTGTATAATCTTCATTTTCTGCTAAAAATACACTATTTTTGAATACTAGTAAAAAGTCAACACCCTTTCTAAATTTAATTCCTATTTCAATATAGTTTACATTTTGTGTTATAGCTACAGTATTTTTTCTTGCTACAAATCCTCCATTAATTCCATCTTCTCCAGTAGCTATTACAATCCATCCTGTTCCATCAAACTGCTTTATAGCCTTAGCAGAAGTATCAAACCAGATGTCTCCTCTTATTCTATCATATGGTTCACTAACACTAACAATATATCTATATCCATTTACCATATCAGCATCTATTACGCTATCATCTGATATAATTTGTGCATAATTAAATATATATGTTAATCTTTCATCTTGATTAATTACAGGATATGATTGAGAAAAAATAAGATTATAGTCCTCTGCAATAACATAATCTTCTGTTTTTACAAGTTCATCATTTCGTAATACAACCATTGGAAATTTAGTAAAATCATAACCAACAAAAGGCACAGGTATTCTAAATATTCTCTGAGCTGTTCTTTCAACAAAATAATGTTCCATTTGAGTTTTTAACTCAAATCTTTTTCCTTCTTTAATCATATCGTCTAAAACACTTGATAATGGGGTACCATCATCATTAAATACTTGGCTTGTTAATGTTCTGGGAGCAGTAGCTATACCATTTTCCTCTATTGTCGCTGGAACTAGTTCTCTTAATATCGCACCACCTAATATAACATCATCTGTTATTCTCATCCAAGAATATTTAAATTTATAAGTCATATTTGTTTCTTTTACAAGATATATCATAGATAAGTCTGGTGTTTCAATTTGTTCTCTTTCATATTCAGTTGCTAATATGATAATATTTTCAACTAGAACTCTTTCAGCATTGTTATTATCTACGAATATTTCATTTGTGTCTGTACATTCAATAATCTGACCTGTAATTATAGGTATTTTTACTAATCCAGGTTTTAATGCAGATATATATTTTATTATAGTCATAATAACTCCTCCTTATTTAGTTTACTTATTATTATTATGTTTGCTGAAGACAAATAGAGTGTATATAATATTATATACACTCTATTATTTATCTTATAGAATTTAATAGTTTTATCAAAAATGTCATATCTGTCCGTTTAACTATTTCTGATGTACTCTTCTTTGTAGGTAAAGTTCCTCTTATAAATTGAGTTAATGGTATCATTGCATCTATAAATTCATTATAATAATTTATATGCCAGATACAGGTGGAATCTATACCTACAAAAGAAAATGCTGTTAAATACTTATATATCCTAAATTCATTTATTTTTTGTCTAAGTGAGATTACATCGTTTATAGTAATGTGTGTTTGTTCACCTATCTTCTTTTCTTGCCATGTAAAATTAGCTGGTCTAGGTTTTTGATCCTGTTGAATATTACACTGACATGCTATTTGACACATATCTTGACAATAGCTTTGACAAGTAGTTAAACATGCTTTTTCACATGTAAATTGACATAACATTTGACAATTTTCTTGGCAATTTAATTCACAACCAGTTTGACAAGCCGTTTGACAAACAGTTTGGCAAGTTTGACATCCTTGTCGTTCACATTGGCATACTGACAAACATGTTGCTAAGCATGCTTCATTTACTAATTGACAAGCATTTTCACATTGATTGCATTCTGCCTCTATGTCCATACACATACATGTATTCATACAAGCATCTGAACAACTGCTATTTGCTAAAGTTACGTTATTAGAATCATTCAAGAAGTCAGGAATAGTTATTTCAGTACCTTTTAAAAAATCGCTCATTTCGATCACCTCCTGTTAAATTGAGTTTTAAATAATTCATTTGACTCACCTGCTAACGTATTCATTATATTTATCGATGTATCTAAGCATATATTATAAAATTTACATAATATTTCTGGAACTATTGTTAAATCGCCACAGGAAAAATAATTGTTTATAGAGCAATACCCATCACATATATTATGGAGTCTGCATGTCTTACACCTTTTTGAATCAGAACACCTGACTTTTTTTACATCAAACGAGTTTATAATTTCCCATCTTTTATCATTATAGATTTCAGTGAATAAATTACCTATTATAAATTTATCTCCATTTTCTCTGTTTCCTACCATTTCTTGGCAAGAATATATTTCTCCATCGGGACCTATTGATGCAAATCTATTAGAACCTAATCCGCATCTACCATATGCAGGTGCATCTGTAGCATTTCTAAACGATGCAGTTTCATTAAATCTATTAATCTTTTTTATATTACCAAATGCATAATCAAATTGCGAAATAGATATATCTCTACCTTCTCTTATTAATTCTATATACCAATTAGCAACTTCATTGATCGCTATTACTAGATCATTAACCTCTTGATTAGTCCATTTAGTAAATACATTAACAATAAAAAATATATTATTATATCCTTTTTCTATAGCAAATTTACAATTATGCAATAATTGTTTACAATTATCATGATCTAATGTCATTCTAAAAGTCATATTAGGATTTAATTTTAGAGCTTTAGGGATATTATTTATTATTAAATCAAATGATGATTTTCCATTATGAAGAGGTCTATTTAAATCTTGTGTAGGTTTATCTCCATCAATACTGATCATAATTCCAATATTATTATCTTTTATAAATTGTAATCTTTCCTCATTCAATAATGTACCATTGGTCGTCATAGATAATTGAAAATTATTATTACATTGCTTTCTAATATATTTAGTCAATGGTACAATTATTTCATCCCATTTGAGCATGGGTTCTCCACCAAAGAAATTGATACTAGGAATGTCCCCTTGTATTTTAGAATTTTCTATAATAAAATCTACAGCTCTTTTTGCAGTATCATAAGACATTTCTTTAGCATATTGATCTATAAAACAATACTTACATTTAAGATTACATTTTTGTGTAACATTGAGAAATATGGAAGTTATTAATGGTAAGTCTCCATCTTTCCATATTTGCTCTACTGTTCTAAAATTATTATTTTCGCATTGTTGATTTACACATTGTTCACAATTCATATTAATTACCACCTTTAAAAAATAATTAAAAAACCCATTACGAGTTTTTTAATTATTATATTTTATGAGAAATAAGCACCACCAAGTGTAATCCATCCAGAAGTTGTTTTTAATTTTATTACTTTATTTATACTATCTATCCATAACTCATTTTCTAAAGCATTAACAGGTTCCATAGTCTGAATGTAATATGTCGGTTTCTTAGATAGCATGGCATCAACTTCAGATTTTGTATATACCATATTAGTATCTACCTTAGAAGCTATCTGTTGGATTATAGTGCTTGACATATTGGGATTACTTGCCAACATATTAGAAAGTTGGGTCAAAGTAGCTAAATCTGTTGGGGAAGCATTGATTATACTTTGAATTAAATCTTGAGTTTCTTGTTTTGTATAAGTATTATATCCATCAGCCTTTGATGTAAAGTAAGTTATTTGATCTTCGGTAACAAATTTGTTATACATATCTTGAACTATACTCTCTGCTCTGATAGCTATATCATCAGCAAGTTTTATTGATGTTATAGATTTATCTGCATAATTTTTGGTTGTAAGAACTGTATTGGCGTTTAAATCATAAAATCTAGTATAAAAAAATATAAATAATGCAAACTCTCCTTGATTTAGGGCATCATTTGGGTTTTTAATTACTAAATCATCGCCTTTTACTTCATACTTTCCACTAAAATTATAGCCTCTAACAATTACAGCCATCTTATCTTGAGCCAAATCATAATTAGCTATCGGATATGGTATTTTTATTATCATCTGTTTATCTCTAGTAGCATGTACATAAATAGATTTACTAGCTGTAACTGCTATTTTATCAATAGCCTCTAAGGATTCTGCTAATGTACTTCCATCTTCCATAATTACAACACTTGATAATGTTGTAGGAGCGATACTCTGCTCCATTGCAGCATAAAGTCCTTTTGTAGAATAAGTACTTTGTAAGAACTCATCTGAAGAGAATGCTGTTGTTAAGAAATCTTGTTGATCTTGTATAGTAAGCCATATTAAACCATCGTGCTTGTATACATTACCAGTTTCTTTAACATAATAAACTTTAGTCATTGACGTATATTGTAATAGGTCTTTATCAGCTTCGGTTGATAGATATATTATTTCATTTAATATTATACGTTGTTCATCTGATAGATCAAAAAAAGATTCTTTTGTATCAGTGCAATATATTATTTGATTTGTAAATAATCGAGTATTTCCTAACATATCTCGTATTATTTCTTTATAACTAACAAATGACATATTAAATCCTCCTTTATAAATTAATTAATATTATGTTATCTTTATGGATAGATACAAAGAATAACACTTCTTGAATTAACAAGAAGTGTTATATTTTAGTCTAGCATATCATCCCAACTAGGAATCTTTTTATCTAATTCAGCTTTTAGAGTATTTAATGATGTTTTAAATACAAAATAAGAGACTATACTATTTTCTGCATAAATTGGGATTAAGTCCCCATCTGCTCCATGCATAGCATTTGCTTCTTCCATTGTTGATACTATATTAGCAAATACTTTAAGCCATTTATCATCAAACCATATATATCCTGAACCAGTATTATATAATACATATATAGTGCCTTCTTCACCTACATCAGGTAAAGAATATACTAATTGTGCACTATTAACATCGTCTTGTAGTGCTAAAGCTTTTAATTCTTTATTTGAATTAATTATATATGCTTTATTTGAACCATTGTCAGTGGTAACACCTATAACTTGATTAATATAAGATGTTGGACTATTTGCATATGCAATTGCCTCATTTATAGTATTAAAAACTGTATCGACATCTAAGGGACCACTAAATAATCTCTTATAACTTAAAACCATTGAAGTACCTGTTGCCATTTTAAATCCCTCCTTAAATAGTTACAGTATACGTATCTGAACTTACGAATGGAATACTAGGTGTATAAATATATACTTTATATTCTATAGGTTCATAACTATTAACACCGCTTACTTGAATTAATTGTTTTGTAAAAGTATTTTTAACATCTAAATTTAATGCACTAGATATTACACTTGTAATATCTCTTAATGCAGATGGATAAGCAAATATTATCATTGATGTACCAAGTGATATATTTATAGTTAATTTGCTTCCATTAATAGGATCTAATACATTTTGAGGTAAAGCTCTAATATTATCACTATCAATAGTGTTTATTGTGGATATTAGACTACCATAGAAGGCTTTTCTTTTACCTATATATTTTAGTGTAGACGAAAGTGTTCCTGCATTTATTTGACCTATCGGATAATCGTTACCTAAATTATCTTGTTTTATAGCTCCTTGATTATAATCTACAGTAGATGTGAATTTTAGATTTTCACCATCTGGCACAACTATACTAGTTTGTGAATAAGGTTGGATAACCAAAGTATCTACGACCTTAGTAGTACCTAACGAATCGATTCTGGATAGACTATATTTAGTTATATCTCCTGCATCATTTTTAATAAATGAACTATTTATAGTTGGAGAAATTGCAGAACCAGATTCTAAAGTTTGTATGCCTCCTGGTATTATTGATAAAATAGGCATTTTATAAATAGGAGGGATTATTTTTGCCATTTGATTTGCTATTATTGTTTGGATAGGAGTGCCAGATGGTATTATATCTCCGTCTTTATATACTCCTATATTTTGTCCTATAACATTTATAGGAACAGTAGTTAATAGATTATCTGCTCCAGTTCCTATACCAGTTTTTATATATTCTCTAATAGCTTCAGCGGTTACTAATCCGACTGTAGATTCATCCATTATATTAGAAATGTCTGGAATTAACTGTTTCCACTCTATCCCATTCCATATATTTACACTTAAATTTGGTAATATATAGATTTTATTTTTACCTGCAACGGTAGGTAACTCATTTACAAATGTTGCGTTTTGTGTATAACACTCATTCCCTTTATAAATTTCTTTTGTATCATTTATATAGTATAAAGCATTTGGATTTTTAATTTGTATTAATTCGTATTCCGAATGCGTAACATTAAACCATTGAATTATATTGGTTATTTCAGCCATACTAATACCTCCTTAAACTATGATGTTGTTATATATTATTGTTTCCAAGCCAATAATGTATCTATTTCTTGTTTACTATAATAGCTTCTAATTATGTCTTCTACAGAATAATATCCATCTCTAATATCTATTTTATCAAAGTATAAATCTTTCATTTCATTTACATCATAATATTCAGTTGCTAATTCTTGTTTAGAAACATAGTTTTGTTCTAGATAAGCTACATCTACTTCGACTTGTTCTTCACTTCCAGTTCCTATTTCTCCATAAGCAGAATATTCTGCCATCCAAGTATTACCAGAATCCCATGTTATAAACTTATATATTTGATGAGAGTTTGCAGCAGGTTGAACACCTCTATTATTTCTAAATAAGATATTTTCACCGAATTTAAATTCTGGTTTAAACGAATACGTTATTATATGCCAATATATTTCACAGAATTCATCTAATGTTTTTGGTAATATAATAGTAGCATTTTCATGCATATTGGTAGTCATTTGTCTTTTAATAGCTTTTAAATTCACTCTACCATTTACAGGTTCTATTTTTTCAACTCTTGTACTTTTAGTGGAATCTTCATTATCTGGAATACCTCCCCCGCTACCATCAGGATTATCTCCAGCTATTGGTAAATCTGTCCATACTATACTTCCATTTTTCTTTTGAGGTACGGTTAATTCTCTTGCAGTATCAAATCCGACTATTTGTATAAATGAATATTTACTTTCAATAGAAGATCCATCTAATTTACTAGCTTTAGGAATATAATGCATAGTTCTATTAGAATCTACTACCTGTAATGAATTATCTATAGCTGTTTTTATTTGAATAAGATATTCTGTTAAATTTATAGTACCCAATCCAGGAATGGTAATTTCTATTTTATCTCCGCCTATATTATCTATAGCATTTTTTATTTCGGATGTTACATCGATTAATTCCCCTGTAGAAGAAGCTATATAAATATCTCCAGTTTCATAATTAATTACCAATTCCTTGGGCTTAGCCAAATGTTTATCTTTATAATCTAAAGGACTAAAAGGAACCCTTCCTAATTTTGCCATAATATTTACCTCCTTTTAATAATATTTACATAAATGTTCTAAATAATTATAGACTAGCATCTGCTAGTCTATAATTTTATCATTTATATTTGCATCTAAAGCCCTAATAATAACATTTCCATCATTATCTGTTTCAGTAAATTCAGTATCATCGAAATCATATACAAATAATCCATTTTCAGAAGTTGCATGAGCAAGATAATAATCATATATAACTTTATAGATTACTTCTTTCATCCCTATAGCATTTTTATTAACTATATCTTCTATATCGTTAATATTGCTTATACCAAATAAATCAGTTAATTCATTTATATTAGTATTTATAGATTGTTCCATAGTGGATATATTATTCATAAATAATTCATATAATGTATTATCATTAGGAATATATTTTAGTATGGTTAGATTCTTTGAACTAGAAATATCTGTATCAATTATTTTTATCTTATTAGCATCAATATCTATTAATTGATCCTTTCTAAGCTTTCTTCCATTTATAAAGAATAATAATAAATCTTTACTTAACGGATAATTTATGTCACTTCTACCAACTACAAGATTTCCTGTTATAGGCACATTAGGATTAACTGGAATTTCTTCTAGAATAAATGGCATATAAAAAACTTCCACTTTATCAGATTTCCTCAAAGGTATATTAGTATATATAGCAACTTCATCAAAAGGTCTAGTTGTCTTTATAATGGTAATCCTATAATTCTCTCTAGGTATCATTTTACCATTTACATATACTAAAAATTTACTCTCATCATTACAGTACATAAAATCATTGTGAGGAAGTACAATATTATAACATTCATCTTCTTGGATTATTTTAAACGAATATCTAAATATTGATTTAGGAACTAAGTCTAATGTCCTATCGTAATAATAAGAATTATCTGGATGTATTTTGACAGTATTATTATCTAATCTTCCAGCTATAAAAGAAATTTCATATTTTACGTCTTCTCTAGTTTCTGTATCAAAATCTTTATGATAAGCATCCATACAATATATTTTACAATCATTTATATTAATACTAGAGCCTAGTTTCAATATACCTTTATCAGATGATAATAACTTTATTTTATAAATATTATTATTCACATTTTTAAGATACATTACTTCTATTATATCCGTATCAATAATATTTATAACAGGAAATGTGAAGTTTTTATTTTTATAAGCTATCTGTGAATATTGCTCATATATCATACCATTTTTAAATACTATTACATAATTATCTAGATTGTCATTTCCTAGATTTCTAGACATAGTTACATAGCCAAAATTATCTTTTAGAGAATTTATATAATTACCACTATATTTTTTTATTGTAATAGGAGATTTATCTTCGTATACACTATTCATTAAAGATGAATTATAACTCATGATATAATTTAATGAATTAATTAAATTTTGTTGATACGATAAATTCTTATCGTATTTAAAATCAAAGGGTTCTATCAATTGACTATAAGCACTATCCTGTTTATTTTTAAATTTATCAAATAAATACCCTTTCTCTTCTATTCTTAGTAAGTTGTCTTTAGGATTATATAAAGTTAAATCATAAAATATCCTTGCTTCTAATATATCTCCACCATAAGAGTTTCCATCTATATCAAATGTATTTATCCCACATAAGGTTACTTCCGCATCCCTATGATATAAACCATTTTTAAATACTAATATATTTTCCCTAAGCAATTTTATTTCTTTTGACGCACTCGAATATTGCCTTCTATTAGATTCTATAGACATACGTTCATAATATATATCTGTATTAGGAATATATATTGCTGTACAAATATCTAAAACTTCAGTAGTTAATCTACCCCTACTATTGAATATAAAATGGGCATTATTAGGTTGAGACGTAATTTGTTCTTGGTATTGGACTGTATCTGGTAATATTATGCATCCTATTTCCTCTGGATTTACTCTTCTAGTTTCTACATTATTTATAAGGATATAATTGTATTTACAATCACAAATAATAATTATATCTGTCCATTTAATAAATTTACCATTTATAAATAGCATAAACGGCTTTATTTCTTTTTTAGATATAACTTTATCCAAAGTATCTGCATATACATGTCTCTTTCTATTAATCATAAATGGTAGATTACTGCATGTATATAATAGAGCAGTGTCCTTGTATTGTGAATGATTAAATCCATGTGTTCTAAAATTAAATCGTTCCTCTAAATTAAGTTTATAGTTATATGGAATTTTAAATTTTTGTTGATTAGACAGAGATGAATTGGTGTAATTTTTTAGACTTTCGATAGAATCTATAATATTCATTATATTGATTCTCCACCAACTCTTAATATTGCAGTAGCAAATGTAACCATATCTCTTCCAACAACTTTTTCAATTGTTTTTTGATTGTTTAAATAGCAACCAACATAAACATTTGTAAGTAATGTTGCAAAAGAAGGATATAATTCTAATGCAAATTGAGTTCCAGTTCCATATAAATATAACCATTTTTCTAAAAATACTTCTAGAGTTAATTTAGGCAACCTAAGAATTTTACTTACATTATCTATAAATGTATTTATTGTAAGAAAAGCATCATCTGATAGTTGTATTAATAAAATTTCTTGTTCTCTTTCTGATAGACCTGATACATTTCTAGCAACAGATTTTATACTATCAGTCATATCCTTATTTAATATATTTATTGAATAGTATAAACTAGCTAGATATAAACATTTAGATCTTGTAGCAGGAACAGTACTTATTTTATGAAGATAATCTACGATATGGGTAAATAACCCAGCAAAACATTTAGAACCATTTTTTATTATTTCCTCCCTCATTACTAATCTTTTTGGGTCCATATAATAAATTAGTTGGTTCATAGCAGATACTAAATATGCTATAAATATATCTATATTTACGCATTTATATTTACCATCTATTTTTTTTATTACATCACAGTCTATAAATACTTTTAATGCATTATCGCCTTTAATATCTTTAGCTGCAAAAGTTTTAAACGCTCTAGGTAATGGCGTTGGGTGAGTTAAAAGTATTACTTTTTTCGAATCGAGTACTTTTACCAATGCATTAGATACTTGTCTCTTCTTAACCTCATATCTTATATCATCAAAGGAATCATCTAACTTATTTATTTCTTCAGCAGTCATCATGTACTCGTATAATCGTTTCTCATAATTAGCCTTATTATATAAATAAGTATTAGCAAATGTTTTTGTTATTGGTCCTTTACTTAATTCTGGCATAATTTAGCCCTCCTTTTATTTCTTTATGTTTACATTTATGTTCACTATAAGGGGAAATATATAATTATATATTTTTAAAAGAGTAGTAGTATAGGAATTTATCCTATACTACTTTTTATTTTCTTTTTAATAACAATTCTTTAGAGACGAAGCCACTACTCTTTCCATGTCCACCGCCACCGAACTTCTCAGCTATTTTGCCACAGTTAATATCATCTTTAACAGTGAAAATAGAATACATATAAGCTTCTCCTGTAAATACATAACTACATACAAGATCATAATCGTTTATTTTATCTCCAAAAATAGCTGAATATGCTCTCCTATTTACAACTAAACACTTATGACCTTCTAATAAAGATTCATAAGCATATTTATTTAGATATTCTTTAAACTCTTGTTTATTATATTCATTAATCACTTTACCTTTTTCAATAAGCTCATTAATAAGTTTATTTTTATCATCATCTTCATTTAATTTTTCCCATATAGGATCTAGCGGACCATAGTTTGTTGCATTTAATCCTAATATAAAATATTCAGAGTCTTTACCTAATTCAAATTTAAAACAATCAAAATCACTTACATATTGTATAAACAAAGGACAATCTTTTATGCTGTATAGATCTTCAAAATACATACAAGCTAGACCCATACCAGATATACCCTCTAGTCTTAAACCTGCTATTTCTTCTTCTATCTCAGGATATTTCTCTATTAGTTTCATAGAAGATTGATGATGATCAATCCAAACTATATTTTTTGTAATTTTTCTCAACTCTTGTAGCACATTATAGGAAGATTCCTTAAAAGAATAATCTACTATATATACTTTTTCATTTTTAGAGATTTTATCTAATGGAAATGGCTTTAGATAATCTAATTCTATATAATCAGATTCTTTGGTATTTCCAGTGTGTTTTGATACTACATATGCAGCACCTCTTCCGTCTGCATCATCATGGTGTATAATTTTCATTATTATCCCTCCTTTACAAATATGTTAAGCATACAAATTTATAATATTAATAACTTACTAATAATTGAAAGGGTGATTTTTATGATTAAGAAATTATTAGAAGAATTATGTATAGATACAATTAAAGAAGATGAAGCAAAATATTTTTATAATGGAATAGGAGTTCCAAGAGTAACAGAAATTTTAAGTTCAATGTTGCATGAAGAATATTTAATGCAATGGGCTAATAGAATAGGTTTATATAGAAAAAAGAAATATGAAGATGAAAGAGATAGAGCAGCATTTATAGGAACAAATGTACATGAATGTATAGAAAAATACTTAAAATGTAATAATTACGATATCATGAATATAGATGAATTATCTAAAGATAAAGTGGTAATAAATTCTATAAATAATGGGGTTAAATCATTTATTTTATGGTACGATGAAATTATCAGAAATAATCAGTTTGAAATAATTGCTCAAGAACAATCCTTATCATGTCAATGGTTTGGAGGCACATATGATATGTTATGTAAAATAAATGGTAAAATATATTTAGTAGACTTTAAGACGAGCAATCATATATCATATAAATATTTCTTACAACTAGCTGCATATAGGTATATGATATTTTTGAATTTGGGTATAAATATAGATGGATGTATAATTCTCCAAGTTGATAAAAAACAAATAGCATTTGAAGAATATGTATTAGATTTCTCAATAAAAAACCATTATGATTTTATAGAACAATGTTTCACTACATTCCTATCATTGATCTATGCCTATTATAATAAAATGATTACTATAAATATGTATAATAATATTTTTTGATGAGGTGTTACAAAATGTATTTTGATGCTATTATGAAATATATGAATTTATATAATATTAAAAGAAATAAATTATTTAAAAACATTTATAAGATGATATATTATTTTAAATATATAAAACCAATGATTGTGTTTGAAACAGATATATTGTCATATAAATATATTAAACCATTATATAATTTAGTAAATTTATTTGGTACTATAAAATATAATAAAGGGCAAATAAGTTCAATTAATAACAGACTGATTATAGAAAATATTATTATTTATAACAAGATTACAATTAATCTATATGATTATGATAAGGAAATAGAATTGATAATAGATAAAGATGATTCAACAAGGATTATTACAAATATAATCCATAGAACTTTTGATGAAGCGATAAAGGATGAATTAAATATATGTAATAAAATTATACAATATTGTATAAAACATGTTTGTAGGATAATATTTTTAAGAAGAGGTTAATCCTCTTCTTTTATTTTTTACTTTAACCTTAACAGATTAATAAAGGAGTGATTAAATATGATACCAATGGTTAAATTTATATCTGAGGAAGAGCAAATATATAATTTAAATATAAAAAATAATACATTAAGGGGAACATTAAAAGAAGTTCATATAGCAGATATTCATTTTGGGGTATTAGATCCAAAATATCAATACACTATTTTGACAGAACAATTTACAAATAAATTGATTAATTTAGATTTTGATGTATTGGTCATAGATGGAGATTTATATGAGCACAAATTTATGAGTAGTTCAGACCCTATAATGTATGCATCATTATTTGTAAATGATCTTATAAATTTATGCAGAATTAAATCTGCCACATTCGTTATTCTTCATGGTACTAAATTGCATGATGATAATCAACTAAAAATGTTTTATCATTATCTAACTGATGAAACAGTAGATGTAAGAATAGTAGAAACTCCAAAATTTGAGTATATTAAAGGGGCTAAAGTATTGTGTATACCAGAAATGAATAATTTAGAGTCTTCGATATATGAAAATTTACTATATTATTCAGGATGGTATGATACTGCATTTGTGCATGGGGAATATTTAGGTTCTATATATAGAGAAAAAAATGTTGTCCCAACTCTAGAAGGGCATACTCCTATATTTACATTAGATCATTTCTGTTATTGCAAAGGACCAATATTATCTGGTCATGTCCATGTAACAGGATGTTTTGCTGGTTATTATTATTATTGTGGTTCACCATATAGATGGAAATTCGGTGAAGAACAAGAGAAAGGGTTTTTAATAGCTCTTCATAATTTAGATACACAATGGCATTATGTACATTTAGAACCTATAAAATCATATAGGTATGATACTATTAATTTAGATATGATGTTGATTCAAGACCCAAAAGATGTAATTGAGTATGTAAATAAATTACAAGAGCAAGGAATAGATTATATAAGGTTAGAATTTAAAAAAGAATTAAATGATAAAGAGATAGCCAACTTAGAAATATTAAAGAAATATTATAGGTCTATTAAAACTGTTAAATTAAAAATAGATAATGCTAAGAAAAATGAAATGTTGAAAGCCAATGAAGAACTAATGCAACAATATAGTGAATATGACTTTATAATGGATAAAAATTTATCCCCAGAAGAAATATTCTGTAGATACGTAAATATACAAGAAGGTTGTGAATTTATATCTGTAAATGAGCTGGTTGAATTATTAAAAGAAGAATAATTGAAAGTACTTGTAAAGGTACTTTCAATTATATATTATAAATATAGAAATAATAAAAAGGGAGGATCAATTATTATGAATATGAAAAAAGATTTGTTAATACAAGTTCATTGTAACGAATATAAATATGAATCGGGATTGATAAAGAAGTGGGCTAATGAATTTTATAGTCTTCTATCATATGATAGAAGTACATGTATATCAACAATTAACTTTAAAGAAAAGGTTATAAAAATACACAGTAAATTAAAATTTCAAAAAAGAATAATTAATAGGCAGCGATTATATGAAAAAAGAAAAAGATTAGGAAGATCACTATAGTTTAATTTATTAAAGTTTAAAAGAAAAAATAAAGAGGAGAGATATTATGAATATGAATCAATTATGTAGGAGTTTAGCTAAATATACAAATTTTATAGCAAGGTGCAGCTGGGCAAATAAATCTATTGATAGGAAAACAATAGTAAGTACATCATATTATAAATTAATAGATGAAATATTAAAAGAAAATATTATAGACGAATTTAAAAATAAGATACAATTTTATTTCGATAAAAATGAACTAATTGAAAAGGATACTTTATATTATACAATAAAGGATTATAATATAGAATTTTATTATAAAAGATTTCATTTTGTTGTGCCTGATATTGGTACATACGATACGATAGAACAGCTTGTAGAATATATAAATAATAAGACACGTTTTATCATAAATAATAAAGATTTATTTATAGATATAGAAAAATATATTGATGCAGTAAATCAATTAAAATGTGAATTGTATAGTAAAAATAATATAAATATATTTGAAATAGGTATGTTCGAAATTATTGTGATGGATAGAACTATATTGTTCTATGAAAATAATGTAGTACCTGGACATTCTCATGAAAACACCGATTTCATAAGCATAGATAAATTTAAAGAGATTGATAATAATGAATATAGAAATTATTACTTAGATAAATTAATAGATTTCCATATAAATTCTGTGAGGGATAAGATAAATGAAAATATAAAAATTCAACAACAAAAATTAATAGATTTAGATGAAAATGAAACTGAATTAATAAATTTAAAAGAAACAATTAGAGATATAAGGGGTGTTAATCATGGAGAATAAAAAACATTTTACAATGGAATTGATAGCACATAATGATCCATTTGAACAAGGTATGGTTATATATGGGTTTAAAGAATATAAACAGACCTATATGACAATTCCAGAATATCGTACATGCGAGCATAATATTCATTTAGTATGTAACTATGATATAAACTAGACTCATTGTCTAGTTTATTTTTTCTATGTTCCTGTAAAAGAAGAAAAAATAAAAAGAGTATGCGTATTGCATACTCTTTTCTTTTATTTAGATTTATAATAAAAATAATATTTAGTTGTCTCTTGTGTTTGATGATTTGTTTCTATTATCTTATCAATTAATTCATTATTATATTCAAATTCTAATGTACTTATAAGTTTATTCTCCATCTTTTTGTGATGAAACTTTAACTTATTTTTATCATATATAAGGATATCTTCAAATTTTCTAAGTATATTACTTATATTAATATAATTAGCAGATAATATTATATTTGTATCTTCATTGTAATGTCCGTATGCAGAGTTGGTATTGAAATCGCCATCACGACGATATATATCTTCTTTAACATTTCCAGTAGATCTATCAATTATTTGACTAATAATATTATTGCTATCATATTTATATTGTTCGTATATATTATTATCCAGAATCGGGCTTCTAATACATTCTACTAATTCAGATCTAACACATTCTATTGGAATAAATTCATCATTATCATACTTAAAAAGATAAGTGTTTGTTTTATTATCATTATATAATAATGTACAACGACATTCTGTTTCAGTTTCAGCCAAATTTGAATATATATTTAGTACGCTAGATTTATCTTTTTCTCTTATAACTTCGCATGTAGATATAGCCACTTTATTATTCATTAACGATTTGGCAAATTCTATTTCTAATATTTTATCTATAAAATACATTACAATAACCCCCTATTTATTTATATTTAAATTTAGATAAATCGACCCCTAGAGCCAATAATGCTAGCATTACGTAATCTTGTTTTTTCTTATCATCTATAAATGTAAATAATTCTTCTATACATTTTGTAAATAAATCATATGATACAGATGGTATCAGATGCCTTTCAAAAATATCGTATTCCTGTATACTATTTAATATACTTTTTACGCCTTTAAGGTAATTCTTTATCTCTGATTTATCATACCTTTCGTTTTCATATATTATTAAATTATTCATTTTTTTACCCCCTATTTTATAAAAGAATTAGGTATGATATACTTATCATACCTAAAAAATTTTATTCATATATATAATTTATGCACTCTCTTGTATGTTCTTTTTTAGTATTATTAATAATTTCTTGTTTTAGTAACTTATTTTCATCATCATAGGTATTGTGGAATATATTAGTTTCTTTTATTTTATTAGTTTTTGAGCATGTTACTCGACGGGTAATTTTTATTTTATTACCATTTTCATCATATTCATATAATAAATTTATAAGATCAAAATTATTCTTCTTATATTTATCATAACAAATTGAATTTGTTTCTCTTATAGTTCCATCTTTATTTAATGATGACATACCAACGATATTCTTACCTATATATTTGCTATATTTATTATCCTCATAAATAATATTATTTTTAAGGGTTTCATTATTCATAAATGAACCAATTTTTCTACCTTGATTGTCATATGAATGGTGTATTGTACGAATTTTTTCACCTTTATAATATTTTTCTCTTCTTATAAGATTATTATTATCATCATAAAAATATAATAATTTATATTTAAGTGAATCAGATGAATTCTCATTTACTTCATATATTAATCCATTTCCATTTATAAGATATTCTGTTTTAACCTCTCTTTCATTAAATACTCTTATTATTTTCTTCTCTTGATATATAAATACATATTCTTCTTTATAATCTATTTCTAACGAATTCAAATCTGTATATACCAAATTATTACACTTGCATTTATATATTCCTTTTTTAAACAAACTCTCTAATTGTTCATGATCTAAAAGAACTGACTTAAATATTTTCATAATTAATCTCCTCCTCTATTTATAAAAGACGTGTTAAACAATTCTCTACTGCTTCTCCAACTTTTTTACTTCCATACATACTTCCATCTGAAAACCCATCTAAATAAGCATCAATGTAACCCTTAATATAATCATCTGATTTATTATTTTTTCTTAACAGAACTATTTTCTCATTTAGCACTGCTACATTTTTAAGCATTCTTTCTTCATCCATATCTTCATCATCCTCTCCTCTATTTATAAATTTATATAAAACTTATGATTAATATATTCATGATTAGAATGAAAACTAGCTCCAATGTTCTTATAGAAATGTATTAAATCGCTTCTACATTCTCCTTCTATATATTTAAATCCCCACTGTTTGCCTATATCCTTTAAGTTTATCATAGCTATAGTACCATATCCTTTATTTCTATATTCTTCCTCAATTTCAAAATATTCTAAATATATAGAATTTGTTTCTCCATCATCAGCCATTACTCTCATATGACCAATATATTGATTTATAATAAAAATTTCCATATCGCCTTGTAAATCAACAAAATTTTCTTTTGTAAAATTCATTCCTGGTATTTTAAAATTAATTTTATTTTCCATATCCATCATCCTATCATTATAATAATTTAAACTCTTATAAATTGTTTCTATATTCATTTCTAGGTTTTAATGATTTAACCCATTCTAATAGATTTATATTTGTCTTCATTATCTCAATATCTAAATTATTTGCCTTTATTTTATTATATATTTTTCTGATTACTATACTACCATTGACTAATATTTCATCCTCTATTGTAAACCCGCATGGGATATTATCTGGAATATAGATACTATGTTTAAATGCGATATAGGTGCTTATAGTTTCTAAACTAGCATCATAATGACCGCTACAACTCCAAGAAGTCTTATAATCTTTTCTATTCAGTATTTCAATAGTAGGCAATATTAAATCGTCGATTTCAAATATCACACCGCCACAATTAGTTAATGGGCACTTCGTATACCCATTATATTTTTTTGTATAAATATCATCTGTTTGATTTAATACTTCTTTACGAAATTTATTAAAACAATCTAAACAAATATAACCCATAGATATTCCTCCAAACTTTATATTTATTGATATATAAAACTATAATCATACTCTTCTGTATATAAACTTATTTGATTATTATTTATTTTCTTTTCTAACATTGTTATTTTATTTATATTTTTATACCCTTTATAGTTATAAGTATATTTAATTTCACTAGTTTTAGTTGTATTATCATTATTTATAACACATATTTCTTTAATTAATTTATCTCTATTATACTCATAATTACATTTTATATTATTATTAGATTCATATAATCCATGTTGGCAATAAGATAAAATATTTCCTAATGTATCTAATTTAACCAATCCTCTATCTTTATCAGATTGTATACATACATTTATACTTCCATCTTCATTATTAGCATATTGAAAATTAAATTTTTTATGTCTTTTAGCAGATGATAAATGTTTATTAAAACTTTCCTTAATAATACTAGTTACTAGATTTTCTTGATTTATAAGATAATTTATACAACCAGTAAACTGTCCTTTATTATACGTATATATAAATTCTAATTTATTATTATAATATATATACTCTCTATACTTTTCCATTTTGTCATTAATTAATAAAAATATTTCACTTATTAAATCTTTATACGAATGTATTAGATAAATTTTATTTTTCTTTTTATCATTTTGTATAATAGTCTCATATATTCTTCGTGAATTAGTATCAAAATCATAAATAGCATATTCTTTTTTATTACATAATACAGTGCATTTATTAATACTATTTTTAAACATCGTTACTAGTTCGTCATTACTAAACTTGAACATAAATAATTTCCCCCTTTATTTTGTTTTTATACATTTATATAATATATAATTACCTTATTGTTTACATATAAGTAACAGTGCTATACTAACCATATAAGGATGATATAGTTAGTTGTAATAAATAAAAATATGACTAACAATAAAGTACTCAATTAAAAATAATAGGGGTGGATGTTATGAATTTAGAACGAAGAAAAAAATATCAAAATCAAGGTAGAACAGCAGTTCAAACAGATAAAAAAATAGATATAAATTTTGATTTAAATGCATTAAATTTAATGTGTGTATATGTATTATCAGAGAATAGAAATATAAGAAGATCTCATCTAATAAATATGAGAAACTTATTTGAAATAATAGATTTAGATTTATATATAAATGATATAGAAAAAATGAAGAGAGTAAATTTTATTAAAAAAGGATTGGAAGGAAAGCTATTACATAATTTAAAAAACTCTGTAATAGTTATGAAATATATAAATGGTGGATTAATGGATGATGATATTATTGATATAAATAATTTTGTATCATTATCCAATGAAGAGTTAATGTGGATTAATGAAACAGTATCAGAGTCTTTAAACTATGCTTTCATCTATAATGATATAGATAAGATGATTGATATATGTACAAGATTTAAAGCTGCTGATTATAGAAGCAGAGGGGTTATAGTAGACGAAATACAAGGACTTATAAATGATATGCAGACTAAATTCAGGAGGACAAGAGTTCAAAGTTTATCTGAAGTTAGTTTCTGTCTAAAACAAGGACTAATGGAAGAAGTAGTTGCAGATATTCATGAGCAATTAACAAGTCCATCACGTAGATTAATCACAGGAATGCAAGGATTAAATGAATTACTAGGTGGAGGATTTGAAAGTACTAGAGTTTATATGTTATTGGGTTTAACAGGTGTAGGTAAATCTGTAACATTATTAAATATAGCTTATCAAATTAAAAAATATAATAAATCTTATAAACCAAAAGACCCAACTAAAATTCCAGCAATTTTATATGTAACGATGGAAAATACAGTTGCAGAGACTGTTGATAGATTGTTCACAATGTCTACAACAGCAGATGATATGAAAAATCATAGTAAAGAAGACGTAATAAACATGCTTAGGACAGAAGGAGAATTATTCCTTACTGATTCTGATCCAATAGATATAGTAATTAAATTCGTGCCAGATAGATCGGTAGATACAGGATATCTATATACAATGGTTGAGGATTTAGAAGATGAAGGATATGAAGTAATAGCATTAGTACAAGACCATATTAAGAAAATAAGGTCAGCATATAAACATAATGATATAAGATTGGAACTAGGTTCTATAGTGAATGAGTTTAAGGTATTTTCTGCTTTAAAGGACATGCCAGTTATAACTAACTCTCACTTAAATAGAGAAGCTGCTAGAGTTGTAGATGAAGGTAGGAAACATAATAAAGCTGATTTAACTAGAATGCTAGGACGAGCTAATGTTGGAGAATCAATGCTTATGATAGATAACTTAGATTGTGCATTCTTAATAGGATTAGAATTTGATGCTCAAGGTAATAAATATATGGCATTTAATAGAATTAAAATGAGATATAAAGCTACAAATAGGGATTATATATGCCATCCGTTTGTTCCAGGAAATGGGATTAAACTTGTAGAAGATTATTATCTTCAAGTTCCTGTATTTAAAGATTCTCTCAAAGTACAACCAGAGGAAAGTAGTCTTTATAATGCTCATCAAGTTCAAAGAAAAGAACCTGCGTATGCGAGTAATATTAGAGATATTGATGATATCCTTACTAATAAAACTATTGATGATGATGTAAATATATTTACAGCTTCAAGATATATGTCACAACCTAATATCACCCAAATATATCTGGAAGAAGATAATGTAATAGATGTTGAAACAATGCCAGCATTAGTTGCAGGGAAGAGATCAACATCAACTCGTGAATTACAACCAATGGTAACATTTAAAAGAGATGTAGCGTAATGCTACATCTCTTCTAGTTTGTATCTATTATTTAAAATAAGTTCTTTCTCAGAATTATATATAGAAGATAATAATGATTGTACCACATCAACTCTAAGCATTTTTAGTTTTCTAAAATTAAATTCTTTTACATTACAAATATTATTCATATATAATATAAGAAAATATAATTCTGTTGAACCATATATATCATACGCTAATAATTTAGGTTTATAAACATATTTCTGATATTCTGTTTCAGTAAACTCTACAGTAACTGATAGATCATTCAATTCGTGTAGATAGTCATTTAAAACATTGTATATTACTAGCTGTACATTATTCATTTTTTCTATTATAGATAATTCTTGATATGCGATCTTAGTAACTGGTGCAGATGCTATAAATTGTTCAACTGTATAAGTTTGTTCTGGTCTCATAATTAAATCCTCCCTATTATTTTACATTCATTTATATTTCCACCTGCAAAAGATACTATAAATTTGTCTCCAGCTTTTCCTTGAGGGTCAGGATTTTTAATGTCATGATTTAAGTCTGGAGCATCCATATTTATTCCAGATGATGATATAGGTGATTCTGCTATGACAGAATCTATTCTACTATCTGCATATGATTTTATTTCATTCATTTTATTTTGTGCAAATTGTAATACTTCTGATATTCTATTATCTGAATCTGTTATACTTTTATTTACATAATCATATATATGATTATAATCTGCTAATTGCAAAGGAACATATAAATTTATATAGTTTCCTGTAACTATATCTCCTATAACTAAGTTTTTGGAATCTTTATTCATTATATTTTTCTTTATAATAGAATGACTTGTTAATTTGGCATATTTATTATCTATAAGTGACATTAGAGCAGGAATAAAAAATTGAACAGTATCTCCATATTTATAATCATTCATTGCTATAGCGACTTCGTTATAATCGGTTTCTGTACCTATAAATGTTGAATTATTCATTTTAACTTACCTCCTAACAATAAATTAAATTAATAAAATGTTGATACAATAAATTAAAAATTAGGAGTGATACTAAATGGATAAAATTACGTATACAATAATGAATGAAATAGGATTAGATATAGACGTTCTAGGAAGAGTAGTTGATCAGGATTATGATACAGTTATTTATATGAACGGTAAAACAATTAAAGCAAATTATAACGATAATATAAATACACCTATAGCTAGAAATGAGGTATTATTTAACCCATTATTCGATGCCAAACTTGGTAAATATTTATTTGGATACTATTTAAAAAAAATAGCAGAGTTAGATGAAAGAAAATTTGATTTATTCTATGCTCAACAGGATTCTACTGATAATAGAAAATCGTATTTAGAAATTAGGGGAGCAGATGAGGTTATACGTGGTAAATCATATTTCTCTGAAAGTCTAAAAATTATGGATTTACTTTTAAGAACAGCAGGTCATTTAGATACAGATTTGTCTTTTCTTGACAATCAAATGATATAATGGAATGAGGTAATATATATGAGGCATATTACTTTAACAAAGAAACAGCAATATGTAGTAGATGAAGCCGCTAAATTCTGGAAAAGTGATTCTGAACAGATATTCCAATATGCTGGAGAAGCAGGAACAGGGAAGTCTATAGTTTTGGAAGCTATAAAAGAAAGATTAGGTATACCAGCAAGAAAAATAGCTCCTATGGCTTATATAGGTCAAGCAGCTATTATTATGAGAATGAAAGGGATGACTAATGCCAAGACGGTTTACTCTTGGCTTTTTAATCCTGTTGAGGATTATTTATTAGACAAGGATGGACGTATTGTAAAAGATACATATTTCAATACTCCTAAATATACCATAAAATTTGAACCAAAACCTTTAGATGATATAGATTTAATGCTTATAGATGAAGCTCCATCGTGTCCATATGATTTGAGAGGAGAAATCGTTTCAAGAAATAAAAAAATTATAGCTACTGGAGATTTAGGTCAACTACCTCCAGTATACGGAAAACCTGCTTTCTTGTATGAGGGCAAAGTTCATATATTAACAGATGTTATGGCTCAACAAAGTGGTTCTGCATTATTATATTTAGCTTATAGAGCGAGAAGAGGATTACCTATACACCCAGGATTTTATGGTGATGTATTAGTAATAGAAGAGAATGATTTAACAGATCAGATGATAATAGGTTCAGACATTGTCATATGTGCAAAAAATGCTACAAGAGATAAAATAAATAAAAGAGTTAGACATGATATTCTACATATATATTCAGATTTACCTACTTGTGGTGAACGTGTAGTATGTAGGAGGAATAATTGGACCACAGAAGTAGATGGAATAAATTTAGCAAATGGGTTACTAGGAACTGTAGTTAATATGCCTAGTGTTGAAGGTTTTGACGGAAAAGCATTTACTATGAGTTTTAAACCAAACTTTATAAATGGGTATTTCTCTAATTTAAAGTGTGATTATAACTATCTCATAGCTCCCCATGAACAAAAACAAATGTTAAAAAATAATAAATTTAATCGATCTGAAAAATTTGAATTTGCTTATGCTATAACTTGTCATATGGCTCAAGGTGGCAGATTTAGAAATGGTATATATATTGAAGAATTTTTAAATAAAGATATACAAAATAATTTAAATTATACTGGTATAACCAGATTTTCTAATTCTCTGATATATGTAAAGAGAAGTAAAAAATACTACTAGTAAAAATAAATTTAATCATATATTATAGATATGAACTAGAATAGAATATAGTTCATATCTATAATAAATTATGAAGGAGAGATATAAATAATGAATAATGATAAAGAATTAAAACCAATGGTAGTGTTTAACGAAGGGTTAAACGATGACGAAAGAGTAGCAAAAATAGCGAAAGTACTAGAATGCAATGAGAATAGAAACATTGCAGAAGAAGAGTTATTAAATGGCTCAAAGAAAAAATATCTTATCTTATATTATATGATAGGAGATGATAATGATATTATAAAAGGCTGGGATGAAATCAAAGGAAGAGAATCAGCTTTCAAATTTATAAAGAGCATGGTAGATAGTATAGATATACATGCTTCTAAGATAATGGTAGATACAGTTCCATTTTCAGAAGCTGTGAGTATATATGAGTTTATGCAACATGTACAAGGATTAATTGATGATGAGTTCGATATTGAAGATTACAATAACGGACAAAACATAATAGATTAAAAATGAAAGGGGGATTATTATGGCAGCAAAACATAATAATAACAAGAAAAAAAATAACTATTTTACAAAAGCAATTCAAAGGTATAATGACCCAGATTTTATAAAATATAAAAATGCCAAAGAATTAGAATTTGAGTCAAATATCATATTTAGAGAATTAGCTTCAGGAAAAATCGATATTGTTGAATTTGGGTGTTACTTTGTAAATCCAGATTTATTAAATGCTATGATTAAGGTATCTTATGAGAAATATATATTCTATTATTATTCTCATCAAGGTATGCAAGCTTTAGCACAATTAAAAGGAGCAGATGCTACAATTTCTATGGTCCAAGATGCTCATAGAAGAAGCACAGAGGCTTATAGAATATTAAATGAAGGATTACAACATCTAGCAGCAACAGGTGACCCTAATCAAGTATTTGCATTAGCAAATCTGTTGTTTAATTATAGAAGTTGTTTTTAGGAATTACTTTCCTAACAATTAAATATATGATAAATAAAGGGGGATGAGGAATATGACCAAAGAGCAAATAGGAAAATTAAAAGAACTATTTGATGAAAAAACATTTAGAATATTTGTAGATAACGCTATGATAGTAGATGAAAGGGCTGAAGGTACAGAAATTGTTTGGGATGATGTTAATGAATTTATGTATGTTATAAGACCTAATTCTGTAAACTACAATAATCAAGCAAACCAACCTTTTACATTTGAGATTTTTGCATATGAGAATATACAAAAAATCTTAACAGAAAATAATGAAGTAGAGATTAAAGATAAATTAAATATCTTAAAAAATAATTCTCTACTTACAGAAGAACAATATAATAATATAATTGAAACTACTATAAAGAAATATAGAATAATATAAAAAAGTACATTGCAAACAAAATTATAATTGTATATTATAGTAGTGTAAAATAATATAATAATAAATAAAATATATGAATTTTAAGGAGGAAATATTTATGTTTAACAATTATGGACAACCACAACAAAACTTATACGGTGCTGGATTCGGTAATGGAATGGGTATGCAATATGCACCTGTAAACCAAGCTAAAATGACTCAGCCACTAAGTGAAGAGGATAAGAAATTATTAAGACAAAATTCAGATAATTTCAGTTTACAAGTTTCACCAATGGAGCTAAAAAGATCAGTATGTACCCACAAAGATGCTAATAAAATAACATTAATTGATAATGGAAATGGAACAGCTACATGCACAATTTGTGGTGCAACATTTGAACTAGTAAATGAGCCAGAAGAGCAAATCGAAGGATTAACTAGAGATGTAATCAGTGTATTACAATCTATTAAAACTTACTTCTTAGATATACCAGAGCAGTACGCAAATGAATACTTTAAAGTAATTCCACTATTAGAGAAATTACCAGTATTCTATAAAATGGCTAGAAGTAACTGGAGAAGATATGAGAATGCAAATCCATTACAAAATGCTAATGGAATGTACTCTTACAACTTACTTCAAAATATAACAAGCCCTGGATATGCACAAGCACCAGGAATGATGCCACAAATGTCTCCATATGGAGCACCAATGGGAACACCAGCAATGGGTGGATATCCACAACAATCACCAGATATGTTCGGAGGATACCCACAACAACAACAACAATCTTATGGAAATAACCCATTTGGAAATTATGGTCAAGCACCAGCTCCAGGATACAATCCAGCATTAGATGGTAGTTATGGTCAACAACAAGGTTATGGTCAAGCACCAGCTCCACAACCAACAAGTGGACCACAACCAACAGCAAGTTACCAACCACAAAATTTAAATAATACAGAGCGTGTAGAAAACGGACAAGTTAAAACTACAGCTACAATGACAGTATAATATAATTAAAGAAGATGTAAGAGAAATCTTACATCTTCATTTTATTGTTATTATAACATATTTTTTCTATGTTACTGGTTATTGAATTATATATTATATAATTGATAACAAGATAATAATGACGATGAAGGAGGATTTAGGGATGGCTAAAAATGATATGGAGCAAAAAATAAAAGAATACGCTGAACAGATAAAAACATTAGAAGATTTTGTTGCAGCAGTAAGAAAGATGCCTGGAATGTATATAGGCATGATAGGTAACAGAGGATTTTTAAACATGATACGAGAAATCTTTCAAAACTCAATTGATGAGTTGATTAAGAAGGATTCTCCTTGTGATTATATTATGTTAACATATGATGAAAGAAGTCATATAACAACAGTAGAGGATAACGGTAGAGGCATTCCTTTTGGATTAATGGAGAGAATATATGCATCTCAGCATACATCTTCAAATTACGAAAAGAAACCAGGAGAGTATTCGAGTGGACTCCACGGTGTAGGTGCAAAAGTTACAAATGCATTAGCTGAATTTTTCTATGTAGAATCTTTTATATTAGGAGATGCAAGAAGAATAGAATTCCATGATGGAAAACCATGGAAAAAGGGAGAAATAAAAATTCCCAATAAAGGAAATAAACAAGGAACTATAGTAACATTTAAACCAACATACGATGTTATGGGCGAACTTACATTATCTGTTCAACAAGTATTTAACTTAGTTAGAATGGTTATGTTCTTAACTCCTATAGGATCAAAATGTCTATTCAAAGGTATATTGGCAGATGGCTCAATATTCCAAGAAGAGATAGTAAACCAAGACGGTATAATAACAGACTTAATATTAAAGACTGTAGCTCCGTTAGTTAAACCAATATGTATATCAGATGATACAGGATTTATGAAGGCAGATATAGCTTTCACTTATGACTCCAACGATCTTGATGTAGAACAAATTACTTCATTCAGTAACTGCTGCCCGACTACAAGTGGTACACATGTTATTGGATTTATAGATGGATTATGTAAATTCTTTAGAGAACACATGAACAAAATATACTTAGCAGGAAATAAGAAACAACTTACGGTAGTTAATAATGATATAAAAACAGGATTAAAAGCTATTGTTTCAGTTGCACATTTAACTCCTATATTCGAAGGACAAGCTAAAGACGTTTTAGGAAATGAAGATATGATACCATTTGTCAGAGATACAGTTTATAACTCTCTAGATAAATGGTCTAAAGAAAATGCATCCGATCTACAAAAAGTTTGTAAATACCTCAAAGAAGTTGCAGAGATCAGAGTGAATATGGATAAAGAGAAAGACAAAATTGTTAACAAATTTGCCACTTCTAGTTTATCTAAAGGTTTACCTCGTAAGTATATAAGACCAAATGATATGAGAGCAGATGATCTTGAATTTATAGTAGTTGAAGGAGATTCTGCTGGTGGTTCGGCTAGGAATAATAGGTGTAAAAGAAATCAAGGTATATTCCCAATTAGAGGTAAAATGCCTAATGCATTTACAACAGAAAGAGCTAAGTTTCTTAGCAATGAAGAAGTTCAAGGAATAATTGCTATTTTAGGTGCAGGTTATGGTAGAAAATTTGATATAACCAAATGTAAATATAAGAAAATAATATTTATGGCAGATGCAGATCCAGATGGAAAACACATAAGAACTCTATTATTAAGATTTTTCTTATTATACTTTAGACCATTAGTAGAAGCAGGAAGGGTGTATGCATCAATACCACCTCTTTATGGATTAGACCTTGGTAAGAAAAAGAAAGAATATTTTACTGATAGAATAGATTATGTTGCATATATTCAAAAACAATTTTCTAAAGTTAATGAAATAACTACAGTAAGAGATGGCTCAATGACTCAAAAGGAAATTGTAAAAATATTATATAACAATATTGATTATACGTATCAATTAGAAAAGGTTGCTAATACTTATGCAATAGACCCATATTTATTAGAGGACATAATCATTAATAGAAATTTACCAAGTGACAAATTATATAAAATACTTCATAAAAAATATAGATTTATTGAGGATATCGAAAATAAAAATAATACTATAATCATTAAAGGATTAGTAAATAATAAATATCAGACATTATTTTTAAATGATAAAATTACATCTAATATACAAGAAGTATTAAATATATTAGATATTAATGATAGTTTTCAATATAAAGTAAATGGGGAATTATGTTCTATTTATACTCTTATGAAAAAATTTGAATCAAGTTCTCCAGCATCTATAACAAGATATAAGGGATTAGGAGAAATGAACGGTAAGGTATTAGCTGATACTACTATATTACCTGATAATAGAACTTTAATTCAATATACACCTGAATCTATAGAAGAGGAAATTAATTCTATTAGATATTTTGAATCTAATTTAAAAGAGTTAATAAAGGGTACTAAAGCTACAAGATTCGATTTAATGGGTTAATCCCATTAATCGAATACTTTGTATATAACGTATAATTAGGAAGGTGATTTAATATGGCAGAAACTATAATTAAAAAGAATATATTAGAACAATACAAGGATGACTTAAGAGGATATGCTTTATATGCTAATAGAATGAGGGTAGCCCCAAATATTAAGGATGGGCTTAAACCAGTTCATAGAAGAATATTACAAGCAGGATATTTTGATGAAAAAGCTACATCTCGTTTTGTAAAATCTGCAGCTTTTACAGGAACTATTATGAGAAAGTATCATCCACATGGAGATGCTGGGGTTTATGATGCAATGAAGGGTATGCTAAATTGGTTTGAAATAAATATACCTTTATTAGATGGGGATAGTAACTGGGGAAACTTTCAAGGTGCTAAACAAGCGGCTGCTAGATATACCGAAGCAAAGATATCTGATTTTACTAAAAAATATGTAATTAAAGAAGCAGATGAAGTTAGAGCGGTTGTAGACTGGATAGAAACTTATGATAATAGAAATCTAGAAATGGAGTATATGCCAATAAAAATACCTCTATTATTAATAAACGGTTGTTATGGAATAGGCATAGGAATGTCTTGTTCAATACCTCCACACAATGGCAGAGATGTAATAGATGCTACATTACGTTTAATAGATGATCCGAGTACAGAAGTTATTATTCCACCAGATCAAAATATGAAATGTGATATAATAAAAACAAATTTCAAAAGTATCTGTAACCTTGGTCAAGGAAAATTTGTAGTCAGAGGTCATATAGATATTATAGATTATAACGGTAAACAAGCTTTATCCATAAAATCTACACCAGATATGGTGTATTCGCAAAAAATAATAGATAAGATAGATGAATTATTAGAACAAAAGAAAATAATAGGTATTATTGATCATGCAGAAGAATCAACAGAAGAACAGATGAATCATGTTTTTATATTAAAGAGTGGTACAGATCCTGAGTATATCAAACAATCAATATACAGTATGACGGATATGCAAAAAACAATTAGTGTAAATTTTGAAGTACTTGAAAATAATAACCCAATAAGAATGTCTTATAAATCATATCTACTATCATTTATAGAATTTAGGAAGATATGTAAATTTAGATATTATTGTAATAAACTTCAAAGAGTCCAAACTAAATTACATGAAAAAGAAATTTATATAAATGTAATACAAAGTGGAATGATAGATGAAATAATTAATACTATAAAAAATCTTACTGATGATAATGAGAAAAAATGTATAGAGTACTTTGTTAAACTACTTGGTGTTACGGACCTACAGGCTTCATTTATATTACACTCACAAATACTAGATTTATCCGTAGGAAAACTTAATAAATATATAAATGAACAAATGGCATTAAAAGTTGAGCAAGATCTATATATGAAAAAAGTATTAAGTGATGAAGAATTATTGAAAGAGATAAAACAAGAACTTTTAGAATTTAGAGAAGAATATGGGAAACCAAGAAATTGTAGAATTATAGATTCTTCTGAATTAACTGATATACCTGCAGGGGAATTTAAAGTTATATTTACAGATAATAACTATATTAAGAAAGTTCCTGCAAATGAAAGTATAGGTAGTTTTAAAGGGGATGCTCCTACCCATGTATTAAAAGTTGATAATAGAGAAAGCGTTCTTATCTTTGATGAACAAGGTAAAGCATTCAAACTTCCAATACACAAAATTCCTATTAGTGATAGAAAAAGTAATGGTACAGATATAAGATTAGTAGTTAAGAAGTTAACATCAAATATTTGTACTGTGTTATACGAACCAAAAGTAAAAGAGTTATCTAATAACTTAAGAAAATACTTTGTAACTTTACTTACAGCAGGTGGAAATGTTAAGAAACTAGATTTAGAAGATATATTATCCGTACCACCTTCAGGGATAATCTGTATGAAACTAGATCCAGGTGATTATATTAAAAATATATCTTTAGTAGGAGAAGGAATTGACGTTATTGTTTATTCTAAAAATAAAGCACTTAGAATGGGTATAGATGAAATTCCACATCAAAAAAGAAATACTAAAGGTCAAAGAGCTATGATAGAAAGTTCTGTTGATGGATTATCCATAATAAAACCAAATACAACAGATATTGTTGTTATAACCGAATCAGGAAAAATAAATAGATTTGATGTAATAGCTCTTCCTAAGCTTGGAAGGAATAAAAGTGGTTCTAAGGTTATTAAACTTGGTAAATCTGATTCTATCAAATGTATATATGGAGCTAATATTAATGATATCCTTAGACTCTACACTAGAGATGAAAAAATAGATATCAATATAGCAGATATTCCATTAGGCAGCTCTATTAGCGGTGGAAATAAAATGATACCATTGAAAAATGATAATATAATAAGATGTGAGATTAGAAAGAGAGTATAACTCTCTTTCTTTTTTTAGGAGGGTTTTTATGGATAATATTGAGAAAATGCAATATGAAAACTTACGAAAATGTTTTAGCAACAATATAATAGATCCTATTCTAGGAAAAAATTATTATAATTTAGCATTAGACGTTTATGAATGCGACAGAATGACTAGTGAAGATGTAAGGGATAAATTTATTGAACTTCATAAGAAATCAATTTTCTATAAGAATTTAGCAATTATAAATTCTGTTATTGGTATTATGACATTTATATTATTAATAATTTTTAAATAAAAAAGTATTAAGGGGGATAAGACATGGTAGAAGAAAAAATTGAGAAGCGTAAACCACATATTAATATTGGAACAATAGGACACGTAGACCACGGTGGAACAACATTAACAGCAGCTATAGCATCGGTATTAGCAAATAATGGATATACAAAAGCATTCAGCGATGTCGATATAAATAAGGCATCAAAGCATAATGAATATAAATAAAGGGGTGGATTAATATGAAAAAAATTAATACATTAATAATATCAGCATTTCCAGGTTGCGGTAAAACATACGCATTTAAAAATTATAAATTTCAAAATGGTGTATTAGACAGTGATTCTAGTGAATTTAGTTGGGTTAAGGATGAAAATGGAAATAATACAAAAGAAAGGAATCCAGAATTTCCGACTAATTATATTAGACATATACAAGATAATATAGGTAAGGTAGATGTAATATTTGTATCTAGTCACGAAGTTGTTAGAGATGCTTTAAAAAATGCAAATATAAATTATGCATTAATTTATCCTATAAATACTGAAGAAGTTAAAGCAGACTTCTTAGACAGATATAAAAAAAGAGGAAATGCAGAACCTTTTATAGAATTCATAGATAAAAATTGGGATCACTTTATCGATCAAATGAATAATGATAATTTTCCAATAAAAATTGCAATTAAAAAGGATGTTTATATTAATGAGAATATATTACGATATATATTTAAAATTTATAGAAATAAATTAATAAATTAGGATATAGAATAAGAGAAGTGAACTTCCACTTCTCTTATGTCTAGTATATTTTGATTATAATTTAATTTTTATATGCATTAAGGGGACATATAAATTATATTTATGTTATTCGTGTAAAAGCATACTTTTTTGATAATATATTATAGATATAATAAGAAATATAGAGGAGATAATTATTATGAAAAAATTATTTAATAAGTTTGTAGATGACAGACTGAAAGAACAAAAAGAGGAAATAAAAAAAGAACCAACGAAAAAAGATATAATAATAGAATATTTTATATCACCTGCTATTTTTATAGTAATTTCTATTATTATTATTATATTAATAAACACAGGCTCTATGAAACAAATATTAGTTGGAACACAAAGTTTTATATTTCAAAATAGAACCGAATCAGTACAAGAAACAATGTTATCTGAAAACTCTGCAATAACTAATAAGCAAATTGTAGAAGAAGCTGTAAACAATCCTAAATGGCAAACTACAATATCTATGCATGATTGGAATTTAAAATTAGTAACAAAAGTTACAGGACAGATAGCTATAGATGATAAAATATCAAATATCGAAATACAATTTGATCAAAATAAACAAATGGCTATGTATTTAATAGATGGTAAAGGACAAATTGGAATTGACAATTTTATGAAAACCATAGGTTCGGAAAAATTATTAGGATTATTAGTCAACACCTTGGGCAATGCTTCCGATACTAATGGGAAAAACGCATCTACTCAACAAACGACTGTTAATACGACAATGCAAAATAATTCGCAGAAAATGTCCCCATCTAAAGATGATTTAATAAGTCTTGTATCTGATTCATATTTTTATGATAATTGTTCAGGAACAATACAAGAAAATATGCAGGCTGTTTCTCAAGCCAGTTTAAACTGGGATGCAGGATCATTAGGCAATGGACAATATTATGTATCTATAGTAGGAACCGTAATAGATGAGCCTAATAGTACTTGGCAAATAAATTTTTGTATAGATAATTACGAAAATGGTTCATTCTATGTAGATATGATGTTGGGGTATTCTAATGGTAGTTGTGTTTCACAAATTTCAGATATAAATGAATTGGAGAACATTATATCTAAATATGCTTGGTAAAAAAAGAAAAGGGTATTAGAAATATACCCTTTTTTCTTTTTTATAAATTTACATATGATTATATATTATAAACATGAATAATAATAAATATATAATCAAGGGGGATACAATAATGGAAAATAAAATACTTAGACTACATTATACTGGAGATGTAGATAGAACTGTTAAGCCAGCAATGAGAAAATATTATTGTGATTTAACAGAAGAAATGAATGAGATATTGGAAGATAAATGTTATATATCACAACCACCTAATGGTATCATTAAAGGGTTTGAGTTATATAGTATAAGAAATGATAAAGGAACTATATTAGACTTTATGACAGATAAAGATAAAACGATATCTACTATAAAAACACATTTTAAAGATTATATAGAAGTAGGATTTATTAAAAGAGATACAGCATTAAAACTAAAACAAATAATATTAAAATACGTAGGTGCACAATTATCTCTATAAGAAAAAGAGTATGCAAAAATGCATACTCTTTATTTTTTGTCACTTAATTTTGAATTGTATATATCATCGATTTCTTTATAATTATCCTGATGTATAACTTTCTCCCTAAGATCAAATTCATTAAATTTATTATATATATAAGTATCATAAACCTTTTGTATCATATATCTATCTTGTTTATTTATCTTTTTGTTTTTATTCCTAAATATAATGTCTTCTAATTCTTTTCTAGTTTCCTTTATTTTATCTTTTATATTTTTTTCCATTTTGGGATCTAAATTAGCTTTAGCTAATTCTTTTTCTAAATAAGTTAATTGATCGTTTATTCTTTGTGCCGTTGTAGGATGAGCATCTATACCAGTTGCTATAATTTGAATAGGTAATAAAATTATATTGATCAAATGTAAAATAAAACTAGATTTTTCATACGCATATTTTTCTATCATATTGATTTCTGGATAATTCAATTTTACTAATACACTGGACAAATCTGAACTATATCCAAACATAGTAACAAAATTATCAGATACTTTTTCATCATTATACAAAAATAAACTCCTAATTATATTCATTGGATTGTATGCCTTTATTAATTTAATTATATTTAAATATAAATTTTTAAATATAATTAATGGATCATTTAATACAATTTTTAAACTCTTAAATAGAATTTTATATGCATTAATTAATAACTTCATTGATTCTACACTATCTGCAAATATAATTAATTTATTAGCTCGTTGTTTGATAGCGTTGTCTATTTTTATCATTATTTTCTGAGTAAAGTTAAAATCTGTTGTAATATTTGTAGCTATATTTGCAAATAATTTAGGTTCAAATAATATTGCTATCAATATATTTTCAATGGTATCTACAACTATCATAGCTTTCTGTACCATTGAAAATATAGCATGATTATTATTTAGTGATGATGAAAAATTATGTCCTATCTCATGTAAAATTATTGCTAAAATTTCTCTATCATTTATTTTTTCATTAAATAATAATCCTGAAGTTATAAATACTAAACAACTATAATCAACTTCTTTATCATATTTTATCGATTGTTTATCTGCCTTAAGATTTTTCCTAGTGTTGTAAACATCTAATTTATACCCTAAAGGTATTGTAAATGCATTCATAGAGCCGTTGTATTCTATTTGTAAAGAGAATGAACCGAATCCAAAGATTTCTTCCACAATTCTATTGAATTCTAATACTTCTGGCAATGTATTAGCTTTCTTTATTAAGAAATTATCTGATCTTAAGACTGATGCTCTTAGTTCACTTAGAGCCTTTTGCAATTGTTTTATTTCTTTAGTTTCACCAAAATAAACTTCATTTATCGACTCTTTTTTAATACCGTATATTCCCATATTTATCACTCCTCTCCATATTTATATGTTAAACATTACAATAATTATAAGGAGGTATGGAAAATGAAGAATACAGATGCTTTGGTCAAAGAATTATATCCACTAGTGGCTAATAGTTTGGCTAAAAATACAAATAAACTTAAACAGTGTATTGCAAGATTTATAGAAAAAAGATCAAAAGAACTATATGATACATGCCCTTGTGATCGTATATATTACGGGGTCGATGATAAACAAGATTTTTTTAAAACATTAGGTATACAAGAAAGTCAAGTAACAGATATTTTATCCAGAACGTATTATTGGGATATAGCTGCTTTTAACCCTAGAGCGGCTAAAGATGAACTTACTGTTACATTATTAATGGTTGTAAGATATTTTTATCTTAAAAAAATGCAATCAGAATTAGAATTAAGTTCTATATATCTAGCTTTTTCTCCTAAATTTTATACATCTATTCATACTGGTCAATTTCCTAAATTTTCACCATCTGAATATAGACATATAATGGAATATGTGGTAAATAATCTATTAAACGAAAGATATGACTTAAAAAGTCAAGGAAGTGTATTTAAGGCTATAAAAAGCATATGTGTAACTTGGCTTAATACCTATGGAGATAAATTAAGAAATTCAGATGATGATGATGCTGTATATATGATTCAACAACTTCATAATAGAATAAAATCATTTATGAAAAATATTGCAGAAGTGTATTATGAAGCATACAATAATAAAGAGTCATATTTAGTTTATGATAGTGATAATGTATCTGAAGATAATTATCATATTGCAGATAACGATTCATTAAGGATAGAACGACATGTTGAAAAAACAATGTCATATATAAACAGCACTAGTGTAGATTATAGAATATGTAAAATGGCTTCTGATAGTAACGTTAAAACAGATGAAGTTAAGGGTATAATAGAATTAATACTAAATGATAATACAAATGTTGTTTTAATTAAAGAATTAATAAGACTTATAATAACTGATTATTTTTCAGTAGATAAAATGAAAGATGTGCGAGATGTCAAATTTATATCATATTCTATAACACCAAAACCAAATTCAAAAAATCCTATTATATTAAGACAAAAATCTATAATAGAGGCTTGGCTAAATGAAAACTCTCCAGCTTATAGAAAGAGAAAGTCTAGAGAAGCGACAAAATCAAGTTATCATAAATCTGTAACAACATATTTTGTATTGCTTATTCATGCAGCCAATAAATAAGGAGGAATCATTATGGAAATAACGAAAAAACAGAGACAAGAAGTAGAAGCTATAGTATATGAAACAATGAATATACTTGATAAGTCAGGAACTAATACAGAATATTATAAAAATAAATTTGCAAGTATGGATGATAAACAATTTTTAAAATATGTATCATTAAAATTTCCATACAGATTCCATGTTAAACCCTTTGAAGTAGAACCTACAATGGAAGATGTTTCTAAAGCATGTGACTTTTTAAATGTACCTCTATTAGAAAAAATTAAATTACCATATCTTTATACAAATAAAGATGGTGTATCGGTAAATTCTAAAGAATGTTTAGTAGGATATACACATTTAAAGAAGGTACAACAATTTGTAACTAAGAAAAACTCAATGTCTACAGACATATCCACAAGGGATATGAAGACTGGACTATTAACAGGGTTTGATAAAAATGGTAAATCATCAGATAGGGAAATAGAATCACTTGCAGTTTTAGGATTAGAAAACACACTAGAAGAATTTTCTAAATATAAGGCAGATTATATGGGTGGAAAGAATATTATGTATAATGAAATTAATACAACTGGACAGGTATATTTAAAAGATATGCCAGTAGACCCAGATGATTCATTATCTAAAAAATTAACGAATGTGTATCTTTTAGGTGCAGGTATAAATTCCAACTTATTAAATCAAGATTATTATCTTCTTCATACATTAAATAAGAAAAATAGACAGGTTACTAGGGTATAAATTTTGTAAAAAATACTATAATTATATATTATAATACTGTAATAACAAATTAAATATTATAATTATACTAACAGACAATTAAAAGGAGTTGATTAAATAATGTCTGAAAAAAAAGAATATGGAGTGATAAATGAAATTGCATATTTAGGCAATGAATTTATACCAATGTCAGATGAAGATCAAAAGAAATTAAAGAAACAAAAAGGAGATAAAGAGGAGTAAAATCCTCTTTATCATCTCAATAATTATCTTAAAGGGGGAAAATAATAATGAAAAACTTAAATAAAAAATTATTATTAATAGTGTCGATAATGATGGTATTATTCGGAGGATACATATACCATTATGAAACAAAACTAGCAACTCAAAGAGAAGGATATTTAAAAGAAATACAAGCTTTAGAAGTTAAAGCTGAATTAGCAGAAAATGATGCAGCTGCATATAAATTTTTATATGCTCAATCAGATAAAGATATAAATAAAGAACAAGAGAAGACACAAGCGGTTGTAGCTGAATTAAATTCACTTAAAGAAGAAATTGCTTATTCTAAAGAAATAGAATATCAAAGAGCATCTCGTGGTGCTATGGATATGACACCTTTAACAGAATATGCAATACTGTCAGTGCAAGAAATGAATGAATGGATTGCTAGTCAAGCACCATCAAATAGCCCATTCATAGGAGAGGGTGAAGCTTTCTTAATAGCATCACAAGAATCAGGATTGAGTCCAAAATATATATTAGCTCATGCAGCTTTAGAATCTGAATGGGGTAATTCAGAAATATGTAGACTAAAGAATAATTTCTTTGGTATAAATGCCACAAATATAAACCCAACAGAAAACGCAAAAGAATTTGATTCGTTTACTAGTGGAATAGTAGAAGGAGCTAAATGGATAGCTAGAAATTATACTAATAAAGGACAAGATACATTACAGTCTATGATATTCGGTTCTAAGGCATATGCACAATATGACGATGGAAGTCCAAATGATTCATGGATTGGTAAAGTTGAATCAATAATGTCACATATTAATAAATAATAAATATTAGATTTTAAGGAGGAAATAAAATGAAAATTAAAATTATAGGAACAGGTGCATGTGGAAATAAAGCCACTATAGACGTGTTAAAAGAAGATGTTCTATCAAACGAAGATGTACTATTATTAAATAGCACTTTAAGAGACATACCAGAACCTTATAGAAAAGAAGCAATACTGTTTGAAGATTCACCTGGAGGCTGTGGCAAAGAAACGGCAATAGGTGCCGAATTGGCTTATAATTCTCTTAAAGGAGAAATAGGAGAAAGAATAGAAAAATTGGTAGATGAAAGTACAGATCTTGTTGTCGTAACAGCTTCGTCAGGAGGAGGTACTGGAGCAGGAAGCTTACCTGAGATAGCTGGATATTGCACACAAGTAATTGGAGTTCCCGTATTATGTTTTATATTTACAGGATTCGAAGATGATGGAAGAGAACTTCAAAATACTATTGAATTATTCCAAAAATTAAATGAAAATTATACAATTCAGGCTATATCTAATAAGAAATTCTTATTAGGAACAAATAATAGATTAAAAGCAGAGAAACTTGCAAATGATGAATTTGTTAGAAGAATAAGAATTCTTACTGGAATAGATATAGTAGATTCAGAAAGGAATATGGATGAATTTGATTTATTCAAATCATCTACTACACCAGGCTTCATGACAATGGGGTATATTGATCTTCCAAAATTAAAAAATGAAGATCAATTTAACAAAGCTTTAATTTCAGTTATTGATAATGATAAATCATTAGATACTGAAAAATCAGCAAAAAGATTGGGAGTGATAATAAATTTAAACGAGGAATCACAAGAATTTATAGATTATAGCTTTAGTGCTATAAAAGAAAGACTTGGGCATCCTTATGAAATATTTACTCATATTCAATATGATTCTGAACAACCAGAATATGTATCATTTATAGCCTCAGGTATGAAAATGCCTATGGATGAATTAAATGCTATATATAATAAATATAAACAAGAATCAAATAAAGTAAACAAAGGAAAAGATGATTTCTTCGAATATGCAGCCAAATTAAGAGGTAACGATGAGGATGCTATCTTTGATAGTCCAATAAAAAGAGGAAGGAGGAATACAAGTAATAAAGACGATTTCTTTAGTTCTTTTTCAAAGAATAATAAAAAATCACCTTCTGTAAAAGAAGATAAAGTATCAAATAATATTAATAATAACGTTACTACAAAATCAAAACTTAGTAAGTATTAGGAGGTAGTAAAATATGTTTGAAGAATTAGAGAGTAAATTACAACAAGAAAAACCATTACAACAAATACCAATAAATGGAGTTTTAGATTCTCCTTTATTCAATCCAGATGGATATAGAGAAAAACTAAAACACATAGATGAAATGACTGATAGAGAGTTATATAACTTGCTTAAAGATAATCATGTGACTATTCTAAGTGATTTATTTATGAATAATAATATGATGTATTTATCATTAATCACAAATAGTAAGTTTCTAACTGCAATGATACAGGTCATGGGAAGTATACCTGATATATCTCACGATATAACCGTATTTTGTAATAAACTTGCATACGATTATTTAACATTAGCAGATGTAGAAAAAGACTCATATATAAAACAACTTTTATTTGCATTATCAAAAACGGTAAATAAAAGAGTTATACCTTCATTATTAGGTATAGGTATTCCAGAAGATTTAGCTTCATATTTAGCATTAGCTAGATATTCTTCTCAGAAAGAAATGGTTAATGTGAAAAGATTAAATTTAGTAATAATGAATTCATCACAAGAACTAATGACAGAACAAAGAATTGTGTGGATTTATGAAAAATTATTTAACAAAATCACAATGTTATTTGAAGCAACAATGTTTGATGTATATAAACAAGAAGAGTTAACTGAAAGTATGGATATAATATATTCAACTATCGGGTTAGCTGTAATAGATATATTAAATGGAATGCCTATGGCAGATATAAGAAAGGTGCTTATATCATATGCTGGAGATTATAATGCATTATATATAAACTCAGGTGTTAAATTTTCTATAAAGTCTTTATCAGGTGAATATCAAAGGATTTTAGATGTTGTTGAATTGCTTAAAGAAGAACAAATCTATGTTCCTTAAGGATTAAATATGAGAGATACGAGTTTTCGTATCTCTTTATTTTTTATTACATAATTAACTTATTAATAAGGAAAATGTTGAGAAGGAGTGTTATGAATGAGTTTATTAGCATCTAATTTTAGAGAAAAAGTATCTAAGTTAAAAGATTATAAAATGAAAGTAGAAACTGAATTTCCAGTTGGATATTCAACTGGTTTTTTAAGCTTTGACTTTATGAATGGATCAGTTGTACATGCTCAAAAAGAAGGCGAACCAATTAAATATTATTCAGTTGGAATTACTGATGGGTCTATGGTTATGGTTATAGGTAGAGCAGGATGTGGTAAAACAACATATTGTATTCAAGCAGCAGCTAATATTATAAGACCATATGAAACATCATGTATATTTCATGATGATATAGAAGGTGGTATTACCGAAAATAGAAAAGAATTACTTACAGGGTTTTTCGGAGATGAACTTACAAAAAGATATATCGCTAGAAATACAGGTATAACAGCAGAAAATTTCTATGAAAGAGTTAAAATGGTTAACGACATGAAGCAAGAAGATAGAGAATCATATTCTTATGATACAGGTCTTTATGATTATGTCGGAAATAAGATATTTAAATTAGAACCTACTGTATATATTATGGATTCATTAGCACTGTTAACTCCAGAAAAATATGCAGAAGAGGATGAACTTTCAGGTCAAATGTCAACTACAGCAACCGCTAAAGCAAATGCAATGATATTTAGAAGAATGATACCTTTATTAAAATCTTCTAATATAATATTATTTGTAATTAATCATATAAATCAAAAAGTGGAACTTAATATGTTCTCTAAGACAAAAGCTCAGGTAAACTACTTAAAGGCAGGAGAAACACTTCCAGGTGGAAACACACCTATATATCTTTCAAACTTAATGCTTAGATTTGATGATAATACTAAGTTTAAAGAAGGAGAAGGATTTGGAATACCAGGAAATATGGTTGATATATCTTTAGTTAAATCAAGATCAGCAAGAGCAGGTAAATCTTGTACATTAGTATTTAACCCTGAAACAGGATACGATATAGAGTTATCATTATTAGTATTATTGAAAGATAATGGTAAAATTAATGGGGCAGGTATAGGTCTATACGTCGGAGATAGGAATGATTTAAAATTCTCTCAAAAGAAATTTAAAGAAAAGCTATTGAATAATGAAGAATTTAGAAATGTTGTTATGGAGGAAGTTATGAATGTATTAGTTTCTATGGTAGAAGAACACGATATACAAGAAGAGCAACAGCAAATATCTTCTAATATTACAACTAATATACTTAATAAGTTAAATGGTATAGCAGCTTAATATTAGTTATAAATATATATTATATATATGTAGTAGAAAATCTCTACTACATATATCTTTGTTTAGGGAGGAGAAAGGTATGTCTAATAATATAACTTTTGCAGAGGATGTTTCAAAAGCCTCTGATCGTATTGACAACTTAGAACAATGTTTAGCTAAAGGACTATTTATGCCTTTTAACAGTTCTACCTCTGGGTCTAGAAACTTGCTATTCTCGACACAGTTAGAACACAAATTACCTCTAATGAGAGGTGAAGTACCATTATTAGGAACAGGATATGAACCATTATTTGGTGAATATTCATCATCGTTTATTAGAACAGATTCCGAATATGATGTCATAGAAAGGGTAGAAAAATTTGGTCAAATTCCAGGTCATCACTATTATTTAATAGTGTTTAATAAAAAGAAACAAGAGTTTGATATGATAGAAAGAAAATCATATGAACACATTACCGAATCGTATGGATATCTATACGATAATACAAATATAGATAAATATAAATCAGGTTCATCAATATATGAAGGTGAAGTAATTAGAAAGAGTACTAGTTTTGATGAATTCAATAACAGAAAGGATGGAGTGAATCTTAATACTGGATATATAAGTTGTGAAAAGACCAAAGAAGACGGTATAATTATATGTGAGAGTGCAAGAAGAAAATTAGCATCTCCACTTATAAGAAAAATAAAAATTATACAAAATGATAATGACCTTCCTTTGAATATATATGGAAACGATGAACTATATAAATCATTTCCAGATATAGGTGAAGAAACATCTAATAAAATATTATGTGCATTAAGAAGGGAAAAGAAAGAAGAATCTTTATTTTCCTTATCATGTACAAGATTGAAAAATATAATGATGTCAGATGAAAGATTTATAGCTGAGGGAAAGGTTATAGATATAAATGTATTTTGTAATAATCCTGATAATTTAAATTCAGTATATACATCGCAAATAAAATATTATTATGATCAACAACAAGTATTCTTAGAAACTTTTGTAAATGCTACAAAGGAAATTGTAGGTAAATATAAATGTAGCTATGCTTTACAAAAGATGCATTATAATTGTAAAAAGATTTTGGAAGGCGGGCAATATATCCAAGATAAGCCTTTTAGTAATAATGTAATAGAAATAACTTTATTAGAGGAAAGTTTAGTAAATGTAGGGGATAAAATATCTAATAGATATGGAGGTAAAGGAGTTGTATCTTGTATACTTCCAGATCATTTAATGCCTAGAATGGATAATGGACAATATATCGAATTGATATATAATTCATCTACATGTGTAAATAGAGGAAACCCAGGACAATTATATGAAACTTCTATAAATCATATAGGAGGAAGAATAGTAGATTTTGTATCAACTGGTACTTTAGAATTTGCAGATCAAGTTGAAATGTATCTAGGATTCTTACGTCATCTATCTCCAGATTTATCTGCACATATTGAGAACTCCATGCTACAATGGAGTGTAGAAGATCAACGTGTATTTATGGAAGGCGTATTTACTGAAGAAGGTATAGCTGTATCGATGAAACCTATATCTGAAGCTATAGACATAGATAAATTAAGATCAATATATAAAGAATTTTCTTTTGCTATGCAAAATAAAATTATTATACCACAAAAAGATTCTATGGGAAATATAAGATATATTCCAGCAAGAAGAGCTATAACTTGTGGTAAACAATATATTTATAGATTAAAACAATATGCAGAAGAGAAATTCTCAGCAGTTTCTCTATCAGCTACAAATATTAAAAATGAGAATACGAGAAATGCATCTAAGAAAAATTATAAATCTGCTTATTCTAAAACACCAATAAGATTCGGTGAAATGGAACAAGGAGATTTTGGTCACTTAGGAATGGAGGTAGTTATTGTTAATCTAATGCTTCATTCTACATCACCACATGGTAGAAGATTGGCAGAAGAATTATTAACAGGAGATCCATTTAGTGTTGATATTAAACTTGATGAAGATTCTAAAAATAGATCTGTTGAAGTTAATAATGCTTTTTTAACAACAATGGGGTTAGAATTAGAATTTGTTAAAGTAAGGAAGGTACAACAAAGACTTATACAAAAATCATTGGTTACTTTTAAACAACCAACTTCTAATAAGTTAGTACAAGGCGTATGGTTTCCTAAGGAATGGGAAAGATTAGACCCTGTTGAATTTATAGATGGGTTTAAACATAAAGATACAAGAAAATTCTTGGCATTAAAGTCTATGGTAACATTTGGTAAAAAACTAGATGAGGAGACTGGTATGTATAAGAAGGAGGATTAATTTTATGAATAGTTTAGAGACTTTATGTTATATCGTAGATAATTTACTTAAAAGTAATCTACAAGTGTTAACTGAAGAAAATATTAAACTAATAAATGAAATAACTGGTGCTGTGTTAAAGTTAACACAGCATTCAGATTATGATATTCAATGTATGGATAAGATATTATTCTTATCGAATATACTATGGGAAAATACGGATAGAAATAAATTGCCTTTAGATGATGGCATATATGATTTATTAATAGAATTATATAGAAAATATAATCCTAATTTTCAAGTTGGAGCACCATCTATACAGTTTATAAATACAAATGGCTTAGATGGAGAAAAATTTGAAATGCAACCATTAGTAAGGTTTATAGAACAAGATAAACTAGAAGATATGTTATTTGCAAATCAAATAGTTCCTGCAACTAAATATACTAAATTAGATATACTACAACCAATGATTTCATTCGCAGATACTAATTATATATCTAAACGTATAGTAAATCAAAAACAATTGAATCCAAAATTGGTTGGAACTTTAGATAAGTGTAAATTCGTTTTAAATGCTCAAGCAATAGATAAAGGGGTATTTAATGATTCTAATGTCAAAGTTCTTGAAAGAGATTTCTTTCAAAAACATATACAACAAGGAATATTAGATCCTAATAGAATATTTTCAATGCTTTTAGAACTTAAATTTGATGGTGTATCGGTTTCAGCAAAAGTATCAAATAAAGTACATCAAGCAATGACAAGAGGAGATGCGAATAATGAAGTAGCAGCAGATATAACTCCTATTCTATATGACTATAAGTTTCCAAGAGCAACAGGAATTATTCCAGAAAATGAATGTTTTGATATGAAATTCGAAGCTATTATGACTTATTATGATCTTTATAGATATAATATAGCTAGAGGGAAGAATTATAAAAATTGTAGAACAGCTATAATTAGCGTGTTTGGTTCATCAGATGCAGCTAAATATAGGGATTATATTACATTAATGCCTATAACGACATCTTTAGATATTGATAGATTATCAGAAATGGAGTTCTTAGATAACTATTATCAGACTGGAGAAAGAATAAGGTATGCAGTCATATCTGGAACTTATATAGAAATATTATTTCAGATTAAAAAATTTGTAGAAGAAGCAGAATATATGAGATCATTTATTCCATATATGTATGATGGAATAGTTGCATCATATTTAGATGAAGATTTAATAAATACTCTTGGTAGAGAGAATTCTATTAATAAATATTCTATGGCTATTAAATTTAATCCTTTAAAGAAACAGACTATATTTAGAGGATATACGTATGAAATAGGTCAAGATGGTAGTGTAACTCCGATGATACATTATGATCCAGTAGAATTTTATGGTACAATACATCCTAAATCTACAGGTCATTCTTATGAGAGATTTAAAACATTAGGATTAAGAATAGGAGATATCATAGATGTTGAATATGTAAATGACGTAATGCCTTATGTAACTAAACCAATAAATACTCATAATGATAATAATCAAAATGCATTAGAAAATTTTATAACCCACTGTCCATATTGCCAATCTCAATTAGTTATATCAGAATCTGGAAGATCTGTATATTGTAAGAATATAGAATGTTCAGGTAGGCATCTATCTAGGATAGTGGGCACATTTGATAAATTAGATATTAAAGATTTCTCTGAAGGGCAATTGAAGAAAATAAATAAATATACATTAACAGAATTACTTCAATTGAAATTAGAAGATGTAGAATTTTTGGGAGATCTTACAAGTACCAAATTTATACAATCTATGAATGAATTATATCATAGAGAGATTTATGATTTTAATCTAGTTGGTGCCTTAGGGTTTACAAGTGTAGCATCTAAAACTTGGATGTTAATATTGAATAAAATTTCTTTACAAAAAATGATTAAATTATATTCTGAAGATGTTGATCAATTGAGAAATATAATTGTTTCAATTAAAGGTATAGGTCCTATTACAGCAGATACAATTGTTAATGAATTTGAATTCTTTATGAATGATTTAATAACTATATGTACATTTCCAAATCTCATAATCACTGAGGGAATTAAGTTAGGAAAGAAGATAAGATTTACAGGATTTAGAGATAAAGAGTTAGTAACTAAGTTAGCTTCCCTGGGATATGATATAGGTGAAGGTTCAGTAACAAAAGATACGGATATATTGTTAATTCCTGTATCAACGTATAGTAGTCCAAAAACTAAAAAGGCTGCTAGTTATGGTGTAAATATTGTTCCAATAGATGAATTTAGAGCTGATATGGAACAGTATTTAGCGTAAATGGTTAAATTAAATTTTACAAATGAGTAAACTTAATAATAAGAAATAAAAGTTTACTCATGTAAAATTCTTTATAATTATATATTATAAAGATGTAATAAATAAAAACTTTTTAATTTAAGGGAGGATGTTTTTAATGAACACAAATTTAAAAGAGAGTACAATAGCAATCGATTACCAACAAGAGGTTAACAATCAAGGATATCTTTGGGACCCAGCAGATACTTTTAAAGTATTTGATTCAGTGATATTAGGAATAACAGATTACTTAGCATTAGCTAAATCTAAAAAACAATCAACAGCAGTGGCTATTAATGATTTAAAAGGCAATTTATTATTTGCTGGAATAGTTGCTTACCATGAAAACGAAAATGAAGAAATGCCAGGCAACTGGTCTTATGAATTTACATTTGATCCAGAAGATATCAAGGATGCAAAAGTAGTTAATTCAACTGATGGACAAATTACTAGATTTGTTCAAACTGCAGCTTCAAATCAATATAATATGTATTTCGGAAATCCAACAATGATTCAAGTTACATTAGAGACTTTCGCAAATACTTTAAAAAGATGGTTAGATCAAAATGCTAGAGAAGGCGAAGAAGTATCAGTAATTGAAGAAGGATTCTTTGTAGCTTCAGCAGTAGTAGAAAATGGTGAGAAAGTATTTTCCGTAGTACCAGATGGTGCTATGAAAAAGATAATCAAAGATGATGCTGCTATAGAGAAATAAAAACATTATTATATCCAAAAACTCGTATGTTTAAACATACGAGTTTATTTTTAATGAAAGAGAGGGTTTTTAATGGCTATAGTAAGAAAAGGTAAAGTGTTAGGAAAGATGTATGATGTGATAACTCCTGAAGAATATTCACAGGAACCTGATATATATAATAATAACTTTACAGCTATTCAAAAAGACAATATATTATACCCAATAAGCAAAACAAGTGCTAAACCAGGGTTCTTTGTAAAGAACCAAATTGTATCATTTTTTATCGACCCACCTGAGGAAGAAAGAGAACAGTATTCAGCAGATACAGTTATTGACTTTACTCAAGTAAGCAATATAAAAGAGATGATTGATAAATCCACATCTTTAGAGGATATAGAAAGAAAGATATTATGTACACCAGATAATATCTATGTTCCTTATATGGATTCTAAAGATGCACCAGAAGTTAGGGGATTAAAAGAAGCTATCGAAGCTAAACATATAGATTTAGATAAATATGAAGATAGATTCGATGGTAACTATAATAATGATAGAAGATTACTTAATAAGAATAATATATCATTAGGTAAATATAGAAAAATATCTGATGCTTTAGATATAAAGGTAACACTAATTTTAGAAGATAAGCATCCAAATGTACCTAATCCAATGGGTAAAACAATAACAGTAGAATTAACATCTGGAGGTGATGACTCTAGTGATGAATAATATATCACAATATCAAATAATTAAACAATATAATGATACTCATAGAGAACCATTTAATAATGAATTATTTGTAAGGGATGAAAAAGATATAATCGAATGCCTTCAAAAAGTTATACTATCTTGTCAGAGAAATCATTACTTTACATTGAGAGTAGAAAGTTTTAAGATAATAGATAATTATGAAGAAATGATGGCTATACTCGCAAGGAATGAGGAAGAAGGACTTAAGAATAAAAATAAGAAGAAGGTAAATCAGTATGAATATGTAAACTTAAAAGATACTGATATGGTTCTAATGATAGTCACCTATTATATAGAAGCTAAAGGGAAATCACAATATCTTGATGTATATATATTAATACCTAAAATTGTAGATAAATATTACTTTAGAATATATGGTAATTTATATTGTGCTAGTTTGCAAGTTGTAGATGCTAGTACTTATAATAACAATTATTCTAGTAATGCAAAAAAACAGGTAGTAACAGAAAAGACGACTTTCCAACCTATAAGGATATATAGAAATCTGGCTTTACTTACAACGGTAGATGGCGAGGATTTAAAGACAGTTTACTATACATCGCGTATGTTTAATAAGTCATTTTGTGCGTTTAAATATATCTTAGCAAGATATGGATTGTACGGAACTATAAACTTTACAGGAATAACATGTATATCTATATTAGATAAAATACCAGATAATAAGGATATGCATAATTTATATGTATTCGAAAAGGAAGGTATTTATATATCTATTCCTAAAGAAATATTTGATAATGATTATACAACACAATCTTTAATATTAACTTTATGGAGTTCTATCCATAAAGATACAAAATATCAAGATTTATTTACACAAGTATATTGGTTAAAATCATTAGGTGGAGAGTTTAATACATTTACACCAGAAAAAGGATATGATTTACTAAAATCATTAGAAAATATTTATGATATAATCACTAAGGAAGATTTACACTTACCAGAAGATGTAAAGAAAGATGTATACGGTGTTTTATTTTGGTTAATTAGAGAATTTGGTAATCTTAGAAATAAAGATAACCTAGATATTTCTACTAAGAAAGTAAGATGTGCAGAATATATAGCGTCTTTATATGCTATGAAAATGGCACAAGGTATATATAGACTATCAGATAAACGTACTAATGTATCTATTGAAAGTATTAGGAAAGTTATACTTATAAAACCTACTTTCTTAATAGAATCTATATCAAGATGTAACTTGGTTAACTATAGAAATTTAGTTAATGACTTGGATGCTTTGACAGCATTAAAGTATACTTATAAGGGTATATCAGGTATAGGAGAGAAAGGAAATAATTCTGTACCTAAAGCATATAGAAGTATTCATGTGTCACATTTGGGAAGAGTAGATGTAAACTCATCATCTAAATCAGACCCAGGTATGTCTGGTCTTATATGTCCATTCACAAAATTATATAATGGTTCATTCTCTGAATTTGAAGAACCAAATACATGGGATGAACAGTTTAGTAGTTTAATGGATAATTATAAAAAAACAGTTGGCTTAAAAGAATTGATAACATTTAAGAAGAATATATTAGGAGAACAAAATTTAGAAGAGGATGAAAAATTTGTTGATAGTTGTATAGATAATATGCAAACTTTAATAAATCCAGTCCGCTTTGTTGAAAACACAGCACAATATGTTGTAGAAGATTCTGTAAGTATATAAATCAAAAGGAGGTTGATTACTATGGAATACTTTTTATTCTCAGCAAGTCAATTAAAGAAACAAAAAGAAATTGCCGATACATTAGGAAAAACATATTCTCCAGGAACCGTATTAGTTGGTGGTCAATATAAACAATTTACTGAAAAAGTTACAGACTTAAAGAAGGCAAAATTTTCAGATTACATTATTGTGACTCAAGGTCCTAAAGGTACTATAAAGTATATAGGGGGCTATAGATAATGAAACCACTCGTTACTTTTAAAAATAAAAAAGAATTTAAATGTTTTAATTGTGGTGGAACAATAGTAAGAAAAATATCTGAAACTAATAATGTATCTATAGATTCCGAAGGTCATCCTTCGGAATTTGATACATTATATGATGAGTATTATATATGTTCTAGCTGTGGAGATGATTTAACAGAGTTTGTCAGGAGAGTTAATAATCATTTTTACTTATCAACTAGGGGTTATGATATTCTAGTATCGGATTTAATAGAAAAAAGAATAGCAGATAATAATATAAATCCGTTTGGACATTATGGAAAGGATGAAGAAAATGAATAGTTATTTCAGTAAAATATTTTCTGGAACTAGACAAATCTTTATAAAAAGTCGATTGACAAGACTTAGTACAAAAATTCCAAATACTATAATAAATATTGTCTTTTCACACACAGGAAAAGAAATTGAAGGTACTTGTGACAGATTTGAAATAGATGGGTTATTTCCTAGTACCGTATTCATAATAAAAGATATATCTAATACTATATTGTATAATGATATATTTATAGTTGGAGAGCATCGATATATAGTGAATATAATTCCATATAATTTAGATGATGTAGATGATGATTCTTTTGTTATTCACATAAGAAATATTTATAGAAATATATTAAAAACATTAACTTTTAACTATGAGTGCATTCATAATGATATAGTTAAAATAGCTGAATTATTATTAACTTATTATACAATAAATGAACTGGTGTATAATATGTCCATAGAGGACTTTCTATCTATAGATTGGAATATATCCGATGAATCTAAACTTATAGATTCATGTCGTAATGCTATCCAAGATGAAAATAATTTTAGAAATGCAGACATAAATAATGTAGAATATCTTTTAGACGATTTAGGAATATTAGATTATCTAAGATAAGGGTCTTCCCTTATCTTTATTTTTTGAGAGGTGAATATTATATGCAAAAAATGATTGAATTTAAGAGACCAGATTATTGTATACACTGTGAAACAGAACGTGCAATAGAGGGTTATGATAAATTTGGAAAACCTATAAATTATACTTATTTAATAGATCAAAAACAACTTGGTAAAGAAGTAAGTGATAAATTAGATAGAAGAGAAGTTACATTTATGAAGTGCAGAAAATGTAATCATGAATTCTTTATAGATTGGAGAACCAAAGATAATATTCCTAAACCCATAAATAGCTTTGTTCCTATAGATTATTTTCTTATATCAAATTATAAATATTAGCATTTTCCCATAGTAATAACTTTATAGTAAAAGGGGATGATTTTATGAGAATTTTATATATGAAGCTTAAAGGATATATAGGTATATATAATGGTTTAGGATTAGACGAAATAGAAATAGATTTTTCTAAATGTAAAAATAAGATATTAGTAATTAAAGGGAGCAATGGTTCTGGTAAATCTACATTATGGAAAGCAATGTCCCATTTACCAGATTCAAATGATCAATTTATACCAAACAAATCAGCATATAAAATATTTATGTTAGAGGATAATGGTATTGTATATAAATTTAAACTGATACACGATGTAAAAGTAAATGGTGATAGGCAAACGACCAAAGCATATATAACCAAAGCCTTGCCAGATGGTACTGTATTAGAATTAAATCCAAATGGAAATATTAGTAGTTTTAAAGAAATATCTGAATCTGAATTATGCTTGGATGCTAATTTTATAGCATTATCTCAACTCAGTTCATCAGATAGGGGTTTGGCTGATAAAAAACCTAGTGAAAGAAAGAAATTCATTGGTAATATTGTTGAAAATATTCAAGTTTATAATAATATGAATAAAACACTAACAAAACGTGGTTCTGTATTTAAATCTATGGTAAATAGTTTAATAGGTAAAATAAATAATATAGGAGATGAAGAAGCGTTAAAGAATACATTAGTTTCAATAGAAAATAGAATAAATAAATTGAATGAGAAAAAAGAATTATGTATTCAAGTAATAGCTAATAATAGATCCAAAGTACAACTACTCGATCCAGATGGGTCTATTCAGGAGTCATATCAGTCTATATACAATAAACTTGTTAAATGTGATGAAGAATATAAAGAATCCATTGAGAGAATAAATGTATATTTACCCAAAATAGGTTTAAATGAATTAGATGAAAATAAGATAAGATCAATTTATAATAATACTAAAAAGGAAATAGATAATTTACTTTTGTTTATAAGAGTTACAGAATCGGATATAAATTCATTATTAAATAAGCGAGAAGAAGAAGCTAAAACAATACAATCTAAATCAGCTAAATTGCAATCACTAGAAATGGATATTAATTATAAAGATTTATTAAACTTTATGGAAGTATGTAACAATAATATTTCTAATTACAATAAGATAATAGATGATATAGGAATAAAAGATATCAATGTTATATCTAAAGAAGAATTTATAATAGGGCTTAATACACTTAAGGAAGTAAAAGAAATATTGGATATATTTAAATCGTATAGTGATGTATCTATAGTAAATAAATCTATACAATATATCAAGTCTGAAACATATCCAGAGGTAGAAAATATAAGACAAGAAATAGATACATTAAAGGAATTAGTTCAAACTAAATCATCAGATATTCAGTATTATAATCTTCTTAAACAAACGTCTAATAAATTAAATCTTCGACCTAGTAATTGTAATATAGATACCTGTGAATTTATTAAAGATGCAGTAGATGCATTCAAAATGGAACCTGATAAAAATATAGATTTAATTACTTCTACTATACAAGAAACTACTAATACAATAAATGTAAAACTCAAAGAATTAGATGAAAATGTTGCTATAGTGGAATGTATAAACTATATAAAAAGCATACTAAGAAATTTAAATAAACATGCATCTATATTAAATAAATTACCAGTAGAAAGTATTTATTTTAATAATGAATTATTTCTAAATGCTTTATCTAATAATTATAAGTTTGACGAAATAGATACTCTGTATAGGTATATAGAATATGCTAATATAATAGAAGAATATAAAATACAGGTTAACAAATTAGATAGACTTAATAAAGATTATGAAATATATCAAAGCAAAAATGATATAATAAATGAAATAATAAGTGACATAGATAGTTTAAACGATAAACTGAGTTCTATTACTATAAAAATTGATGAAAGTAAAGATGAATTGTTAAAATCTAAAGTTATACTATCTAAGCATAAACAAATATTAGGCGATTGTGAATTTATATTAGAATTATTATACAAGAAAAAAGAAATAGAGAGTGATAAAAATATATTAATTTCTAATTTTAACTCAATTAAAACTAATATAACTATTATTAAAGAATGTATATCTAATATAAATTTAAACGAAGTCGAATTAAACAAAATTAATTCTGAAATAAATCCTATAGTATTAGAAAGAGATACTATAAAACATGGTTTATCATTACTTTCAGAATATAATCAAGAAATGGAGATATATTCAAATAAGTTTAATAAAGTAGAAGTAATTAAAAAACATTCTTCTCCTACAAAAGGTATACAAACATTATTTATAAATATGTATATGAATAAGACATTAGTAATGGCTAATGAATTACTTCAATTAATGTTCGGGGGAGAATTCATTCTTGGTAACTATATCATAAATGAAGATGAATTTAAAATACCATGTATAGGTGAAGGTATTCCAAATGATGATATATCATCTATGTCTACAAGTCAAATATGTATGATATCGATGATACTATCTTTTGTATTACTTCAACAATCTTCTACTAAATATAATATATTAAAGCTTGATGAAATAGATGGTGGATTGGATACTGTTAATAGAATTAGGTTTATTACAGTATTATTTAAGCTTATAGATGTATTTAATATAGAGCAATCTATAATGATATCTCATAACAATGAACTTAATTTAGATGATTGTGATCTTATTCTTTTAAAAATGCCAGAAGGGGACACTGTAAATGGTGGAAATGTAATATATAAATATTAACATAATGATAAGAAGAAGTTCGGTTTACTACACTTTATGTGTATTTATATATAGGGCATGTAAGAGTGTTCTTCGTGCCCATCTTTTCATAAATAAATTTCCACCTTAAATATTTATTATTATATCTAACGTGTTGTGACAAAAAAAAGAAGAGGATTAATTTCCTCTTCTTTTTACTTTTTATATAATATTAAACAAATAAGTAAATATAATCCAAGGGGGATGTAAGAAATGAATGATAAACAAAAATTATTAAAATTATGTAGAATATGGAATAGTCAACATGAGGAGAAATTCCATATTAATCTAATAAACAATTATGAGGATTTTAGTATATTATTTGGTTCAAGAATAAGAGGAGTATATAAAGGAATATTTGGGAGATTCACAATATTAAGAGACAATAGAACCGTTTACATTGGCGATAGAGTAGATGATTTTATATATATTATAAGTACAGCTTTGATTAGAAAAAATACAGATCTAATTCATTTATTAATGATAGAAAAAATTTTTACAATAAATACTGAGCAAGTTTGTTTCAATAATTAAAATAAAAGGAGAGATTAATTATGAAATTCGATACACCTGTAAAAATTAAATTAGCTACGAAGTTTGGAGCTAAAAATAGAAATAATGTGGTTATGTTTAGGGAACAATATGAAAATGTTATAAAAAATGACAATATTATAAAAGGAGTTAATGAGACAGGCTATTTATATATTTATGATAGATCTATAGTAGATACTAAAGAATATAGGGATAATGAATTTTCAGGAGCAGACATTAAATATATTGTAGGTAAATTAAAGAGTTTAGATGATATAGACTTAGATAATATGACAATGTTAATATATTTTGATAAAGAATATATAGATACATTAGGCGATTTATCAAAATATGTAATAGATATGCATTATTATGCAAAGTGCCATTGGCATAATAATATAAATATAATAAGTGATATCTCTATGCTTAAATGCTATACAATGTCATTAGAAGCTCTTTCTGCATATCATGGTGTAGATGTAATCTATCTTGATATAGACAAAAGATTAACGCATCTTGCTGGTTATAGATTAGGTAGGTCTATTTATAATGAACAAATTAAGGATAAGATTAATGAAAATAATTATTTAAGTATAGTATTTCCTGATCATGTAGAAAATGTTTTTCGTTCATTTATATTTGGTTTAACTGATAATATCGGTATGAGCTACGAATTGGAGAGACTATCGCTTATAGGAAAGAGTACTAAAATAATAGATAGTTTTGAAAAACACAAACAAAATGATAAAATGTTAGTAACAGAGGTATAGGAATTCCTATACCTCTCTCTTTATTTTTTTATAAGAGCTTGTACATTTTTACAGTATACAAAACATTAAAATATTAATATTTTAATAATATTTAATTAAAAATTTATATACAAAATATAATGTCTTTACAAGACAAATGAGCGGATTGTCAAATCTCACTTCGTGAGATTATTTGAGAAAGAGAAGAATAGTATAATACTATTCTTCTAATTTATTCAACATATCTCTAAACTTTCTTTCATATTTATGTGTACATACTCTAAGTATAGAAGTTAAAACTCTTGTATTATTCTCTAAATGAATACTTCTACTAGGAAATTTACCTTCTAAGCAACAGTATATAATAATTTTTGCTAGATTAAAATTGGGAACGTGTGTATGACCTTTATTAAATTCTTTATTTTTATTTATTACTAAAAAAGACTTATCGTTCATTTTAATTATTCTGTAGTTTTTATTACAGAATACACAGTTACCCATAATACTATCTCCCTTCTAATATTCTGCTAATCTATTATCATTTATTACTATTAATGGATAAGTAATATCTAAGTTAGTATTCCTTGCAATACCATTTCTTTTATCGATAGATAAATCATCTATAAACATAGAATCTGGTTTAGTTACATTAGGAACACTCTCTCCTGTAGTTACATCCATTACATCAAACCATCTTTGACCTGTAGAACCATCGTATACTACTACAGTCTTTATATTACTGTCTTGTTCTAATCTCATCATATTTTGAGCTGGTGACATGTTTTGAGCATAATTTGCATAAGGATCTTCTTGGGCTATACCAGTTCTAATTATATTAGATGCAGAAATAGGACTTGTAAAATCTGCTACATTCATTGGTATAGATGGTCCATTATAAGTTCCTGATGGTGTATTAATATATGCTTGATATAAGTCCATAATTCTCTTATCATCATCAACTTTATCTTCAGACATTTTGAGGTCTTTAATTCTTTTCATGTCCAAGTTATGACAATCTGTAATAGTTTTATTTAACTCTCTGATTGCTGTAACTTTTGTTCCTATTAGAGTACTAGCAGTACTGGTAAGCATAGCAATATAATCATATTTCTTTTTTAATGTTTTAGAACCTTTAATCAAATCTAATTCAGTTTTGATATCATTCTGAAAAACATCTATTTGAGCTACTGAATTTCTAAGTAAATTATTCGTTTCTGAATAACTTTCTAAATATGGTTGATTAGATTGGTATAAAGGTAAATCGGAATCATCTTGATTTGCTAATATTATATCGTTTCCATCACTTAACCTCTTAGTTGATACTGACTTACCTTTCTTTTTCTTCTTTGTAGATAGGTCCATATCTGAACCTATCAAATCTAACGGAATAGGCTCTGCCTCTGTTGTAAAGAAATCAAAGTTTACTCCACTAGAACCCCCTTTTTCTTCTTTAAAAGTAACCATTTTCTTCATATATAAAACCTCCTTCTAATTATTGGAATGTTTTACAATTTAATTTCCATTATAATTATATATTATAATATTGATAGTAATATGAACTATCAATACTGTATTTTAAATAAAAGGAGACGATTAATTATGATTAAAATTGGAAATGAATGGATTGAAGAAAGTGAAGAATTTAAAAATGAAAAAAGATATTTATGTGTACAAGAAGATAAACTAAAAGAAATAACAAATTACATGGATGAAGGAAAAATAGAATATGAGAAGGCATCTATATATGAATTTGCAGCTAAAGAGAGAACTAAAACTCTATTTATAACTATCGATAAGACAGATAAAGTATCAAAAGAACAACGTGATTTTTATTATAAAGAATTATATAAAACAATGAGGAATGAGGTTAAATTGACCACTCCATTATTACTGGAATTTTGTCCTCAAGATGAAAATGATATTAACGGTATCGACTATATTAATGAAGATTTTAGATAGAAAAATAAAAGTCAATCATGAAAGGAATATAAAATATAGGTTACTATTTTTGTAGTAACCTATTATTAATATTAAAAGTAAAGGGAGATTAATTATGGAAATAAAACAATATACAAATCTAAATGAAAAAGATAAAATAAAGGTTAAAAAGAATATTAAAGGAAAGGGATCGCCATATCTAATTCAAGAATTTATACATCCAATATCTAAATACTTATTTATAATAAAATAGAAGGAAGGGTTTTATTATGATTGTAAAAAAGATAACCATTACTAACGAGAGAGGTAAAATAATAATGAATGAAGTTTTAGAAGAGAATGAACTTCCGTGTCTTTCAGATTTTGATGAGATATTTAGTAATAATGATACAGAAGGATGGATAAAATCCCTCCATTATGACATATTAAGAAATTTATTAGAAGAAAATCGCATTGATTATTCTGTATTATTTATAGATACAGAAATATAAATAAAGGGGAGATATTTATTATGACAAAATATATAGGATTAAAAGAACAAGAATTATTAGAAGAAGCAGTTGGCTTATTAAAAGAAACTGGAATCGATTGTGAAGCAAAAAGTGCAATGCAGTGGATTATAGAAGAACAAGCAGATGATTTAGCATCGCAACAAATAGAAATGAATGATGAAGTAAAAAATAATTTTAAGAATCATCTTCTATTAGCTCTTGAAAATGAAGAGTATAATGGAGAAGGGTTACTAAATGATGATATAATCCAAGAAGTATATAATAATACAAGAGAGCAATTCGATATTATAGACTCTATTATTGAGGAGGAATAATGTATGATTAGAATACAAAATCATTATATAGAACAAGATGAGAGATTTAAAACATTGCAACAATATATAACAGTGCAGCCCGAAAATTTGAATAAAGTAACTTCATTCTTAGAGGAAAATAATATAGAATATGAAAAAGCTTCTCTTTCTGAACATGTGTGCAATTCATTAGCAGAAGATCTTACACATGAAAGACTTGATGAAGAAACTATAACTAAACAAGAAATGGGGGAATTTCATGAAAATATATATAAGGCAATGATAAAAAATGTATTTTCGGAGGATAATTATAATCCTTATAATTATAATTTTGGATATGATATGGAATTGGTTTTAGAAAAGGAGAGAAGTGAAAAATGGAAATAATGAAAAGAACAACTGATAGAGGGTTTGATATTATCGAATTCAAAGATTGGTATAATCATTCATGTAGTATTCAGAGAAGTTCATCACAAACAATAGATTCCAATGAGGAAAAAGAAACTATATGGTTTGGCATCAATGATGCTGAACCAATAATACTAGCTAGTAAAATAATTAAAGGGGGCACTGGATGGGCTAGTTATCCTATACCTGATGATGTATTTATACCAACTCGTATGCATTTAACTAGGGAACAAGTAAAAGAATTGATACCTATATTACAAAAGTTTGTAGATGAGGGCGAGATATAAAGATACTTGATAAATTTATTGAAAACTTCGTTTGTATAAATACACTTATTAGGTTATGGACCTCACGAAAGTGGACATAAAATGCTATGAGAACAAAATAAAGAAGTATGTATGGAATGGGAATTATTAAAGAATAAAGTATGGCAATCTAAGTATAGAGATTGTAAAGTTATTGAAGTGACTGATATCTTAACAGAAACTACTAAAGAAGCAGTAAATAAAGTAATATATCTACAGGAGTAGGATTTTCACTATACTGTAAATAAACTAGCATTAATCGTGCTAGTTTATTTTTTATTTTGTATGCAACATATATATAATGCGTAAAGTGACCACTAAAGGTTAATAAGGAAGAAAGAAGTGATTTTATGTTGCTAAAAAATTATATAGAAGGGTCAGATTTGACATTATTAAATACTTATTATTTATATCCACAAAAGAATGAAGAAACAGGAAAATGGAGTAAAGATTCAATCACTCTGATTTATAAAGATAATGTTACGGGACAAAAACATCATGAAACAATACATGAGCCAGATTATGAATTCTATATGGCAAAACCAGAAGAAATGATTGATCATAATATGCTCTTTATAGAAAAAGAGAAAGTACAAAAAATATCATCACCATATAGTAAATTAGAAAAAACAATAGCAGAAGTTACCGACAATCTACCATTTTATTATGATAATATAAAAAATGGTAATAGAAGAGCAAATCAAAGATTACATGACGATACGAGAATATTTGGTTCTGATAGTAATATAGAAGAGCACTATAGATTTAGATTTGATAATGAATATACAAATAGCATCATACCTATATCTAAAGCATATTTCGATATAGAAGCAGATACTATTAATATGAAGGGAGATTTCCCAGAGCCAGGAGAGTGTCCAGTAAATGCAGTAACACTCATTAACGAAGCAACAAATAAAGTTTATGTATTTCTATTAAGAAATCCAAATAATCCTTTAATAGAAGAATTTGAAAAATCTATAAATAATGATTTATTTGTAGAATTAAAAGACTTTATAAGAGATTCAGTTGGAGGGTATAAAAAAGAGATAAAATATGGATTAGATAAATTACAATATGAGTTTCTTTTTTATGATGAAGAAATAGGTTTATTACAAGAGTTATTTTTAGCAATAAATACATTACAACCAGACTTTATAATGGCATGGAACATGGCATTCGATATGCCATATATGATTCAGAGAATTAAAAATTTAGGTTATTCAGCAGAATCTATAATCTGTCATCCAGATTTTGAGGTTAAGGTTTGTAAATATAAAATAGATGAAAATGCAGATATATTATCCGAAAGGGGGGATGATGCAACAATTAGTTCTTATACAAAATATATAGATCAATTAATACAATTTGCATCTAGAAGAAAAGGTCAAGGAGTATTCTCAAACTTTAAATTAGACTCCATAGGAAATCTAACTGTAGGGGTTAAAAAATTAGATTATTCTCATATCACTACTAGTATAGCAAAATTACCATATTTAAATTATAAGGTGTTTGTTTTTTATAATATCATAGACGTAATTGTTCAAAAATGTATAGAATCAAAAGTTGGTGATATAGACTATACTTTTAATAAATGTCTAATAAATAATACAAGATATAATAAAGCACATAGACAAACTGTATATCTCGTAAATAGAGGAAAAAAAGAGTTTTATACAGATGGGTTTATAATGGGAAATAATACAAATAGGAAAAACGCTAAGCCAACAGAAAAATTCCCAGGTGCATTTGTTGCAGACCCAATGAAATTAGATGATTATGCTAAATTAAAACGATATGGATTGCCAGTAAACATATTTAATAATTCTGATGACTTTGACTATAAATCACTATATCCAAGTATAATGAGAGAATTTAATATTGCACCTCATACACAAATAGGAAGAATCGATATATTGGATAAGATGTATAACAATGAAGATCCATTTAATAATAAATATTATAATAGAGGTGGAGCATTTATAGAAGATTTACATTCGGGGGTATTTTTACAATTTGGTCATAGGTGGTTAGGACTAGCACAGTATAGCGATTTATATAAGGATATATTAGAATACTTTACTAAAAGAGCATTTAGTGCTAATCCAGTGTTTATGTTTAACGATAAAGGTCAAGTTCCTATGGTTAGATTTAGGCAAGAAGGACAAATGATGAAGATGGTTTCATTTGATGAAGGTAAACAAAGAATGGTTTATAAATATTATCAAAAACCAGATTATCAAAATATATATGATAATATAAATAGAAATGGGGTTGCTATAGGTGTTGGTACAATTGAATAAACAACAATTAAAAGAGTTAATAACCGAAGCAAAAAAAATCAAGTCTGATATAATTTATATCAGACCTGATGGAAATATATATGGTACAGATATAAATTTCTTTCATCTAAAATCAAGTACGACATCAATATTGGGTTTTGAATTATGCTATCTGTCTAAAGATATGGATGCTTTTATTAAAAATATAGATGATATAGCAGTGGAGAAAATAATTATAAATGGTATAAATATGATAGCAGAAAATGGTGCAGTAGTTCAAGTATTAAATCCATTTTCTATAAATGAAATTAATAATAAAATTATTAGATTATCATATATGATAAATAATCCAATAATTTATACAAATGAATCATTACAAGAAGATGATGTATTTCAATCTATAATATCTTTAAAAACGTCGGATGGTTCTACTATATATAAAATTGATTATATTTATATGATGTCTGTATTTAAAACCTTATTACCAATTAATAAAGGAGATAAAGTCTTATTAAATATAATTGATATAGGTCAAGAAAGATTTTTATCAAATTTCACTGTAGTAAAAAAGAAAAATGTTATAATAAATATATACTATATTATGAGATATTTAAATACATCAAATCGATAAAGATTTGATGTATTTAACATCTAATTAAGTAATACTAATTATTTAAGGGGGAACTTCACATGGCTAAAAACAAAGAAAATTCTATAAATAAAAACCTTGTGGTCTCGTTAATGAAAAATATACAAGGTAATATACAAAATATATACAGAAATACTCATATAACTTCCACAACGAATATGAATGATATGAATAGTATAAAGGCATCGATTGATAAATCTATGGATAATATATCTATGAGGAATGTAGATGCTGTCGGTTCTACATCAATATCTTCCTTGTATGCAAGAATACAAGATAAAAATGGAGGTAGTATTGCAGATACTAAATTTACTAATGAAGTACAATCAATATTTGAAGATAAAATGCTTACAGATACATTGGCTATGGCATTCGCAGACAACAAAGATCTAAAAGAATACGATGAAGAAATAGATACAATATGTAAATATATGTCTTCATTAGATGATGCTCTAGAAGCAAAGAAGGATAATGTTTTATCAGCTGATCACTTTTCTAAGGATTTTTTAAATGCTAGAAACGCTTCTAATATGGATAATATAAATTTATTTAGTAGCAGAATAAAAGAAATGAAGAAAAAATATAATCTCTTAGAGTTTTTAGAGGATACTTATGATAATGCTAGTAGATACGGCGAAGACTTTATATATATGGTAGACTATAACAAAGCATTAAAAAAATTATTAGCTACAAAAAATAGTTCTATATTACGCTCTAATTTATATTCAACTAATGAGTCTGCTAAAATAAATGATCAAGGAATTATAACAGAAACTTTTAGTTTTAAGAATATGTATGATGAAAATAATACATCCGAGAGTGGAAAAACAGACATACCTACAGGGGAATTTAAATGTACAATGAATGTTACAGGTATATTAACAGAATCAGTAGAACAGCATCAAAATCTTAAAAATATAATTGAAAAGACGAATAATATACACAAAAAGTTTGATAATATATTTACAGATAAACAAGAATATGACTTAGAAGGTCCAAATAATTCTACATCTTTAGATGGTACTATAGACATGAACAGAAATAATAAAGATAAAGTTGATATTAATGTTCCAGGCTGTATCATAAAGAGAATACCAAGGGAGAATATCATTGTTGTATATATAGATCAAGTATGTCTAGGATATTATTATTTGGAATTTGATATGAAAAATATGATTAAAAATGTTTCTTCTTCTGATCCTTTAGTTGGATTTAAAACTGCATTAAATAGAGTTGAAGCTAATAATGATACTAAAGAACAATCTTTAAAATTTATAGCTTCTAAATTATCATCATTTATAGATAGACAGTTTATTAATAACAATCAAGATTTAAGAGAAGAAATATATATGATATTAAAGTATAATGATATTAGTATTAATAGTATGAATGAAGTAAAAATAACTTTTATACCTCCTGAAGATATGGTACATGTATACTTTGAGAAAGACCCAAAAACAAATAGAGGTATATCTGATTTACACAAGTCTCTCGTACCAGCTAAATTCTTTGTTTCTTTATATGTAACTACTTGGTTAGGAATTATAACAAGAGGTTATGATAAAAGAGTATATTATGTAAAGCAAAATGTAGATACTAATATAGCTAAAGTACTATTAAATACTGTTAATCAAATCAAAAAATCCAACTTTGGAGCTAGAGAAATTTCTAGTATTAAAACATTATTAAATATAGGTGGCAGATACCAAGATATGATAGTTCCAATGAATGCAACAGGCGAAAGCCCTATGAACTTTGAGATTATGCAAGGTCAAAATATAGAAATTAAAACCGAACTATTAGATATGCTAGAACAAATGGCTATAAATTCTACGGATGTACCTTACGATTACGTTCAATCTAGAAAAAATGTAGACTATGCTGTACGATTAACAATGTCGAGTGGTAAGTTTTTAAGAAAGGTATTTAAAAGGCAATCTAAAACACAAGTCTTCTTTAGTAGAATATTTACTAAATTATATAATACCGAATACGATGAGAATGATATTATAGAAATAGAATTACCACCACCATCATTCTTAAATCTTATTAATACACAACAAGTTATAGCTAGTACTAAAGAACAAGTTATGGAAATTGTTGAAATGGAAGCATCTCAAGAAGAACAAGATGTTCAAGATATGTTTAAAAATAAATTAATGAAACATTATTTAGGAGGTCATCTAGATCTTAAAGCAATCGATGATATTAAGAAACAAGCTAAGATGGAAATAACAAAAGAGAGAGATTTAAAAAAGGCTGAACAAGAAGCGTCTAATAATTAAAAAACAAAATAAAGACTATACGGAAATTCCGTATAGTCTATTTTTATCTTTTTGTAGGTATTTTCTGAGTACCAGTATACTCAAAGTTACTAGAATCAAGAGTAATCTTATTAGGATTTTCTGTAGAATTCATCCAGTCTAAAGCAGCTTGTGCTTTTTGGTATATCACTTCTCCTTTTACAGGGAAGCAGTTAAATTCAACACTTAACTCTTTATTTCCTATCTCTCCTTTTTCAGAGTTATAAATATTAGTCTCAGCTGTAGTTGGCTGACCAGCTAATAGTAAATAAGATTTTTCTATTTTTCTAAATGTGTTATCAGTAACACCATATAGTAATATAAAAGTCTCATTTTCATAACCGTCTTCTAATTTACCTTGCTCAATTAAGCCATGATAAGTCTTAACTTGAGTTCTTGGATCTTTAATCCCAGTAAGGAATAATTCATGAAGTTTAGTTATAGTAGAACCACTCTTCTCAAAGAATCTCATTTGAACTTGAGAAGCAGACTGCTCCATTACTTTACTTATAATATTTAATGTAGAAATACCATTAGTATTATCTAATGTCTCAGATGTAATATTTTCTATTCCATCTAAACCTCTAAATTCATATTCTAGAATATGTGTATAGTTATCTAAAAGATTCCTATATTCTGTATTCTCTGAAGCAAGCATTTCTAAAAATTTAGGTACTTGGCAAACTATTAAAAAGGAGTAGCCTGTTTCATAGTTATTGAATTGAGCCAAATTACCAAAGTCAGTAACACCTTGCATAAGCTTATATTGTGTTAAGTTTCTTGGTTGTTTAGTTCCTGAGAACATTGAAGCCATTATTCAGCACCTCCTTAATTAAATGCGTAAACTTTAAAGTACTCTGTTTGAACGAAGTCTTTAAATTTAACGTGAATTGCAGCATAGTAAACTTTGTTAGCTATCATAGTTTCATCTTTTAGATATTCTAATTTTAACGTAACAAAGTTATTTGAATATTTATCAAGTACAGATTGACAATCTTCTTGGTATTTTTCTAAGTCTTGACCAGTAATAAAACTGTATCTAATCTTAGGACATCTAGTCCTTAATGCCTTAACTACTTCTTGTATAGCCAATACGTTATTAGCATAAGAGAATTGAGAATCTAACTCTTGAGAAGTATAAAGAGTTTCAACAGTTAATACACCATCTATATAACTAGCATAGTTAACTCTTAAATCTTCTAATAATTCTTTTTGATTATAAGATGGAGTTATTTTTGGTAAGAAATTTACTGTTCCTTCTATAGCTTCATTTATAACCATATTGTGAAGTTGTCCAGCTATTGGACGACTCCTTCCATTTCTAAAGTGTTCTATCAACAATCTGGATAAACTGTAAGTTATTGTTACAGGTATTTGTTTCTTAGTAAATGGATCTAAGATATCATATGAAGTAAGATAAGTTAAATTAAACTTATTTTTCATATATTCAGAAACTGCTGATTTGATTTCTTCAAATGTACGAATACCAATACCTATATCTCTTAAGAATATAGCATCTTCTCTAAATGTAGCTAATTTTTCTATTTCTTTTTTTACTTCTAGAGGATAGTTAGCATCCATTATAAGATCTATTTTGTAGTTATCTAAATCATATATTTCATTTGAGAATTCTCCATTAAAGAATTTCTTTAATTCATTTGTATAAGCTTGAGTTCCAAATGGTATTTCATTAAATAAACCATTAGAACCATGTTCTAAATCTATTCCATAAGCATATGAAAGATTTATAGCATCTTCAGACTCTAAATCTACTTTAATATTACTCATAGCATTAGAATTTCTTTCTTTACCAAATAGTATATCTTGATTTAAGCAATAATCAAAATCATTTTTGCTTATTTCAGCAACTTTAGATAAGAACTTAACTAAATTAGCTTCAAACATTACACAATCTAATTGATTAGATGTAGATTTTATTACAGTTTGAATAGATCTATTTGTGCCAGCTTCTATTATATCTGGATTCATAGTAAATATAAGGGTCTCTATTTTATTAGAGTTCTCAATTACTTGGAATTCATATTTCATATATCCAGCTTGCTTAGAATTATTGTAATCTGGTGATACTCTAATTCTCTTTTGACTTAACCCTCTACCATTATCTGTTACTACAAATAAAGGATAAGTAAATGTTCCAGTAGCACCTACTTCATCGAGCATAGCTTCAATAGAAGTTTCTACAGTATCTATTTTCTTAGCACCTTCTACAGCATTACATGTATAAGATACATTAGCAATAGTAATCATTAATGGTGTATTACCTGTTACAGTTGTAGTTTCTTGTCCAGAAACACTATCTGTATATAATAATTCTCCAGCAGGATTTTTCTTCTGAACTTCTTCAGATTTAACTTTAGCAACTACTGCTAAGTTTGCAAGTGTAGAGTCTTCAGCTACTACCCTTTTTGCTAATATAGTACCACCATTAGCTATGATATTATTAGCTTGTAATAATGGTTGACCATGTTTTATAAATGATATATCTGTTCCGTATAGTTTGTAAAATAAATCACCTTTTACTGTTCTTAATTCTTCAGGACCTTTAGATGAACTAAATGCAGTTAAGAACAATGGTTCTGATACTTCAGGTTTAGTTATCACAGGACTTGTAGAATTGTCAATTAATTCAAATATAGTTGACGGAATCATATAAGTTACCTCCTTTTATTATTTATAAATTATAACCTTATTCATATGTTATATTGCATTAAGTCGTTAGTAACTTTTCCAATGGGGTGTATTTTGGATTTTCATTTAACATAGCATACATCAATGATTCATCCCAATTTTCACTAGTAATAGATGCAGAAGGTGAAACATATTTAGGAATAGATTTAACACTTATACCACTATATGCATTCATATCTTTCATATTTGTATGCCTAAATAGGACTTTAGGGTTATTTATATCTCTGAAGGATTCTGATATCATAATACCAAATAACTGTGCGGTTATACCATAGTCAGCTCCATTCAAACGAATATTCTCTAAAAAATAATTTTGTATTTCATTATATGGTATTGTATTTGGAAGCTTACCACTATTAAATATTTTAAAAAATTCTTCAGCATTGTCTACCATTTGTGGAACTTTAACGGATACTATAACTTGATCACCTTGTTTAAATTTTAATAATCTGTAATCTTGTTCTGGTGAATTTTTAGTCAATTTTACATTTTTAGATTTCTCCATTTCGCTTGGTCTTGCTAAGAATACTGTAGGAAATCTAAATTGTTTTAACCCAGAACTTTTTCCTTTTTCATCAAAGACAGCATAGTCTAATACTCCTATTAAATTTACATAATCGCCTACCATTAATGCAAATTTTCTTTCAAAATACATCTCAGGAACATAGAAAACTAGTTCCCCTTTTTGATTAAATAATAAAGAATCTTTATCCCTCTTAAGAAATTTTGGTACATCATACATAATTTATCATCTCCTTATTCTATTGTTATATTTGTAAATTTGGCAAAAAATAAAAGCGTAGGTATTATCCTACGCTTTTTATTAAATAAAATTATCATGTCTGTGAAGCATTATTAAATAATCATATGGTTCAAGTATATCTTTATACTCCTCATAAAACTGTTCAGATAGATCCTGGTATCTACATAATAAGTTTGGAGCTATCCTTTTAAAATGTTTTCTTAAAAAGATTTCCGATAATCTATGATGCCTACATAATAAATTTAAGTCAAATTTATCAATATATTTTTCTATAAAGTTTTCAGATAAATTATGTTGATATCTAGCCACTCTACTAAAATCTAATTTGTCTAAATTTTCCTCTAATAAATTTTCTGGAAATTCTTCTCTAACTCTTAATGCTGTACACCAATCTATAGTACCATTAGATATCTCTTCTTCTAGTTCCTTTACTGACATCGTGTTATAATCTTTAATTAAACTTTCCATAATTTAAGCCCCCCTAATATTTAATTATTTTTTCATATATTTATATACTTTATAATTCAAATACATGAAGAATATTATGTCTAATAAACATATTAAAATAGCAATAATCATTAATAAATTCATATTTGATATTGCTGCTATCATATTACGTGTTATAAATGTATTAAGAAATGGTATAATACATACTTCAATAAATAAAATAACCCATAACTTAATTAATAATTCAATATGACCATTATACAATGCAATAAATGAACAAGTTGCAGCAACCAGAATAGATACTACTCCAATTGAATACATAGTGATTAATAATGTGACAAATACTCCAAAAATCCCTGCCAAAAAATCAAAATTCATGTTTATCCCCCTTTTTTAATTTTAATAATACTCTTTTTCCATAATTATAATATATAATTTAGTTTTGTTTTATAATTAATTATATATCTTTTTTATCATCTTCATATATATATTTATTATTATTTAATAACTTTGACATATAATATAAATTTAAAGATATTATAAGTATCTTTAAAAATAAATATAATATATTTTGGTTACATACTATAGTTATCAACAATAGCCCTATTGTACTAATAATAATAAATATTATATAATCTCTTAAAAATCGTTTATTTATAGTAATAGAAAGCATGGATGGTATGGTATAAAATAGGTCTATCCCTATACTAATTATTAATACCCAACTTAATGTAATTATGCCTAAATATATTACACTGATTATTCCGTTTATTGAATTCATTTCTGCACATCCTCCTTATTATTTATATATTTATCATGTATTAATATATTATAATAACCAAATTTATATATTGCAATTGAAATAATAATTTGCAATAACCCCATTTTAATTGGTGATGTTGTAGTAAGTGTCCCATTAAAATATTTCCACATTGTAACAACTAAAAGTATCTGTAATATTATAGCTACACATTGTACAAATGCTAATAATTTAAATTTAGATATATAATGTAAGTCATATATAAGCATAAGTATGTTTATCAAAGATGAAATTAAAGATTGAACTATTAACATTATGGTAAGAAATACTATAATCTTATTCATAATTTATTACCTCCTTATATAATAAATACACCAATATGCAATGCATATTGGTGTATTCTTTGTTTATACAGATTGCCAAGATATCAGTCTAACTGTTTCTTCTTTAGTCAAGTATACATTTTTCTCAACATCTGGTAAATTGGTTAATATTGTTATCGCTCTTACATAATTAACAGATATTGTTCTTAAATCTGTATTATAATCTTTAGAACAATCAAGTCCTATTGAAAACTTTGTTGCAGAAGGGATTAAAGAATTGTTAATATCCATGTCTTTCCATATATTTCTTATCACTCCTACCACAGTAGTGAATTTGGTACAATCTCTATCAATATAGCTTATTTCAATTAAATCACCCTCTGAAATAATTGTTTGTATAGGTTCTATTAATCCAATTTTAGAAATAGATATTTTTAATTGATTAATAAGTTCAGCTTCTATAGTTAGTATAACTTCTGAACTCTCTATTATATTATCCATAAGACCAACTCCTTTCTTACTATAATGTGGAGTTATTGTTTATTATTAAGCTCTAAATCAGCTTTATTTTTAATAAGTTCTAAAACCTCTTTAATATTTTTAATTAGCTCAATATAATATTGATTGTCCATTTGTAGATGTTCAAGCATTAATATATTATTTATAGTGTAGTACATAAATGTATGATCCACTGGATTATCACTCTTCATATTTAATGAAATCCTGCATATTAATACTATGATTTTTTCGATATCTTCCTTAGTATATTTTTCAGGAAGGTGTCTATCTAAAGCCTTTGCTATTAGGTTGATATCTTTTATTTTAAATTTAGAGTTTGCATATTTATAGTTAAAATCAGAACAATATTTTTTATATTTTCTAATTTCTTTATCTAATCTTTTACCTGCTAAGAGATTTTCTTTTAAAGCATTTTTTAATGCTGTAAATTCTCGAGCTGTTTTATGCATATTTGCTATTTCTCTAAACTGTTTTGCTTTTACTGGATGTTTTTCCTCTATCATTTGAGCTTTCTTTTCCAATTCAACTTCCAAGAAGTCTATTTCATGCTCTGCATACATATCTACCAATCCTGGAATATCCAATTCTTTTCTTAAAGCCTCCTGAAAATCTATGAATGTATCTTCAGTTCTTATCTGATTCATAAAAAATTCGAATAAATCCTTAGCTGCTCTATTTACAATTCGTAAGTCAGTTGTTCCAGCTAATTGATAAGCCATTTGAACCATAGGAGTTGGTAATTCTGATAATAAATTAATCTTTTCTTTATTATTTGTCTTTTGCATTACTCCTAATAATTTTATCACATCATCATCAGAGAGGTCTAATCCGTCTTTTATATTACTCTTTAATTCTTCACTATTTAAAAGTTTTTCATTTATTTTTTCTTCAGTTACCTGCTCTACAATATCAGATAATGAAACATCTGCATTTCCTGGAGCCGATTGAGAAAAGTCTTTTTCTCCAGTATTTGGATTAACGCAAACATATCCTTCTTGTGATATAATACCATCTTTTTGTATAGTATTAAATGGGAACGGTGTATCATCTTCTTGGATCTCTCTAAGATGTTTTACTTCATCAGGGAGATTTTCTCCCAAAACTTCTGATACTATTTCTACTTGTTCATCTGTTAATTGAATTCCTTTTCTTTCTTCCATAATAAAAATCCTCCTAAATATTATTTATATTTATATCTTCAGACATTGATAGTTTTTGTATACTCAATCTTATGTCTGTTATTAGTATTGGTCTAAATTGACTTTGCATAAATCCAGATATATGATATTTAAAAAAGTCATGTACAGGTTGTATAGTATTCTCTAAAAATTTAACTATATTTTTATTATCATATATACAATTTAATAAAGTATTCATATCTATATCAAATACGAATATACTATTAATTACAAATTCTAAATTTGCATTTATTATAGCAATTTTAGAATTTTTATATGTTTTCTTATTGTATATTGTAGTGGTATCTTTTGATCTTTTTAAATCATTTAATTCTAAATAATCGTATAAATAGTTCTTTTCTTTCATAATATAATTTGTAAAGAAAAGAACTACGTTATTTTTAAAGTCTGACACTAAAAAACTATATAGATAATATGCTATAGAATAATAATCCTCATTATCTAAATTTTGATTTAATTGTAAATTATATTCTCTACAGAGAATATCTATTATTTCTTTATAAGTTTCTTCCCTTGTTTGTTTAATATTTTGTAGATCTAATTCCGATGTATAAATTGACATCAGTTGTTTAAATCTGTTCTCGTAAGCTGCTACTATATTTGGCATACCTATTTGGTAATATTCTGTTTTTCGTGTTATATTATCTTTTATCACATTAAATAAAAACTCACTATTAAAATGTGATAATATTATAGAAACCTCATTTTCTGTATTAATATTATATGTGTTATTTGCTGCTAAAAAACCACTCATTGAAACTTCCCCCTCATCAATCTTGAATTTACTCTATTGTTATCTAACAGATAGATTTTGACATAGAGGTTGTCCTCTATGTCAATCTTCTATCCTACATCTTGTTCATCTTCATTAAAATTTGTATATATATCATTAGGTATAGTATACATACTGTTATCATTTAAAGTTTGGGGATCTACATGGAATTTATCTATATATGCTTGTCTTCCGACTTTACTCATTAATATATCATTCATTGCCTGTCTATCTTTTGCTTCTTCTTGTTGCATCCATGTTTCATACGCTACCGACTTAGAGGAATTGAGATATTCCAATTGTTGTTTAATTTCATCAGAAGTACCTTCATTCATTTCAAGTTCTGGCATGACATCATCATATTTATCTTCTAATTTTATGATTGCTTCTTCAGCATCTTCATCTGTTTTAATAGATGATTTTTGAATACCCCATCTTTCCATTACATCTCTGCCCTCATACCAAATGTATAAAGCCATTAAATAAGAAAATATTTGGTCATCATGTCCATTACTAGTATGCTCTACTCTTCCATTTTTCTTAACTTCTAGAGTTTGTAATTCATTAAATATATTAGGAGATATAAATTTATCTTTATGATGTTCCATTCTTTGCCTCAATATATCTATTAATGTTTCTCTAACTACTTTTGTGGAGTCCAATCCATATACTTTTGTTTTTTGGATCTTTTTACTTATAGTATTTCCTCCACCAAAACGTTCTTCTACTACCTTATCTTTTATTTCAAAGAATAGATTCTTTTTAATGCTTGTAGAAACTAATTTAGCTAATACTGATGCCCCATATCCGCCGTTACGCTCAATGTTTACAACAGCATTAGGCATATATTTTGTAACTAATTCATGAATTACACTAGCCAAATCAATTGTATTAATATAGTTACAATTGAAATCGGCTACAACCCGTGTGGTTCTAGAATCAACAATAGTTATAGCAGAAGCATCTCTTCTATATCCTCCAGATACGTCAACACCTACTAATGGCGGATATTTTAAGTTCATTTCTTCATATATATCAAATTTATAGAATCTGTTTAGTATAATACTTCTAATCGGTTGTTTAACAAGACTTTTTACTATATCTAAATCTTCTTTTCTAAATGGAGAGTTATCAGATGCCGCAGCCCATTCAAGAAGAACTTCACGCCTAATAGCAGCCCAGTCTTTTTGCATATCGATAACGATACTCTTAAACCATTCTTCATCTCTTCCTAATTGTTGGTAAGTATATCTTATATAGACAAATGAAGAATCTTTATTTTTAGATAATAATTCCATCAATTGTTCTTTAGGCATATCATACCAACTCTCATCAAACTTAGTTGCATTTTCCTTCATGATATATGCATCATTACCCATTTCAGTAGTCATATCACCTGGTGTCGTAGTGATAATGATTCCATGAGGGGATCTATTATTTTTTGCGTTCATAGATGCAGTTTTAAATGCAGGAACAGCTGCAAGATATATAATTTTATTATAAGGTATAAATGCAAACTCATCGTACCATATTCTAGGTATAGTAAGTCCTCTTCCTAAACTATTAGCATTTACCTTATTTCTAGCAGATGCTAATGTTTTAATTCTGTTACCATTCATTGGGTGTTCTAAAGATTCAACGTTTTCCTTATTTTTAATTTTTTTACCATCAGGAGCAAATCCTTCTGTCATCCTTAAATATTTAGGTAAAGCATCTCTTATATCTTTTAAACGTCGTAAGTTAAGTTTCGAGTCATCAAATTTCTTATTTACAAATACCATTTCGGAACTTGTAGCAGCAAATTGATATTCATACAGAACTCTGCATATGATTCCTATAGTTTTACCAAACTGTCTTGGCAATTCTGCAAATATATTCATATTATGAACTATACAGAAGTTCATAGCTAAGTTTCCTCTATGAAGTTGATATCTAGAACCACTGTCAGCAGCAGCTCCTTCTTGTGGTATTATTACAATTTCCCTTAAGAAATACCAATAGTTACTTAAACATTCACGCAATATTTTCCTTTTCATAAATTCATTAAGCTTAGGATCACGTGGATTAATAGCAGCTAAATCTGGATCTAATAATGCTAAGAAAAAAGCATTATTTGTAATCCCTTTATCTTTTAAAAATAAATACATATCCCTAAAAGATTTATTGGTAGTTTCAAAATGATAGTAGATTCTTTGTACTGCAGAGTTATTATAATCTACCATTTATAGCACCTCCTTTGTTATTATTAATGTTGATATTTATAATATGACTAAAAGTATTTAATTGAATATAACATTCAATTAAAATAAAAGGAGGGATTTCATGGAATTTATTAATTTTATTTTAGAAAACAACCTAGTTGTAGTTGTAGTATTATACATCATAGGTATGATGCTTAAAGGAACAGAAAAAGTTCTCAACAAATATATCCCATTAATACTATTGCCTATAGGTATTGCATTAACTATGGGAGTTATGCGAACTATATCTGTAGATGGTATAATACAAGGCATACTAGTAACAGGTACAGCAGTATATGCAGACCAAATTGTAAAACAACTTGGTAAAAATGAGGAGCAGAGATAATTAAACTAGAGCAATGGTTAATTCCATTGCTCTCCTCTTTTTTTATTTGTAAAAGTCTACATATATAATTATATATTATATATGTAGAGAGTTAATAGGAAATTACTATAAATTAAAAAATTGAGAAAAAGGGGAGAAATTGAAAATGTCACGTTGTATAGATTTGAGCTGTCAGATAGATAGGAGAAGTTATGAGCATAGGAAGTTTGACACTAAAGACAAGGAACAAGATATAAAAAATGCTTTAAATGCTATAAATAATCTATTATCTAAATATAAAGAAAAATAAACAGTAAACCTGTTTATTTTTTGTAATTAGAACATTACATTAAATAAAAAAGAAAGGAAGTAGGTATTATGAAAATTCAAAAGATTGCTGTTAGAGGCGGTCATAATTATCAAGCCGCAGGTGCAGTTGGTATTATGAATGAAGTAACAGAAGATAGACAAGTGTATCCTGCTGTAATTAGATCTCTAAGAAAAGTAGGATTCGATGTTTTAGATGTTACTCCAGGAAACATGGATGTATCAAGTGATTTAGTTTATGGTGTTAGAAGAGCCAATGAATGGGGAGCAGATTTATTTATTTCTATACATTTTAATAAAGCTTACAATCATTATGATGGTAAAATCGGTACAGAAAGTTATGTTCATGATGCAGGAAGTACACAAGTAGCTCTAAGGATTAATGATAAATTGGTATCAGTAGGATTCGTAGGAGATAATGGCAGACCTAGAGGAGTTAAAGTAAATTCTGGCTATTATGAATTAAACAGTACAGATATGGTTGCTATTATAGTAGAGGTTTGTTTCTTAGAAGCAACTGGGGATGTAGCTCTTTATAGAAAACTAGGTCCAGATGCTATTGGGGAGCTTATAGCTGAAGGTATAGCAAATATGGAGATAGATGCTGCAAAACCATTACTACCAACCGTAGACACTAACTATGATGAATTATATAGAGTTAGAAGAACATGGACAGATGTTGAAGGACAAAAAGGTGCTTATGGTAATCTTGAAAATGCTAAAAAAGCTGCAGATGGAAATCCAGGTTATAAAGTATTTAACAAAAAAGGCACTCAAGTATATCCAGCAACAAATTCAAATACCAATGCAGATGATGCTGCTCCATATAGAGTTAGAACTAGTTGGTCTAACTCAGGTTCACAAAAAGGTGCATTCAGTATTTTAAATAATGCTATAAGTTCTGCTAAAGAACATGGTTCATCTTATAAAGTATATGATAGAACAGGCAAAACTGTTTATCCAAGTACATCTACTCCATCAAACCCATCTATTATAACTTCTGGTCCAAATCCAACTATAGTATGGTCAGGTAAAAAAGATGATACTATAAAGGAATTACAAAAAATATTAAAAGATAAAGGTCGTTCTATATCTGTAAATGGTATATCAGACACTGCTCTTTATAATATATTAAAAGATAGTTATACAATAGAATTATTTGATAGAGGTCCATTAACTAAATGGGTACAAGATAGATTAAATGCTCAAGGATACAACTGTGGATTTGCTGATGGGTATGCCGAACAAGCTACTATGGATGGTATTCAGAGAATGCAATCTAAATATAAACTTGGTTTAGGTTTCTTAGGAGGTACAGATTGGTATTACTTATTAAAATAAGTAATAAAAAGTATTTAAAATAGGTGGTTTATTTTTTCCACCTATTTTATTTTTGTCTCATATTTAGATAGGCTTGTACATTTTTACAAAGTACAAAACATTTAAATATTTATATTTAAATTATATAAATTTAATATATAAAAACAATAGATGTAAATATTCATGTTTCTACAATACATGATGAGAAGGTTGTCAAATCTCACTTCGTGAGATTTTAAAGGATGAAGTAAATAGAATTTTTTTATTTACTTTTTACACTTGTCCAAACAATTTATTAATTTACATATTTATCCTAGATAAATATATTTTTTAAGGGGGAAATTAACTATGAAGATTACAGAACAAGGAATGAATATACTAGTAGAAAAGGAATATTTCAAAAAGGGAGAAACAGAATGGGAACACTTAGTAGATAGAGTTGCACATACTATTTCTAATGCAGAACCTACTACAGAATTGAGAAAAACAGTAAGAGATAAAATAAATAAAGCTATGAATAGAATGGAATTTTGTTTTAGTTCACCAGCTTTAATTAATGCTAATCCAGATGTGAATAATCCAGGACAATATAGTTCATGTTTTATAATAGGGATAAAAGATGATTTAATGTCTATTATGGAGGCTGTACCAAGAATGGCTAAAATATTTCAAAAAGCAGGTGGAGTAGGAGTATCTAATATATCTATACTAAGACCAGCTAAAACTACTGTAGAAAAAAGCAATGGGTATAGTTGCGGTCCTCTAGGATTTATGGAAATATATAATACTACAGCAGAAGTTATGACAAGAGAAAATAAATCAAAAAGAGGAGCATTAAAAATAAATATGGATATCTGGCATCCAGATATCATAGATTTTATTAATTGTAAAAACGAAGATGGTAAATTACCATTAATGAATATATCTGTTTCTGCATATGATGATTTTGAAGAGGCAGTAGAAAAAAATGCAGATTGGGATTTAATATTTCCTGATTTTGAAACTATGGATAAGAAAGTATATGATAAAGAATGGAACGGAGATATATATGCTTGGAGAGAAAAAGGATATCCTATAAAAGTATATAAAACTGTAAAAGCTAGAGAATTAAAAAGAATGGCAGATGAAGCGATGTGGAAAAGAGGAGAGCCAGGGTGGAATTATCAATCTAGAATGAATAATGATAATAAAAATAAACACATTGGCACTATAATATATACAAACCCATGTAATGAATTCTCAAACTTAATAGATACAAGCTGTACATTAGGAAGTATAAATTTTATGACTTGTATATCCATTAGTAAAAAGGATGGAAAACCTTACGTAAACTATAGAAAGTTTAAAAAACTAATAAAAGACGGAGTTAGATGGTTAGATGATATGGTATCTGTTAATAAATTACCATTATCGGAAATCCAAGAAATGTCTGATAAAATAAGAGCAATTGGATTGGGTATAATGGGATTTGGTACTTCACTATTTAAATTAGGTATTCGTTATGGAAGTAAAGAATGTATAAACTTTATTAACGAAATAGGAACTGTATTATATGATACTGCATTAAAAGCATCAATGGAACTAGCAGATGAAAAAGGAGTATATCCTGCTTGGAAAGGAAGCGAATGGGAAAAACAAGGAATCAAAGTAAGAAACTCTAATTTTATATCTATTGCACCAAATGGAACAATATCAACACTTGCAGGGGTTTCTGGAGGAATAGAACCAGAGTTTGCTCTTGTATATTGGAGAAGAACTAATAATGGTAATAGTTATCCATTCTTAAATCCTATATTCTTAGAAGCTATAGAAGCAATAGGTTTGGATAAAAACATTATACTCGAAAAGGTTCAAAATAATCATGGTTCTTGCCAAGGTATAGATGAAATACCACAAGAAATCCAAGATGTATTTGTTACTGCACATGATATAACTCCTGAGGAGCATATAAAAGTTGTAGGAGCATGGCAACAGCATACGGATTTATCTATTTCTAAAACGATAAACTTCAAGAATGATGCAACTGTAGAAGATATAAGCGATATAATCATGCAAGGATGGAAAGCTGGATGTAAAGGGTTGGCTGTATATAGAGATGGTAGTAGAAAGTTTCAAACACTTTCATCAACTAAGCAAGATGAGGATAGTGATATAACTACACAAGTTATCAATATGGTAAAAGATTTGTCTGAAAGTGAGAAAATGGATATTATAAATAAGATACTACCTTCCAATAATATATCCGTTGAAAATATTGAAGTTGGCGAAATTGGAAATCTAGAAGAATTATTAGTTGAAAATGAAAATAAATGTGCTACATGTACAGGAAATGCTTGTGGAAAACACGATCCAGTAGAATTATTAGGAGTAGATTATTCCACTAAAAAAAATAGCGATCATAGTGCTATAAATATAGCAGCACCAGAAATGAATACTGTAAGTAGAAAGGATTTTGGAGAAAAGTTAGCAGGGAATACTTATACTAGAGAGTCTGCATGTGGAAAATTTTATGTAACTTTAAACAGAGATCCTAGGAATGGAAAAATAATTGAAACGTTTGTTAATGTAAAAAATGGGTTATGTAAATCTAATGTTGATGCTAATACTAGATTAATTTCATTATGTCTGAGAAATGATATTCCAATGGAAGATGTAATTGAGCAATTAAAAGGTATATCTTGTGCAGCATGTACTAATACACTAGCTAAAGGAAACAAAAAAATTGATGGTATATCTTGTCCAGATATTATGGCTAAATTATTAGAAAAAGAGTTGCAAATAGCAAAAAATAAACAACAAAAGAAAACAGTTGAATTTAATGAATTAGAAGAACCTTTATTTATAAATAAAGTACAAAATGAAAGAGGTTTTTCAAATATAGTAAAAGAAACAACAGAGGCTATAAAAGAATACGCTTCAGATAGATTTGTAATGAATAATCCATTAGGAATAAAACTAGACAATAAACCTACAACAGTAGAAGCAGCAAAATCTAAAGTATTCTATAACGCAGTTAAAAATAATCTTAATAAAGATAATAAAATATCACCAGCAGAATTAGATAGAATAAATTTAATGGAAAGATGCTATATTGCACCTTATGAAAAAGAAAAATCTAGAGAAGAATTATTAGCAGAGGGTATTTGTCCAGATTGTGGAAATGAACTTCCTCCTGGAAGATGTATACAATGTGTTCACTGTGGGTTTGCCACTTGTTAATAAAAAATAAAGAGAAGAGGAAATTCCTCTTCTCTTTTTTCCCTTACTAATTTAAAAGTCCTTTATCTTTTGGTAGCCTTTATCTTTTATTTCTCGAATAGAGATTAATGTATCTTCCAACTTATTTATTATATTATTGCTTAAATCTATTTCAATATATTCTAAAAAATCTACTATCTCTCCTACTTTTCTTATTTCTGATTTTATTATTCTTCTTTTCTTAAATTCAAATATACTAGTAGCACTAAGATTCATATTATAATATAACAACATATCTATTGCAACGCTTCTAATTTCTAACATATATAATTTAACAATTGATCGTTTAGCATCAATATCATTATTATGTTTCTTATAATATTCTATTGCTCTCATAAGATCTGACATATTATTCTTTCCTTCTTTCTTTATATATTATAAGTATCTTTACATTTTTTATTCTCATTTCGAAATCTAAATATTGCTTTATCTCTTATATCCATGAGTATTTCTCTACTTTCATCTAATAGTTGTCTAGTTATCTCTTCTTCAGTGATAGTACGTGCATGTAACATAATATCAGAAACCATATTATTTTCTTTCTTCAGGATTCTTTTTAATCTAAAATTAAATTTACTAATACTAGAATATGTTATAGTATTAAAAGATAGAGTAATAGCTCCTAATTCAAATACTGTTTCTTTATAAAGTGATAATAAAAATGTCTTATCGCTTTCTAAATATTTATTATAATCATCATTATTTCTTATTTTCATAAATATCCCCCTAATATAAATATTATTTTATTGAAGTTTAATACGGTTTCCCAATAAATCTATATAATTATAAAAATTTTCTAAAGAATTATATTCATTTAATATATCTGGCAAAATCTCTTCTAAATTATTCAATACATAATTAAATGATTTATTTAATCTTCTATACATACGCATAAGCTTTATAGAAATTACAAACATTTTTATTTTCATTATTATATTTAAGTCTAAATAGGTTGATTTAACTACATTATAAGAACTATTTGTTTTTTGCATTAAATCTAATAATTTAGATTTAATTTTAGTTAAATATATGTCGTATATATATTTATCGTAATCTTCTTCATTTTTAATAATCATTATTCGTCTACCCCCTCTATCATATCATTTAATGCCAATTGGATATTTAAACATGAGATAAATAAACCATCTAATTTATCTTCTATATCAGTTATACCTTTTAATCCATCTATTACAAACTTAATATAGTCTGTAGATTCCCTATTAATAACATTTATACGATTTGTAAATTCAATAAAAATATCTGTTTGTGGTTCTATTTCAATTAGATATCTTTCTAATTTTTTACAAACATCTATTATTGCATTGAATTGTTCAATTTGATTTTTATATTTTTCCTTTCTTAAATCCTTTATTTCAGTAATCATTATTTTATCCCCCTTAAACATACTTTTGACCTATAGAGTTTATTCTCTATAGGTCATTGATATAATATATAATTAAAATTAATTTATAGTATATTCATTCATAAATGATTTAATATCTGCATTAATATTGATAAAATCCCTTTCTATTGTATTATCAGGAATATTTAATTTATTGTATCCATAATTGAATTCAAGTAATAATATTTTTTCATTAACAAATGATTCTAGTATAGCTTTCTTTATATTAATATTAAGTATCATTGGTGAATATGGTATTATAGTATAATTCTTTTTAATAAATGTAGTCAATAAATTAGATCTTACTTTAGTATCTGTTACTATTAATTGGCTACTTGCAAGTTCATGTATATTTATTGCTGAAGTATTATTATTATAATTATCAAACCATATTAATCTACATGGATCTTTAGATTTATATTTTATACCAGATAGAATATTTTTAATACTTTTTATTTTCTGAAAATACTCTGGAAGCAAGTTGTACATTTCTGTTAACTTTGATTTGATAGAATTAAAATCCTGTACTGTATTTTCAAATATATTTACATCAAATATATAATCACTAAACAATCTGTTATACAAAATATAAGATAAAATTGTTGTTGTTTTACCTGGATGCTGCCTTATTGCATTAACAAGGCAATTATTACCTTGGTGAAGTGCAGTAAGTAAGTTTATTCTTAAATTATTTGGAATAAAACTATTTCCTTCATCCAGAGGAATTGGAATATTTAAAACTTTATAATAGAAAAAATCTGCATCTTTTCTACATATATTAATTATAATCTCCTTTTGTTCCTCGGTTAAATTTGGGTTTGAGCAGTCAACTAGATTATATAAAACATCTAAGTCTTTATGCTCAAATTTAATCCCAAATTCTAAAGCTTGTTTTTCAAATGTTCGCATAAATGCAATATAATTATTCATAATTTATTATCCCCCTTGGATTTTTTTATATTTATATGAATGTTTTGCATTTATTTAATTTATACAAGTCTCTCCAATACAGTGATTCTTATATGTCTATATTCTAAAACTGTCATTTTTATATTTATTACATCCATCATAGCAGAAGAGGAAATTAATGTGAGCTTATCATAATTCTTATTAATGAGCTTATCAATTTCCTCCAATGCTTCCCTACTATTTTTTGCTATCTCCTTTAACTTAACATCTGAAGAATTTATAATTAATTTATTATGCTCATTTATTTCTGTCTTTGTTAATTCAATTACTTCATCTACTATTTTTTCTAATTCTTGAATTTCTTTAACCATCATTTGTAATTCCTCCCTTTTTATTTAGTAATTGTTTTTTTACATATAAGTTAGTTATCTTGTGAATGTAAATATATGGAATTACTTATGTTTGGGACAAGCTAAAAACATAATAATCAAATAAACATATATATAAGAAGGGAAGGAGGATAAGAAATATGTTTAAATATAAATTTTTAATTAATAATGGAGGTGAAAATTATGCTTCAATATGTAGATAAATATAGTGCTGGTGAATATCCATTCGGAATAACATTAGACAATCAAGATAATGTATATATTGTGGAATATAATAGTCATATATTAACAAAATATGATTCGAATAAACAAAAACTTGCAGAATTTGGTACTCGTGGTATCATTAAAACTGATAATTATGGTTTACAAAAGCCTAGAGCTGTTGCAGTTGATCTAATTGGAAATGTATATGTTGCAGATACTTATAATCATAGAGTCATTAAATTAAATTCTAACCTCGAATATGTATCTCAATTTGGAATAACCAATCAAGGTAAAAATGATAATACTGGATTACTTCATCCATCTGGCGTAACGGTGGATTCAATTGGAAATGTATATGTTGCAGATTATAATAATCATAGATTAGTTAAATTAAATTCTAATATGCAATATGTATCACAATTTGGTATTACATTATTAGCTGAAAGTGATACATCTGGATTAACTCTGCCAGGTGGATTATCTATTGATATACACGATAATATATACGTAACTGATGGTACTACTGCGAATAGAATTATGAAGATAAATTCTATTACAATGAATTATATATCTCATGTAAATGTTTCTGTTACAACCAATTATACTACTTCTGGAAGCGATATATTAACAGTGGCTGTGGATAAAAAAGGATTTATATACACTGCCGATCCTACCAATTATGTGGTATGTAAATTTGATAGTAATTTACAATATATAGAAGAATTCAAATCTGATTCAGTTAAAGGTATATATTTAAAAAAAGTTTCAGGTATAGCTATAGATTCAGAAGGTTATGTTAACGTTGCAGATTATAATAACTGTGAAATATTTAGATTAGGTCGTGTTAAATCATTTATAAAGTTTTCTCCTATAGAAATAGAAAAACGCAAAATAATTCAAGATGAACTTATAGCAAAACAAGGTCAAGTTATATTTTGCCCAGATTCTAAGCAAATGTATGTAGATGGAAGAGAGGGAAGATTTAAAGTATCAGACATAGAGTTTTTACAAACAGAACGAGATTTAGATTTTGTTAATACAAATGACTATAATGCTGATGGTAAATTTTATTTTATAAAGCAGAATGGAAGCGTATATATATACTCAGATGGATGGAATAAATTAATATCCAATGATGCTGTAAAAAAACTTGCTGTTTTATATCTCGGTACTAATAGATTGAAATTAGGATACCAACCTATGGTGATTGCTCCTGGAGAAAATATGATTATAGACTCAATTTGGGCAATTGCAGATATTCCTGGATCTACAAAACAAACTAAATTACAGTTATCAATTGGAAATATGAACGATACTGGAGAGATATTATGGGAAGATCCTATAAATTTCCAAGATTCTACTATTATCTTTGAACCTAACGCATATCTATCAACAGTTGCTCAAGGATTAAATTATAATATAAATTCTACAAGTCTAATAAAAATAGTTGTATTAGATACAGATATTAATATTAAAGGTATAACCATTAATATTAACCTATTAACAATCCCTGAGTATAATATCACATATGCTCCTACACCATCTTAAATTATATAAATAATACTGTTTTAATTTTAACAATATAGTAATTAAAAATAAGGAGGTATGCTTAATGGCAACACAAGGAAAACCAATTATCTCTTGGTGGTGGGACTACATGGAGAGTGAAGTTAAGAAATACGATTATGCAGGACAAAAAGGCGGTATTGGTACTAAAAATCAATGGGATATCGGAGTTGTAAGAGCTGGTAATGAAGCAACAGTAGATGAAACACTTCAGACTTTCTATATTTGGAATAATAAATCTGGTGTAACTGCTGTACAAAATATGACTAATTGCGAATTAACAATAAGAGATGGTAACTATACAGATGGAAGCTATCATGAAGGTAATGCTGATTCCCCTCTAGTTACTGGAAGATGGATTGAGGCTAGAACATTTAAATCAGTAAAAGATAGTACTGGAACTGAAACACCAAGTAGCTGGACTCCAATTGGATTATCAGATTTAGGAGCGATAGCTAAAATTAATTTTGAAGCTCTAGGAGATGGAACCACAGGTTCAGTAGATACATTCCAAGCAAATGAAATTTCAGGGGCTGTAAATACTGGTACATTTGATTCACAAACAGATAAAAACAATTATGCTAAAGTTCAAATGAGATTAAAAGTACCAGCAGATGCTGAAGCTGGAGAAGTTGCATTTATAGCAAGAATTTATTATTCTTCAAGAGTAGTATAACATTAATGTAGCAGAGAAATCTGCTACATTATCATTTTTTTTTATATATAAGGGAGGAATATTTATGATGATGAATTGGTTTTCTATAAGTAATGGAAAAACTATTAAAGAAGGTGAAGGATTTTTAGTAGAACGAGAGACATTAGAGAGATTCGGAATACAATTAACAGATGATAAAAATAACGGAAGAGAAGTATATTATAGCGTAGAAACTGGAGAATTTATTTTATCGGAAACTGAAAGAATTGGTATTTTACTTGAAATATTTGAAGATGAGATAGAAGAACAAATAAACACAAGAAAAGTAATAGAAAAAATTAATCTAACTAATAATAGTCAAATTAAATATAATGATTGTATAGCTTTTCAAAATTCATATATGGATATAAACAATCCTAAAGTAAAACATCCAGTATTAAGAGGTTATAGTTTTGGATATAAAACTCAATTAGAATATAATAATTATAGATTTAATATTCAACCGTTATTAGTTTTAAATATGGGTGAAAAATTAATGTTCTCTATTAAATTATTATCAAATAAAAAACTACAAGGAAGAATTATTATTACATTAAATGGGGAATTATATAGTCATAGTGATATATTTGAATTGGAAGAAAATATATCATCAAAAAATATCGATATAGTATTATAAAATAATAATGCATAGTTTAATAGCTATGCATTATCAATCTGTCAAATTATATATTTTAACATTATAATAACTCAAACAAGGAGATGATGATAAAATGATAAAATATAATGGCATTATAACAACTTTAGATAATGCTTTTCCGTATAATACAGCGTATGGAAATCCTCCAAAAATAACAAATAATGAATTAATATTAGGTACACAAGCAGGTCAAGCCCATCAAGGATCGAGTGTAATATTAAACAGTCTTCCAGAATTTATAGTAGAAGATGGGCTTAAAATAGAAATAGATTTAAACTGTTCTGGATATTATATGACTTCGTCTAACCTTGTAATATCTTTATTACAAAGAAATACATCGTATAGTGGATATGATGTATATGGTATATCAACTTTAGCTAAATTAATTAGTGCTACTTTTTCAAGAGAAGATCCTAGTAAATTTAGTAAAATTATTATAGAAGTTGTTAGTGTAGTTAATAAGACATTTAATGTGTATGACCAAAATAATAATATTATTAAAGAATGGAATGGAGACTCATCTAGTTATTCTGGAATAAATAAATCTATGGCTACAAGTGTAGGAGGGAAATCTGCTGTACTACACATAGGTGTAGGAGCATATAATTATGAAGCTAATTATATTATAAAAAATATAAAAGTAATACAATCAGATCATATAACTATAAATACTAGTTTGCAAAGTTCATATTCATTACCACCACTCATAAATATATCATCAGCTACTGCACAACAATTGTTAGTAAAATCTGGTGATAATATTATTGTAAATAAACAGGGTATAGCAGGATTCAATTATAATATAAATTTTGATAAAATATGGGATTTATATAATGATGGCGATGTTATAAATACAGGTATAAATAATGATGAAGTAAAAATACAATTTAATAAATCGTATATTAAAAAAGAATTATATAATAATGTATATACTAATAAAGATATAGTTATAGATTATACTATAAATCCGTCCTATAATGATTCTAATATAGCTTTACAATATATTTATAATATCACTTTAGACGGAGAGGTATTATTATATCAAAATACGTTAACAGATCAAATAACACAATCTTCAATATCTGTACCTTATAATAAATTAATAAAAGCTGACTATAAAGATATAATAGATAGGAATTTGGTAATAAATAAAACTAATAATAGTACGGGAGAAATAATTAGTTTTAATATACCTATAAAAATAAATCCTAAAAGATTATTTAGTAAATATTTTAATGGTACTACTAACTATATTACTATTAAAAATTGGACTAAACCTTTATCTGAATTAGTGATACAAGTAGTAAAGAAATCTTCAACAGATAGCGATTTTATTGTATCTACTGATAATACTTTAGTATCTTTATCTGGAACTGATTTAAAAATTGGTGGGATATCTTCATTTATTGGTAATATATATGAAGTAAGAGTATGGGGAAAAAGTAAGGAACAATCATATACTTATGATCAGTTATATGGTGACGAAGAAGGATTATATGCTTTATATAGATTAAACGAGTATAATTCAAAAAATATATATGATAGTACTATAAATAAATTACATGGTGTTTATACTGGAAATTTATTAAACCAAGATATAGTACCAAGTAATAGTAATTATCTAACAACTATTAACTCTTCTATTGATATAAATGATATTGTACAACAAAAAGAAGATTATGAATATAATTATTCTATTCAGTGTAAAAAGGCATCATATAGAAATGTAAATATTGGAGTTAATGAGATATCGTTACCTTTAAATAATTTATCTATATTACAAAATCTATTTATAAAGAGAGATTCATGGGATTACGATAGTAATTATACAGTTGGACAATCATTAACACAGCCAGAAAGAGGTTGGAAGAGAATAGACGATCGAAATACTAATATAAAATATGGAAGTTATTACTATCCAACTGCACCTTTAGGGGCTTATAACGATACAGTATATCATAATGAAAAAAGTTCATATATACAATTTAAGTTTAAAGGCAGAGGGTTAAGAGTTATAGCACAAACTGGATCTAGTTATAAATGTGATAATATAAAAATAACTATAGATAGTGATATATATTATTTCAATACTATGTCATACAATGTTAGACAGTGTATTGTATTCGAAAAAATATTGCCAAATACAATACACACTGTTACGGTAGATACTAGAGAATACAAATTATATTATACATTTGATTTTGATGCTATAGACATAAATGAAGATGGTTATATGATACCAATATCTTAATAAATAATAGAGGAGTTGAAATAACATGAGTACTATATTAAAATCAACAGAAATCATAAATATTACAGCGTCAGTACCGTCTTTTAGCAGTGCGTTTCAACCATATCACTTTAAGGATTCATCTGGATTTGTAGCTGCTAGAGATCAGTCATTTCCAATATATTTATTCTTTGATACTAGTATAAAAGTATTACCAGATCGTATATCATTTTTATCTGTATATACAGCTGGGTATGAAGCTATAAAAAACTTTGAATTACAAGCATCAGACACTGGTTTATTTACTGGAGAAGAAGTTGTATTACTAGCTGCTATGCATCCAGATGCAAATAGTAGTGCTGTTACTTATAATATCACAAATAATAATATTAAATATAATCATTTTAGACTTAAATTCATAGATTATTATACTGGTAATGGTGGTGGAGAAATAGTTATAAAAGAGTTTAAAATGTATAGAAATAATAATATAGTAGGAGATTCTATAACTAGTCCTGAAACTGGATGGAAAAGGATAGATGATAGTGAAATTGGAAATAATTTTATAAATGGGGAATATTTAATAAATTCTAATATGTATAATGGTTCATTTCTAATGATGAATGGTGAAGGTTCAAAAGAAATATCATTTAAATTTAAAGGTACTAAACTTAGATTAATATCAGAATGGTATGCAAATAGATCTCAAAATATAAAAATAGATATAGATAATCTACCAACAGAAACATTTTCTCAATATATAGCTAGCGGAAATCCATTTCAGGTTATAGGATATGAGAAAGAAGGATTAGAAGATATTGTCCATGATGTAAAGATATATTCCAATGATTTATACTCATTGGATGCTATAGATTTAGATGAAAGTGGATATATAGATAGTTTTTTCATAGGATGTAGTGTTATAAACAATGCTAATTTCCCATCATTGTTAGATATAACATTTTCTAAAAATATTACATCATTAAATATATTAATAAATAATGAATCTAAATTGCTATTATCTGGTATAAATATTAATTTATATAAATATAATTTAGATAAAATATGGGATGAGTTATTATATGATACTAATTATAATATAATTGTATCTACAGATAAAGGAGACAGTAATGTTTATACTATAATTAAACCATCTCCAGAAATTTCTTTATATAATAATATATATACTAATAAAGATATAACTGTCAATTATACTATAAATCCATCATATGATAATACAAATACCCCATTATTATACACATATAATATATCTCTAGATGGAGAATTATTATCAGCATCTGATGAATCATCTAATCAACAAATTTCATCATCTATAACTATACCTTATAATAAATTAATAAAAGGTAATTATACATTTATAACTGATAGAAATTTAATATTTAGTAAATTAAATTCAGATGGTCAGACTATTAATTTTAATATACCTATAAGAATAAATCCAAGAAGAATGTTTAGTAAATATTTCAATGGAGTTAATAGTAATATAACTATTAAAAATTGGACCAAACCTTTATCTGAATTAGTGATACAAGTAGTAAAAAAATCATCTATAGATAGTAATTTTATAGTAATAACAGATAATACTTTAGTGTCTTTGGTTGGAAGTGAATTAAAGATAGGCGGAATATCAACATTTACTGGCAATATATATGAAGTAAGAATATGGGAGAAAGGATTCGAACAACCTTATACTTATGATCAATTATATGGTAATGAATATAAACTATATGCATTATATACGTTAAATGAATACAATTCTAAAAATATATATGATAATTGTGGCAAGTTTCATGGAACTTACACTGGAGAATTAATAAATCAAGATATTGTTCCAAATAATATTAGCCATCTTACTATACCTATTATAGATTGTGAAAATGGTATAGTTAAACAAAAAGAAGATTATTCTTACGAATATAATATAGAATCTCCAAAGAGTTACTTTTTTAATTCGCTTAATAATAAAAATAATGTAGTTATTGATCATATAGAAATAAACATTCCTAATAAAATAATAAATATTAATAAATTATTAATAAGAAAACCATTTGATACTAATTTTAAAGTAGGAGATATTATATTGCAACCCGAATTTGGTTGGAAACGAATAGATGATAGAGATGCAAATATCATTTATAGTAAATCTACTCGTACAAATATATCATCTGCATATAATAATACTTGCACTCAAGTAGATAATACAATTACAACTACTATTAAATTTTCATTTTTCGGTTCTATATTAAGAATTATAGGTAGAACATATCCAACATACCCAGCTGGATTAGAAATTAATATAGATAATAGTATTGTGGAAACATTCACATCTGTCGGTTCAGATAAATGGCAAGTTATATTATATCAAAATATAAATTTAAGTAAAGATATACACAATGTATCTATAACATGTCCTGTTAATAATCTAGGATTTACTTTAGATGCTATAGATATAAATCAAGATGGTTACTTATTACCAATATCTTAATAATATAAATACATACTTACATATGTAAGTATGTATTTTAACATTATATTAATTAAATAAAGGAGAGGTGATTAATAATGTCAGAATGTTTATTTAAAGCTGGTACAACGTATTATTCATTAAATTCTAATGGTGAAATAATATATTCAGATATAATGCCAGAAAAATTTGTTTTTAATTCTTATGATTATTTTATAAGAACAGATGTTAAAATATCTAAATCTAGTATATCTACATCTACTTTAGCCACTTTAACATCAAATAAATATCCGTTAAAAAATAAATATTATACATCAATAACTTCAGTTACATCTAATATTAATACTAAATTTATTATTCAAGATGGAACAAAATTATATTCTATCAACCCACTTACATTGATAAAAGATAACGGGGATATAACTATAGATGATATAGCTACACATGGGCAAACAACTGTAATATTAAATAAAGATGAAATTAAATCATTATCAGAATCTGCTGTTTTATTATCATATGTAGATACTTCAGAAGGGTTGCAATCCAATGCTATTTTTGATATAAGTCTTAATAGAAGTTTCTTATGTGCGTTAGACCAATCAGATGTTAAATTTTTATATTACAATTTAGATGCACCTTTATTAGATACTGTTGAAATATGTGGATTAGAAAAATCCAGTTTCAGTTATTCGGTAAATATAGATAGTTCTGTAGATCCATTAATATCTGAAACTGTAAACGATGATGTAGACTCTAGCGTAATTATACCATCTAGTCAATTTACAACTTCTGAAAATCCATATCATGTAAATATACAAGTTATAGATGAAAAATTAAAAACGTATAGTAAAACTACTACATTATCTTTACAAAATACCGAGCCTAATATATTGGTAACTATGATTAATATGATTGCAAGAATTGATTTCAACGATCCAGATCAAAATAGAATTAAGTATAAGGTTTTTTTAAATGGTGAACAAATAGCACCAAGTGTAGGAGAATGGACTGAATTAATTACTACACCAACATATTTTACAACTAGATTCAAGTCTAATGAGATAATAGTTGGGGGTAATAATATATTAAGAGTAGTAGCTGAAGATGAATATGGTAAACAAGGTCAAGTTATTTACAACTTTATAGGAGAATTATCTGGTTTATTATTTATAGATGAAAATAATAATGTGTGCTCAGATGATTTAGGAAATATTATCAGAGCATTTGATATGGGTAAAATCAATGCAGGAAGGACTAGTGAAACTAAGCTTGTTAAAGTCAAAAATACATGCGGGTACGATGTTATAAATGCTAGTATCCAAATAGAAGCACTAAATCCAGATTCAAAGTATACAGTATATATTTCCAAGGAAAATAATCCATTTATAGATTCTAATAATTTAACTATATCTAAAATAGCAAATAATACAGAAGATTATTTTTATGTAAAAGTAGTTACTAATCCCGAAATAGAGTACGGCGGAAACTTCTATATAAACGTTCAATCTGAACCATCTAGATAGGGGGGATTAGAATGATAGAATTTTCTCAATACAATGAGAGTACAATAGAATCAGCTAGATCTGAATATCAATTTACCACTTGGTGGGATAGCTTTATAAGCGGTAGAGCCGAAATAAGATCTAAAGCTACAATAGATGATAGTTTTAAAGGAAATGCTTTTATATATAAGGAAAAACAATCTCTTTTAAAATTTGCAATGGGAGTAAGATCTTTATCTAGAATACAAAACAATGAATTAATTATACAAGATACCTATGTATCCACATTAATGCCTTCTGTATCTTTTGGAGATTCTAGTTTTATCAAAATAGGTGTGGATAAATCTAATAAATATAGATCATTATTAGATTTTGATATTTCTTCTGCAAAAGGTAAATATATCACAAAAGCTAATTTAGTATTGTTTTCACAAGATAAAAGAACTCTCACAGTGGATGTTTCATTGGCAGATAATGAATGGAAGGAAAATTCTATAACATGGAATTATCATCCTAACAAACTACAATCTGCACCATCAACACGAGTAACGCTTGATGGAACTGTTACCAATAAATTCTCTATAGATTTAAAACCTTTTATTAAACACTATGAAGATAATAGTTTAGACTTTTCTTCTTTTAATGGTGTTATACTAACATCTAATGAATTAGAATCTAATTATAAAACATTTTTATCAAAAGAATATTCTAATGCAGGTTTAAGACCTTATGTTTATATAGAATATTTAGACCCAGATACATTTATAAATGAAGATGAAATAATCAAAGGGTATGCAATGATTCATGGTTCAAGAACTTACTCTGATGAATTAAAAGGTAAAGCTTATATAGATAGAGAAGACATGTATAGCAAAATTAAATGTACAGCTTACATTAAACCTGAGAAAATAGACGGTAAAGCTAGTATATCTGTCATAAATGATATATTAAAAGCTAAATCATTTATAGTATATGAAGATAGAAGTCTTAATGGAAAAGCAGAGATATATGGATTTAATATAGATGATACATTATCATGTAAAGCCTTAATACCTCCAGATAAAATTAAATGTAAAGCTAGAATAATAGTAAATAGTAATATTAATGGTAAAGCCACAATCTATGGTTCTGGAATGAATGATGAATTACATGCATTATCCAATATCGTTGCTAATGATAATCAGATGAAGGGTAATGCAATAATTAAGTATTTTGATGAATCAATACAAGGTAAAGCATTGATTAGAGATTTATTAATAGATGCTCAAATGTATGCAAAAGCTGATATTATTGCCAGTAGTACTATGCAAGGAACAGCATCTATTAGATACGATGATGCTATATCAGCAACAAGTACTATTAAAGCTATAAATGATACATTAACAGGTAGTGTATTTATTAAACATGAAAACCAGATACAAGCTAAGTCTATAATTAAAGCTATGAATAACGATTTAAAAGGTTTAGCTGCTATTACAGTAGAAAGTATAGTAGGTACTGTTTCAGTACAGAGTACAAGTGATATACAAGCAAAATCAACTATTATGGCAATAAATAATATTTTAGGGTTATCTTCTATACAAATTTCAGAAAAAGGTATAGACGGATTAGCTGATATTATAGTTATAAACGTAAATGATGACTTAAAGGGTATAGCTGAAATTAGAGAGATATCAAGTGAATTTAATGGTAAAGCAACTATTATAGGTGTAAATGAAACATTATCTGGTATAGTATCTATAGGACTGGAAGAAAGAGGAATAACTGGTAAGGTATTAATCCAATCATTAGATTCAATAACTTGTACATGTAATATCATTAGTAACAATGATGAATTTAAAGCGACTGCTATTATTAATTGTCAAGAAAAAGGTATTACTGGTAAAGCTATTATAGAATCAGACGATGGGATGTTCTGGTTTATTATGTAAAATGATATATCAAAAAAAAGAGAGAAGTAGCATTTGCTACTTCTCTTTGTACTTTTTACAATTTTAATATATTTGTATAATTATTATTATCATTTCCTCTATAAATATTAAGTTGTTCTATTGGGAAATGTTTTGCATTATCATTTATAATAGTTTTATAATCTATAAATTCTGTTAGCCATTTTGGAATTTCTACATTCTTTGGAACTGCAACACAATCGATTCCAGATGCATAATCTTTTTGTTTCATTAATTCAGTTAATTTTTGAAACAATTCTGGTTCTTCTATTTCAAAATGTGTAATTTTTTTAGGGTTTATAATTACTTTAAGCAAATCTATACCATTTCTAGATGATAAATCTATTGCTTCTAAGCCTTCATCTTTTATAGCATTCCAAACTATTGAAGCTTTTATACCTTGAATTCTCATAGGATTTTCATAGTTATTTATAGATTTTATTGTAACTGGTTTATAAAATTTCTTTTCACCACTCTCAAGAGATCGATATATTTCATTTTCGAATTTAGCTAATTCTTTTATAAGTCTTAATTCATCTATTTCGTCACAAGTTAATACTTCTTCGTACATAATCTCTTGTAATCTCTCTTGGGTTCTCTTATTTAGATTTGATTTACCCATCATAAGACCTTTTATGTCTTGTTGTTTACCTTTAGGAACTATATTTCCTTCTTGAAGTTCTTGTATACTTGCATAATTTTTTTTTACATCCATTAATAATATTCTTTTGAATAAAAATTCATTTTTCATTATTAATAAACATTTTTTATTTTTATCATAAGAATTAGAATGCATAGTGAATTTTTCCATATAATCATTTATCACATTGCCTATGCAATACGCTAATATATTTATTATAGAGTATCTTACCCCTTCTTGTGGGATAATTTTAATTGGATTAATAGCTTTACTCATTTGAACAATCTCATCTTGGTAGAAATCGTAATCTACTGGTTCATCTAAAATCTCAACCATTTTTTGACCATCTATTAAATCCCCAAATTCATCTTTTTCTAGAAATCCGACCATAGGAACCATTTCATGCTTGATTTTTAAATCTATATTTTGTATTTTTTCAAATACAAATCTATACCATGCATCTAAAGATATTATACAACTATCAGTATCTGTTATTATACAAACTTTCCTAATCATATTATCATATCTATCCAATCTATCAATAATTTGATGAGAGTAGTATACATATTCCATTATAATATCATTAAGTTCGTCTAGTTCTACACTTATTTCTTTCGGTGGTTTATTAGGGTCTAGAAATGGAGATTCTAATTTACTAAGTATATATATTAAAGCTCTTTCCATAGATTTGTTTTCCATAAATGAAAATAAGTTATTTTTATAATATAATCTATTTAAATCTTGTTGGGTTAAATTACATATTATTCCCCAAACTATATCCATATCTTCCTCTGATGGAATATAATTAAATCCACTTGTAGTCATTAATTTATAGAAGCATTCTGCATGAGTTATATTTTCATCTAGTATAAGTCTATCGTCATATTTTCTATGCTCCTGACATACATTATCTATATAAGTAACTATTTCATCTAATGAACCGAAAAGTACGTTATTCGCTAAGAACATTTCAAATTGTAAACCAGCCGCTGATATACAAGCTCTTCCTTGAGTAGTAACAGAAGCTGCAACATGAAGATTATAGTATAAACAACTATACATTCCGCATGCACCATAGAATCCATTGGCATCAATTTTTGCTAGTAATTGCAACAAATTGAATTTTTCAAATTCCTCAGAACCTTTTGGATACTTAAACATTTCTTTCTTATAAATATTTCTACCTTCCATAAATGTTTCAAGGAGTTTAGCTATTGGGTTTGGAGCTTCAGCATGTTTCTTAAACATGACTCCATAAGGCGTAATAATTGGTTCTCTTGTCATAACATATTCCGCTAAATGCAATACATCTATATTAATCTGCTTATGTTTATAATTATTATCTATTACTGCTTTTCCATTTTTCATTCTTGAAATAATAGAATAATCTAAAGCATCTATTAATTCATCATTTGATAATGTTGGAAATGAAAGTTTTAATAACCTCATTGCCACCTTTTTATATTCGTTTACAATCTTCATTTCAAGTATTTCTTTTTGTGAATCATTAAATTTATTAAATGAACTCATCTTACCATCTCTCCTTGCTTTAAATCAATTACTTATATGTTTATGGGTAATTATAATGATACAATAGACTTAATTCGATAGTATTCTTATTGAATATATTAACATTTAATTAAATTATAAATTTATAAATATATTTGTTAGGAGGAATAAATATGTCAATATTCGGAGGAAATGTCTACGGGACTTCAATGGAAGATGATTTAAAAAATCCAAATGAACTTTTAGAAAGTTATATCTACGATGAAGTATCTAGATTACCTGATGATAAAAGAGAACAATTCGTTAAAGAACATGGTACTGTTATGTGTGAGGCTGGTTTAATAGGAAAGAGAACTTTAGTTAGATTAAGCAAGGGTGACGACTTAGAAAGAAGATTAGGTATGGCTGCTCTTCAAATAGCTAAAGATAATGATGATCCTCTTTTTGCTCAACTTTCTAAAATTAGAACTAGAGAAAGAGAACTATTGGAAAAAATTAATACTAAGTATATGTCTAAAGCATCTAAAGCTGCTAAGATTGGACAAAAACAATACTTAAAAACAAAAATACCTTCAGGATTTATGAGATAATCCAAAAGAGTAATAGCAATTGCTATTACTCTTTAAACTTTGTTAAAATTATATATTATATATGTAATAAAGAAAGGAGTTATTAGGAATTTAAATGTATTAAAACATTTAATTAAATACGTAATTTAGGGAGGATTAATTATGTTATATTTAGAGAATTATGGACCATATGCCGAATTGGTTCAAAAAAGGAGAATGGTAATAGATGTAAATTCTATTACCATTAATAACTGGCAAATGCATTTTGACTCAGTATTAAATATAATGAGAGATGCAATAGAAACAGACTTAATGAATAATGCATTTATCACTATTCAATTCGCACCTGGAATTGATTGTGAATTAACTGTACCAGATTATTGGTTTAATATACTAATGTGGTATTTATTAGTAAGAACTAATAAAAGAATAGAACCTAGACATATATTCTTTAATGAAAATATGACTAGAAGAGATATAAAGAATTATGTTGATGAATTCTTTATAGAAGAAAATAGAACTTCTTATGAAAATATAGAATTAAATAATATAATAGATGATTGCTTAACTGAATTTAACCGTATAGATGAATTTGCATTCTTCTTGGCAAATACAATAAATCTTGAAGATTTTATAGACTTAATGAATAATGTCCCAAGATTTGATCAATTAATACATTCAGATTTATCAAATGTTCCATTAGATGAAGTTAAATCAGAAGGTTTAAAACTTACCGATGAAGCAATAAGTATTATAAAGAATTCAGAACACTGTCTATCAAATTTCTTTAGAGCAGGGGAAGGCGTTAACAAGAAACAGTTTAAAGAATTTGCAATAAATACGGGAACTAAACCAGATGGTAACGGCGGTGCATTCCCTGTAGTAGTAAATACAAATTTATTAACAGGTGGAGCAAATGATACTGCTTCATTCTTAATTGAATCAGCTACAGGTAGAACAGCACAAACAATAGTTGAAGGAAACGTTGGACCTTCAGGATATTTCGCTAGATTGTTAGGGTTAAATGCTACAGATACATTTATAAATCCTAATCCAAATTATATTTGTAATACAAAAAACTTTCAGATTATAGAGATTAAAAACGATTTAATTTTAAATAAATTTGAAAATAGATATTATAGATTGAACCCTAATGGAGTTGAATATAAACTTACTAAAAAAGATAGACATTTAATAGGAAAAACACTATATTTCCGTTCACCTATGACATGTGCATCAATGGCTGAAGGTCATGGAATATGCTACAGATGTTATGGGGATTTAGCTCACACTAATAAAGACATTGCTATAGGAAAGATGTCTTCAGAGATACTAGCATCTGTATTTACTCAGATGATGTTATCCGCTAAACACTTATTAGAATCTTCTATTAAATCAATGACATGGAATAAAGAATTCGGAGATTTATTTGAAGTTGAATTTAACTTTGTAAAATTAAATAGCGATTTTGATTTTTCTGGATATAAAATATTAATGGATGCTGATAGTATAACTCCAGATAGCGAAGATGAAGATCAATTACAATGTGATTTTAATGAACATGTAACTTCATTTGATGTATTATTTCCTAATGGTGTAATAGTAAATATGCATACTGCTGAATTAGATTTAATATATTTAACACCAGAAATTACAGAATATATTAGAGAAACAGCAACTAAATTAGATGGAAAAATAACTATAGATCTAGGAAAATTATCAGAGTTTGATGTTCCGTTATTCGCATTAAAGATTCAAAATGATGATATGTCAAAAGCACTTGAAAGGGTTAAAAATAAATTTGATAAAGTTGATACTATAAAGCAAGAAGATAGAAATTCATTATTGCAATCATTAATGGAAGTAGTAATAGATATAGGTTTAGATATATTATCTGTACATTGTGAAGTATTATTAGCAATGCAGTTGAGAAATGTTGATGATATATTAGATTTACCACAATGGCAATATCCAGATGAACCTTATAAAATGTTGACATTAAGGCAATCTCTTGATAAACATCCATCGGTTACTATATCTTTAAGTTTTGAGAAAATAGGAAAATTATTATACAACCCATTAACATTCAGAAAGAATAAAGCATCATTTATGGATTTATTCTTCATGGAACAACCTCAAATGTATTTAGCTAATAAAGCAGAGATTCAGAAATCTAAAGCAGATGATTTTGGAATGAAGAAAATGATTTATTTTAAAGAACCAGAAGAATTAAACACTGTAGATATAGATGATTTGGATGATTTAGATATAGTAGAAGAAATATAATAAGAGAAAAAGAGTAGAGGATATACCTCTACTCTTTTATTTTTTTCTTCTTTTATTTTTATAATTCTTTTCTAAATCTAACCATTCATATATAGTTTCTAATTTAGCTTTAACACCTGGATTTTTATTAACCTTTTCCTCTTCTAATAATTTTCTAAGATTTACCATCATGCTTTCAAACATAATATCTATATCTTCAATTACATCTTCTGAAGAGTAATCATCGGTTCCTTTAAGAATTTTAAATTCACCTTCATCTGTTTTTAATATGTCATAGGCTTCCATTAAGTCTAATGGCTGTTCATCGTATGTTAAACCTATTTCAGCAATAACATCTACATATGAATCTAATTGATCATAGTATTTTGATGTCAATTCATGATATATTTCAAAATCATGCCCCTTTATTTTCCAATGTAAGATTTTAAAATTATGACTATAATAAATAAATATAGCCATCATTTTCTTAAAATTCATTATTAATTCCTCCTTTATATTCTATATTATTAATATGTTTATATTTTGAAAAAGTTATTAATAATAATTATATATTATATAAATAGTCGGGGGTGAAGAAATTATGAAAAGAAAGAAAAATGCTGTTATAAGAATTTGTAAAAGAGGTCAAACTGAAAGGAGGTTCAATACAAATATAAATGGAGACTTCTATACTTGTAATAAAACATACAGAGAAAGTCTAAATTTTATTTTATTATGGGAACCTAGTGAAAGATTAAAAATCTGGGTTAACAAATTCTGTAAGGATTATGCTTTAATTTTAAAGCATGAAAATGTTGAAGTAAAATTTAACTACCCGAGAGACTTTGAAGATTTAGCAGCATACATTCTAGACAAGATATCATACAACGGTGCCAACCGAGATGTGATATTAAATTCTAATAATTATAAATTATTAGAGAGATTGTTAGAATTGAATAATTTCTAGTAGTTAAGCAGATTTACGGTATTACGTATCTAGCTTTTAAACATAAGAGGGGAGGAATAAATATGTCAAATTTAGTTTCATCAAAAGCCCTACATATTTTGACAAATTTAATTACATGTTGGAGTGTTTTTATGAATTCCAAAAATATGTCGGGAATC